AGTTGCACCTAGAACCCACATTGAATTGTGAGTGGTATGAAGCCATGTGCAACTCTATCTTATAAGCAAAATACCCGACTTAATTGTCGGGTATTCCTTGCCAATCCTCAGCTAGATTTAAATCAAATTACATTTCTATTCTGGGGATTCCTTCGCCCTGCTCTTCTCGCATAATGGTGAGATACAATACCTTGTCTTTAACGATGAAGCCTATAACGTTGGCATCTTCTTCGGAATCCAAAATCAAAATCTTGTCGTCGTCTAAGTCACTGTTAAAGCCCCTGCATGTGAATTCTCTTTCGATAATACCTGCGCCTGTAGCAAACCCAACCCTTATCATATACATCTTTTACTCCTTATCCTATCTAACTTATAATTTCAACCTCGGCCACACCATTACAGATTAAGCGCGTTATCCTAGGTTGCTTATGTTTGCTATAACCTGCGGGACAGTTATCAGTGGTGTACCTGTGGTCTGCATAAATCCTAGCCCCATGATTAGCCCTGCGGTGGTCGAGGTGAGCGAACCCACAGTACCACTAGGTATTGTTCCTGATGCAACACCAAATCCTGTTGCTGTTGGTGCTTTATTAGATGGAACTATGCTCCAGTAAATTGCGCCTGTTCCTGCACCAATGGCTGTCCAACTTACCTGAACGGTCATTAACATATTATCTGCAACTGCCGTACTAGTGCCTATGGACTGAGTTACCAACGCTGTATCCGTTATGGCACCACCAACCCCAAGGTAAATCCTTATGTTGAACGCAGCTGTACCTGCGGCGTTCTTGGTCATGCCCACCTGCCATGTATATGTTGTGCCAACCCTAATGCCAGAGCCGGGAGTCATAGCCGCAGGGACTTTCAGGTTCGACCCCGCGATGTAATAGTACGTTCCCGCCACCACGGTCTGTGACTGCAAAGTTGTGCTGTTACCATCGTTGCGTGGGGAGCTTGCTATCGGTGTTGTCGCGTCCCCATAACCTGCTGTAAAGGTCGTTTTGATTCCAACGCAACCGGGAGCGATAACGGGATTCAGGTTTGCGTATGCCGTCCCACTTATGTTACATATCTGCGTCATAACGCGAGAGCCTTGAACGAGGCACCACGTCCCGTACAGTGCCAGAACCCCGCCCGACTGTTGTATGAAACCTGTGCTTGTGGTGGAGGATATTATGTCACTCTGCATGGCTCCACCATAGATAGCCAACGCGCCCGCACTCATAGTTATATAAGTATCAGTCCCTCCCCCCGCATTCTCGAATCGACAACCGAGCATGGTCACTCTCGCGGTCTGGTGGGAAATGTTCACCCCCGTCACCGAGTTGTCATCGAAGGCTACCATAGACAACTGAATCTCTCCGGCAGTTACACAAGCCATTCCAGTCGCACAGTTTCCTATAAGACCACCAATTATCATAATGTTTTCGTTCGTCGGGTTTATCCCTGTGGTGCAATACTGAATCTTGCAGTTTATTAACATCTGAGCGTAAGCATAACCGCCCGTTTTCCAATCCATCCCCTTACCGAACAGGTCAACCGAAACGTTCTTACAATATGAACCTGCAATTCCTACCACTGGACCGTCACAACCCCAATAAATACCTATGGTTGCGTTCGACGCTGATGTTCCTAACAATGAGAAGTCTTCAAGCGTTATCCCTCCGTGATTGCCGCTGCCACCTCCAACCGAGATAGCCGTCCCTGTTGACGCGCTGTAATAAAGCCTTGTCCCTGCGTTGCCGTCACCAGAGCCACGCAAGATAACACTGAAACCTACAGTTGCCATAACAATGGGTGTACTGAAAGAATAATTCCCCGGAGCTACCTCAATGACGCCGCCATAGTTCGCCGTGTAAGTTGCCACTAAATATGCATAAGCAGAATTTACCCATGCCCCGAAGTCAGCTCCCGCCCAACCCTGACTGTTGGCTGTGTCTATGTAGACCCTACCCTCGAAGTCTTTTGGTTTCCACGAAGCGGTGTTCATAAGAGTCATAAGGTTGGCTTGAGTCATGTCCGAAGGAGCGGCGGCACCACCAGAGATGTTTCCCTTGACGGTGTTATTCGCCATGTTCGCCATCTTCGCGTTCGTTACGGTACTAGCACCGATAGCTGTAGTTCCTGAACCAGCAGTTGCGGCTACATCTCCAGTTAAAGCTGAACGCTGTATGCCACCACCGCCAGTAAATTCCAGCCCACCACCAATACTTATAACTTCTGGCGCACCAGAACCAGCGGAGTCTCTTCCAAGAACTGAATCTGTTGCCATGTTTGCCATTTTAGCCAACGTAACTGCACTGTTGGCTATTGTAGTTGCTACTGAGTTACCTGTACCAACTCCTGTAACATCTCCAGTAAGTGTTATGTTAACTGAACTTAGTATCACTCCAGCATTGCTGTAAACAGTAACTACACCATCAGCGTACAAAGCAGTTCCATTAGCGGGGATAGTAATAGTTCCAGTTAACTGATTAGCAGCAAGTAATCCTTTGGCAAATATCTTAATTCCAGTAATATCGCCAGCCGTAGCGTTAGCCAAAAAGACTGCCTTAATAAACGTAGGGCCATTAGCTGTAGCTGTGTAAATTGTAGCCGCAGCAGCCGCCAACTGTCCTTGCGCCAAAACCTTGTAAGTTTCTGCACTTGTAGCACTGTTTAATTCCAAACCAAAAATACTGTATGTTACAGACGTTGCTGCACTTGCTACCCCAGCTAATGTTTGACTTGCTTCTAACGTTATCATTTTACTTATTCCCTCCTAAGCCATAAAAAACACGTAAGGCTTGCCAGCCCCACTAGACGAAACGGTATCCCACATCGGGTTGGCGGCATGACCCTGACTCTTTAAATATTGACCAGACGTACCGTGGACAAGCCTGTCCCATGTAGTACCACCATAGTAAAGAACGTCTCCTTGCTCTGGAGTCGCAGGAAGAGCTATGTACTGACTATTCACATGCTCAGACCATGCACCAGACACCTTAACATAAAGCTTCAAAGTATCTGTCTCGAAAAAAACAGCACCGTCTGGTATAGTAGTCGTGGGTTTGGTGTCTCCAGAAGTTCCAGTTATTCTATTCCCAGCGTAATATACTAATGCCATTTATCCACCTCTGCTTAAACTAGCCAACTGAAAATTATGAATTCTACACCAGACTCGTTCATGTACTTCAAAGCTACCGTTCTGCTCGGCGTAACTCCAGATGCAGTGATGTAAAGCGAACCAAAATCTGTCGTTACTGTCCCGGGAGCCGTAGCCGCTTTAAACAACTCTCTTCCTAAAGAATCTACCGAATGAACTAATGTATCGCTTGAATCTTGTATACTATGTTTATAAACACCTAGGGCATCTCCAACCTTCTCATATATGTTCTTGCCACTAACTATCCTGATGCCAGCAATTGTAGTCATTGCTTTCTCCTATACAAACTGACTTGCTATGATTACAGTTATCCCAGCTTCATTTACGAACTTAATTCCAACTTCTTTAGTAGGTGTAGCTCCAGTCGAATACTCATACAACACACCTGTATCAGCACTCGGAGTACTTGGTGCCGTAGCGGCTTTCATTAGTTGCTTTCCAGTGTTATCAACAGAGTAAACTTCTGCGTCACTTGAATTTTGTACAACCCACTTTGTTGTACCTGTGGCACCAAGCTTTTCGTATATATGTTTCGCACTTATTATTCTTACTCCCTGAAGTGTGGATGCTGACGCATAGGCGTAACTGTCACCACCCCATATGTCAGCCCCCGTAAATGTACCAAGCAAAGCTCCACCATCAGTCTGATATACCTTGACCTTGCCGTTGAAAGGAAACTCCAAGGTAGGTACAGCTACAACTACACTTGCCCCGGCAGAAGTAGCGTCTGCCTTTACTACGTCAGCGGCATCCGTAACGTCAACATGATAAAGGTTGGACAGTCCCGTTACCGTTATATTCGCTCCACCTGTAAAACCCTGCAAATAGTCATACTTCAAATGACCAGTTCCTGACAATGTACCAAACATCAACCATGCCGAATTAGTAAAAGCATAACCTGTTTTAGAAGCAGTACCAATGAGAGCCATTGTTGATGAGTTGTAATAAGTAAATACCAACACCTTGCTGGTGTCCTGAAACTCTTGTTCATAAATGTAGTATGTTGCTACTGTTGGTTGCAGGTTATTATAGATGAATGAACCAGCATAAATACCCCAATGGTATGGGTGTTGAACACCAGCAAGCCAAGTCCCCTTGCCCTGCATATAGTCAGCAGGAGCAGTAGGTTGCGTGGCTTTATCTTCAATATGACCCCCAAGTTGCACATATTCATCTCCACCAGTGTGTACTACTTGGGCCTTACTTCGTAGAGTAAGTTTCCCGCCACCAGTGGGCAGAGTAAGTGGACTGGCCGTAACTACGCCTATAGCCAACCCATCAGTTATCATTTCGCCGCCAGAGAAAGAAGGTGAATTTATCTTAGTGAAGAATGCCGATATGTCTCCACTTACAAAATCCTCATGGAATACTTTGCCTGTTGATGTTAGTGTTACTGGCATTTATGTCTCCTGTACTTATACCCAATACATTTCAATTGTGTAACCAGTATCTAAAGTAACTCTTGTGGTTGTAGTTGCTGAGGCGTCATCCCACTTGAGTACCTTCGTAGTATCAATACTAATATCATCAGTAAACTTCTTTGCTCCACCAACTGTTTGGGCAGTTGTCTTATCGACCAGCCCTGCCGTGTCGGGAGTACCTGCAGATATTACGCTTGTGTCAGAAGCATAAAGAACATATCCAGAAGTTATCGCATCTGGGAAGGTCAAAGTGCTCGCCGCAAAGTTCGTGCCATCTGACCTCAGTAATTTGCCAATAGTAGCACTTGCATTAGGATACGTAGGAGTCGAATAAATTATGTTAGTACCATCTGCTATCAAAACCTGACCAGCAGTTCCAGAAGCACTTGGATAAGTTGGGGTAGACTCGCCGTAAGACGTTCCGTTACCAATCAGTACCTTGCCAGAGGAAGCTGTAGTCGCATACAAGCCAAGTCTGGTCTTAACGTCAGTCGAACCCCCCTTGGGAGTTGTGCCAAGCTCTGTCTCAATAGCAGTTATCTCGGCTTGCATATCATTGACATGAGCCGCAAAGACAGTATCGACATGGTCAGTCTTTGTTGTGAATGATTTTATTCCAGCAGGATACGTTGTCATATTATTCCTCCGTTACCTCCAGAATACCAAACATATCTTTTAATACTATGATATCTATCTCTAAACCATCCAGTTCGATATTGAATGCACTCTTCTCGTTAAAGTGCATGTCTGCCGTTGTATCAACTATCTCTCGCAAATATGTAGCCCTCTCTTCTAAGTCCTCTAGCAAAAACGTCAAGGGGTCAACCATCGTTCGCTTTTTCGGCTTAGTAGCTACTGTCATTTTTCCTCCCTTTACAGCAAGAGTCACTACCAATCTTCCATTTCATCAAGCTCATCTACATCCATATTCTTATACTGCCTAAGCTTAGTGTTTACATCCTGCCGTCCAGCATCGCTTATATCTCGTTGCCTGACGGTGGGCTTTGGCATCTCCTTTCTTATTCCCTTATATATCTCTCTCTGTGACATGCCCTTATTCTTGGGCTTCCGCTTTTTAGCTTGCGGTCTCCTTTCGTTCATCATAGGGATTATACCGTGTATCTACCCTCCTGTGTATCCATGTACCGCTGGTCTAGCTGATACGGCGCTCTGTAAGGCCCCTTGCCGGGGTCAGCAGGTTTCATCTGCTTCTTCCTCAGCATCTCTATCATCTCATAAGTCCTGATATCTTCCTTGCTGATATTGGGCTTTACCTTGCTTGAATCTTCTTCGATAGGATAGTTAGGTTCTGGCTGGTATGATTGCCATGAAAGAGGCTGTATGTGCTGAGCCTGTCCCATCAATTCATCCAGTTGCTCGAATATAGGGCCTGTCGCTTCATTGTATTGTTCCATAGACCAATGCTCCGCATCAGACTTCTGATTGATAAGCTTTAGCTGATTGAACAACTCTTGCTGGGCGTCTGAAATCTTCTGCTCCATATCAAAATGCTCGTGTATCTTTTGTTGCTCTTCTGGCGAAGGAGTCACCCCATATTCTGCTATAGCTCTCTGGCTAGTCGCCTTTCGATATCTATGCTCAGTCCAGTCTACCAACTGCTCGACTTCAGGCTTACTGATGTGCATCTCTTCTGCAATCTCATCGAATGATTTCATGCGTTGCAGAAGACTTAGCATCTGCTCCTGTTGCTCCTGAGCCTCTTCGTCTGTCTCGAAATATGCTATCTGTCTTTGACTAGCCAAAGTATCCTCCCTGCTTGCCGCTTTCTCTCTGTTACGGAGCATCTCCCATGCTTTTGGATAACTATCCGCACCAAGGTCAAAACCAAGACCACCAACATCTATGACTTCATCTACAAAGCGCCAAGGAATAATCCCCTTGGCATAGCCATCGAATTCAAAGAAATCCCAGCCCTTGCTTCTTTCCTGTTCTACTATCTCTTCATCAGTCAAAGCTTCGTTTGTTTCAGCATCAAAATTAAGTGGATTCATGCGTTTGATATCAAGCCGTTTCTGGACTTCCTTCTGCACAGGCTCATGTTCGTAAGTATGTCCTCCCGGCTGGTCATAGTCTTCCATATAATCGTGCAACCACTTCTTAGGCATTTCCAGTTTTAACACTACTGGGTGTCCCTCTGCTGGTGGTATCTCGCCCCTGTATCCTTTGTTGTGCCAAAGTTCTTCGTGTGAGTCTTCGCCCTCTTGCTCCAGTAACCAAGCTCTGACCCTGTAACGAATTAGACCCCCTACTTCACCACCACCCTGAGCATAAGCGGATGCCTTAGCAAAATCAGAAGTGAGATAGATTTTCCAGTCAAGCACCTGTCCCACGCCTTGTAAATATTTGCTTCGATATTCTATATCATTCTTATAAATATCCGCTGGGACATCGGCTCTAGTCAGCCCAAATTCCTTAAGCACATCATCAATCTGCTTATCTATCGGGACTGCCCTGATACCCTTGCTCTTCATGTCAGGAATAAAACTCGACCATGTGCCATGGTACATAGTGATGGTGGCTTCCTTCTCTGGAGGAGCCTTCCAGTATTCAACTGCCAATGCTCGTTGACCCCAAAGCTGGCCCATCCCCGGCAGTTGACCCCCAAGGGGCTTCTCGTCCTTAATCAAATCCCACAGGGCGTTAGCCGCCTCATCTTTGGTGGCACAGGCTTTAGGCTCGCCTAACAATTTCCTGTCCCAAGGCAAACCCTCAAGCTCATTACAAATCCAGCCATCTTGAGTCTCTGTGAACTTGCCAATCATATAGTTACCACCTATCAGAACTTGGTCTGACTTGCTAGCGAACTTCTCGAAGATGGCGTTCTCAAGCATAGGATATACGCCCTTCTGACCAGATACCAATTGCCCAAGACTATCAGCCATCATCTCACTGAAAGACTTCTGTGTCAGATGCCCATTTTCTATCTGCTCCCGCAATGACTTATCGAGGTAATACACATATCCATGCCCCCGATAATACTTACCTTTGTCATACGGACGAAGATGTTTCTTGACAGTCTCTTCGTAGTCTTCATAAGACTGCAAATTCCTGTCAGCATTCATAGTCCTTAACTGCCACGCAAAGTTCTCAGCCTCTTTGCTGTTATGCTCAAATGCATGCCAGCACTCATGCCCCATTATGCTTAGCAGTTCTGGCACTGACAGGTCTCTTACGTTATCAGACAAGTAATAATTGTTGATATACATGATGTTCTTGGATGGGCTATACCAAGCCGCTCTCTGCAAGGTCTTGCCACCCTGCCGAAATGGAACATTCTTAATAGCTGTATATATCTGGTTAGGCAACCGCTTCAGAACTTCTTCCTTCAGTCGCTTCAGCTTGTCTCTGCGATAAGCACTCTCTTGTTTCTTCCACTCATGCACCTTTAAATTATACGCATCTCTCTGGTCGGAGATGGTTGGATAGTCACGCGTATTCTTCTCAAAATCCTGCAACCGTGGTGGCTGTGGTCTGCCCCCTATAAACTCAGGAGCAAGCTCTTCAACCGTACGATATTCTTGCATCGGTTCTGGTGGAACTTCTGCTATCACTCTACGAAACTCTGCCCATTCCCCACTGGGTAGCTGAATCTCATGAAGGAACATCTCGTCCCATCTCTTCTTCATAGTCCTTAGCGCATCTTTGCCTTCAGAGGTCAATTCGAAATCATCTTTATCTTTGATATCAAACCATCCAGACATATACCCGCGCTTTAGCGATTCCATCTTGCTGGGATTAATGCCCTGCTTCTTCATAAGATTCTCGATAGCATCAGGGTCGAAATCCATATCCATCATATTCTGCCATGTGACCCCGAAGAATGTTTGTAGATTATCTGCCCAAGTACTAAGCGTGGCATCATAGAACCACATTCCCTTATCTTTATTGTTCTCCCAATTCTCAATGTGTGTATCGGGCTTATCTTGCAGAGAATATTCCAGTATCCCTATCTCGCCTTCAGGTATCTGCCCAAGCGCCTTAACATCTATATGGACGAGAACCGGATTGATAACACCCCCGACTTCTTCTCTAGCCTTAAGCCAGTTCTTGAATACCTGCGCGGCTCCCCACTCATCGTAAGATTGATGTCCTTCCCCCTCTGGCAATGGATACTCATACCAACACTTGACGTACACTCCATCGTCTAGGGTGACCACATCATTCGAAGAACACGGTTCTACCGAATCTCTGGCCTCACCCTCATCTATGAATGGCCCTTTCCAGTTTTCTTCTTTGTCCTTGTCTCGCTTTATCGCATAACCATGCTCCCAAGCATCTGCATCCCATTCTTTAGAATTAAAAAATTCATCTATATAAGGCTTGGGCGCACCTACGCCTTCTTTGGCATACCGAATCAAGTCTTGAATGCCTATCTCGTTAGCAAAAAACCGTCTGGCTATTACCAGCGTGTCGTATATCTGGACTGCATCTTCGTAGTTGTTGGTGAATGATATCAAGTCGCCCTCTCCACCGCCCAGCCCCAATCCTTTTTCTAAGCCAATTTCGTTACGAGTCTTGAGTCCCTCCTCAAGCACCTTGCTCTTATTGGTTGTCACATGATAGAGAATCCTGCCAGCCAGCTTCCTATGAGCTTGTATTCGAGCCACCATCTTGACATCATTCCAATCGATACGGTTCGTCCTGCTGTAGAGCCAATCGACTATCTGTTGAAGCTCTTCGTACCTTGGGTCATGTGGAGTCTCCCCAATACCCGCTTCGTTAGCGGCATCACCAAGCAGATGTTCCAGCATCGGTAGGTCGATGTGCATGGAACTCACAATGTTATCAATATAGATAATCACCCAACTTAGGTTCTCTTCCTTGAGATACTGGTTCAAGAACGCAAGGTATTCTTCATACTGTGGCAGGGCTTGTTCTGCCCTCTTGGCTCTACGAGCCTCTTCTGCGTTCTCGCTATCTTTTCTCCACGATACGGAATCTTCCAGCCAACCTATGAATTCACCATACCACTTGCTCAGGTTCCTAGCCAAGTCATAGACGAATACGGTATCGCCCACATGCCTGTCCAGCCAGTCTGGGTCGAGATGTCCAGCATCCTGCATCTCATAGAATTTCTTGAGACTCTTGATGACACCTTCGGCTGATGCTATCTTGGCTACTTCTTCTCTCACCCAATTGTAGCGATTAGTCCTTGAATACAACCAGTTGATTATGGGAGCCAATTCATCAAGCAACTCATCTGAGTCTGGCATATCGGGGTCTTGCCACCCAGAAGGATAGACTGCATCCATTAGGAGATGGTCAAACATCGGAATGTCCACATGCATAGAATTTGCAATATTATCAATTGCTATGACCATCCAGTTTACTTGGCTACGCCGATAGGCATTCCTTAACAACTCCAAATACTCTTTGTATTTTGAAATGCTATTTATAGCATCGTAAGCAACTCGTTTATCTTCCTTGATTCCAGCCCACTCTGGGTGTTGAGCCTTTTCCAATACATCTACTCGAAGTCTGCAAGCCGCTATCAATTTCTTGATAAATATCTCATACCAATCAGCTAAGCTCTTTGCGAAGTCATAAATAAAAACCGTATCACTTACATGATTATCAAGCCAATCAGAGTCAAGATGCCCATCATCAAGCATCTCATAGAACTTCTTGAATGAATGTATGATGCCAGCCACAGACGATGCTATCTTCCTCTGGCTCAGAACTGCCCCTGAGAGGCTCTGAGAGCCTTCAGGACGCCCGATACCCCCTGAGTACGAGTCAATCCACCTAGAAGCCACCATCCGCTCTGGAGTCCACACTGGCTCCCCATTCCCAGAGCGTTCTTTTATGAAATCCAACATCTGCCAAAGCTCTTTGGTAGTCGTACAGGATATGTAATCGTGGCGGTTGTAATATTCCCCCAGTTCCTTAGACATCCTTTGGTATACATCGTGCCAGACATGAACCATGTTCAGGGCATTATCCAGAGCCACAACCGCATTGGAGATATCATTATCAAAGAGCTTGGGTGGGTTCAACAGGTCATTGATATACTTCTCATAGTCTGGCAGCAGCTTTGGCAGGTCAGGGTTCTTCCAACCCTTATTCCATGTAGTATGCTCAGTAACATCATGTACCACTTGCTGGGCGCAACTCAGCCAGTCACCGAAGTATCCTTCCTTGAACCAACGATTCAAATCTATCAGGGTCGAATCGAGAAGCTTCTCTGTACCGGGGTACACTTGGAGAAGCCCACGCTCTTCCAAATCATAGACACGTTTTATCTTGCGTATCAGGTCAGGCAGAGATACTGCTTCCAAACTAAAACTAGCCAGTTCTCGCTGGCTAGCTTGGGGGTAAGGCATCTTAACCTTTATAAGAGGTGGCGGCTTCTTCTTCCGCTTACGTTTCTTCAAATCCCTAACACCTTTTTTATCTTGTCATGCAAACTGTAAATCGCCTTCTTCAACCTCATAGAGTCCATTCTTTGACCCCATGCATTATTCCTAATCTCCCAATCACTTATATCGCCCAATTGCTCAAGCCTGTCCAGCAAATCCTCATTGACCAGACGATACTTGGATAGCGTCAAGACTCCATTTGCCACGATAGGCAGACAGTCTTTATAATCCTCTGGGATATCCATTCCATTATCTTCCCAACCCTCTTCAGGAACATTGATGAAATATTCATACATAGCAGGTAATGCCCACTCCAACACTACCTCTTCACTGGGAGTTATCCTAGGTATGACTTTGCGCTCTGCTATCTTGCGCTGGTTCATCCTTCTTCCTTTAGCATCTTCTTCCCCTTCTGTTCCATCTCGTCCAGAAGCGTATAGTAATTGGGAAGCTCATTCAGATGAGCCAGAGCTATCTTAGCGGTCAGCACAGGGTCGTCATTGGTGATATTGGTGCCGGAGTTAACCCTGCCATGCTCTAGCTCGACATTGATGCCCATATAGAACTCGTTGGCATCGTACTCGTCGGTCAAGCCCATGCCCTCCAGAACATCTGAGGCTTCTTCTTCGGAGAAGTCTTCCTTAGGCTCTTTATCTTCTGCTATCTTGCGCTGATTCATCTTTATACACTCCCACATCATGATAGCGCCAATCCCGTTCTGCCGCCCCACACTTAATATGAACAATATCTATCTCGACTTCATTTTGGCTAGCCAATGCTTCAACCTCTTTAAACAAATCAAACTCTTCATCAGGCGTTAATTGGTCAAATGGGTTTAATGTCGCAGTCAATGTCCTTAAGAGATAGCCAGCATCATGCGAAGAATCTATAACCCCCGGCATAATCAACCCTGTATTTTTCAAATCGATATAGAGCGCGTTCTGTTGTTCAGTTGTCACAGAACTACGATTTCGGCCCTTGGAATTATTCACACACACAAACTCTACCTGAATAAATTGCTCAGGACATTTCTCCCAACCACTATCAGACTCAACTGCATATTTATCATCAATATATTGAAGTAAATCAGGAGCAATATGTTTTGTGTATCTCGCTATCCTGCGCTGGTTCATTACTCGTTTCTCCCCGCGATAAACCCTGCGACAAATCCCACCAAGAACGCACTAACCACTACTAGGAATACGGTAATAGGTGTTGCCACTAAAACTCCCTCCATGCCTCATAAAGCTTATCTACGTCCTGACCAGTAATCAGTTTCAAATGCTCCCGTATCTTCTCTATCTCCCAGTCCCACCACTTCATTTTCAAGAGCTTCTCGACCTGCTCATCATCAAACCGTCTGCGAATCTCTTCGATAGCATTACCCCTTACTATAGCATACGGCCTTACCTTGCCAGCCACCACACAACAGGCTCCTACTATGGCTCCATCGCCTACGTTAGCACCAGCTAGCAAAGTTGCCTTGTCGCCTATCCAAACATCATTCCCGATAGTCACATTTTTAAGAGATGGCATAGGACTTCGCTCATGCTGGAATGCTTCTATCTCGGGCCAGTCCTCGTTATCAGCAAATGGGTAAGTCGTTATGTCGGTCTGGCGATGGTCAGCCAGAAGAGCAATAGTGACCCCACTTGCTATAGAACAGAACTTGCCAATCGTCAGTTTGCCACATCTCGGCGAACGATAGACCTGTGGCAATCCATACGTCCACTCGCCAATGTCTGCGTCTTCGAATCCATCATAGTCTCTGGTCTGCATCACCCTAGCCACCGAACATCAAGGGGTTCCAAGTGACGCCCCATTTCTCCTCAAATCGTTTCTTGTTAGCCGACCATAACTTCCAGCGGGTTTGTACCTTAAGCTTCTCAAGAGTTTTACTCTCATAATGATAAACAAAGCCCCTGTACGTAATCAGGGGTGGGTGTTCTGCTTGTATTAGTTTCATAATGTAATCATTGTCTTCAAACCAGTATGGGGCATACCCCTCGTCGAAGCCCCCTAGCTCTTCATAGCATTTTCTGGAAATAACAAAACAACAACCGAACAACCTGCCAGAAACAACCATATCGTTGGTCATCATCGCCTGTCGCTCTTCCACAAACTGATACCAACTCTTGTCTGGGTCGAACAGATGCTTGCCCACGAACATAACTGGGCTAACCGCCCAAGCACCCTCGTGCTCCATCGCAGAGATTACGCCTTCCAAACAATCCTTCGACATCAATACATCATTGTTGGTGATGCATATGTAATCGGCAGTGGTCTTGGCTAATGCCTTATTGATTGAAAGCAGATAGCCTATGTTCTCCTCGTTACGTTCCACCACAAACCTATCATCAGCCTCAGCGTTCTTAGTCAGGAATTCCCATGTCTTATCTTTCGAGCAATCATCTATAATGAAATATCTATGCTCTATCTTCGTATATCTCTCGGCACAATCAATGAACTGTTCCGTATAAGGCAACTGCCCATAGACCGCCATGCATATATCGATGTTCACTAGATGTCCTTATTCAATAATAGGAGTTTCCACGTTCGTCACAGCCGTCAACCAAGTATCGTCATCGGCTTTATTCTTATACTGTATCACAGCAAACCTGAGAAAATGCTCTATGAACCCCTTGGATTTACCGCCGGGGAACGTTAGCGTCTTCGTGGCAACCTTAGTGCCATCCTGAATGATATCAAAAGTGACTTTGGCTCCAGTTATCTCGTTGGTATAACTGGTAATAGTATACCCCCATAAAGTAGCCATCATCTCTCCTTATAGTAACGAGAAATCAACCGAATCCATATTCGGAATCGTAACAAACTTCTTGTAATAATATATGCGAGGATTAGTCGCGTCCTCTCTCCATGAGAATATAAACTGATACTGATTCCATGAAGGCACCAATAGCTCATTGGGAACCAAGGCTATCTCCCAATAACCAGTGCTAGTATCAACATACGCTATCCTCGGATGCGCCATGACCTCTTGCCCTGTAACGGTATGCACCGTAGTCGCTGACCATATCTTCACCTGTAATGTAGGATTATAGGTTATTTCCTGAGTGATGTCTCGTATGAACCCATATACAACGCAAACACTAGCGGCTGGCAATGCTGGGTGTGTGAATGGTATACCATGCCCGACAAACACCTGCCCAGTATCAGTAGATATAAATGCCTCTTCAAGGTCGAAATAATAGTCATCGGCATTTCTTACCAAGACATATTCATTCTTGGAGGGAACTATAAGTTCTGTATAACCCTCGACATTTGTATAGCCTGAATCCATCAGGTTACTGAAGTCAGTATCATTCCGATAAAATATCTGTACCTCTACATCTTCCAATGCATTAGGCGTACTACCAGTATCAAAACAATATGCCTTAACCGTAACTTCTTTTTGGATACTCACTTACTCCTCCTGAGAATGCTTTATCTGGTCAGTCAAGTCATCTAAGTCTTTTTGCGTTTTCGCTACCTGCTTATCCAATTTCTTATGTGGCTTGCCATCCCTGTTTATCTCTTTCGATAATTGCTCCAGCCCGACATCAGTCTTCAACAACAACTCCTTGATATAACGATTCCACACATTTGACACCTCCGCTAAAACATACGAATTTTGTTGCGGCAAATAGTATCGTAGAAGACCGAAATGAATATCCTCAGATAATCTTCTTGGTCCATAGGCCAAGCGTCAAAGCCCATGACAATGATGTGGGCAATCTCATGGATAAGAGTCTCAATCTTCTCGGAATAAGGAGCGTCTGCATTGATGTATATGGTATGTTTCTCGTCATCAACTCGCCCATAGCATCCCTCTACTGATATCGCAAGACTGCTCAGTTCCTCTATGTCCATCAGGGGTTCTATCTTGTCACGGTCTATGACTATAATTTCAAGTTCTTTATGCCCCTCTGGGACTTCTTTGACTTTCCATTTGTGAGATAAAATTATGATTTCGGTGTAAGGCAGTGCCTTGGACATTTAATAATCTCCTTCAGCTATCATCCTTTGAGTTATCTTCTTCCCCTCGATAGCTTTAACATAATACAAGCCAAACGAGCTTGTTGAGTGATACCAAGCCTCTGCCTCATAGCCTATCTGGACATCTTGGGGAACCCCAGCCGCCCAAGCTTCGCCCTTGCGAGTTTGGAATCTGCCTTGAGTTACTCCCGGCCCCTCCCACACATATTCATGTTTTTCGATATCAACAAGCGTCACAATACCCATGAACCGATTGTCATAAGCTGAGCGCCTTAGCCCTTCTTCATGCTCTCGCACCTGACCGATACGAACCCGCTTTTTCAGTCAGCCATAGCAATCATCATAAGAACTAGAGTGCTTGATAGCACGATATGCGGCATAAGCACGTTCAGCCGATGCACGACTGTGATACATACATTTTCCTTTTCCAATTCGCCATTTCTTTGTACCGCCATCCATACACGGCCTAACAGGCATCAATCATCACCCCACATACATCGTGACTTCATACCTTGAGCCACCATCTCTAGTTTCTTGCGTGTACCACTGGAAGAACAATGAGCTATTCTTGGCCACTGGCACTTGAATCGTGGCGGCATCTCCTGTATAGATTCCATCTAGACCGTAAGGGTTGCCACCTTCCTCTTCTATAATCTTCCAGACATCACCTATCGGAAGCTCTTGGAAGTAAGTGCCAAGACCTCTGAGCCTCTTATTAATATTCTTGCGTATTTTTCCGTTGAACACAGGGGCGAAGCCACCTTCTTCAATTGAGAGCTTGTTGCGAAACTCTTCTGGTGCGCTTTCATAAGCAATAGGGTCTTGCTCGATAACCTCATACCCACCGAACAACGGTTGCGCTTTCAGTTTAGGCTTAGTCATGCTCTTGTATTTTCTGAGAGCTTCGTCCTGTGTAAAGTTTGTTTTCTGGTCAAGCTCTTTTCGCCTGAGTTCATTGGTGCGCCTATAATGCTCCATGGGAGATAGCTTCTTACGCCTGATGAACCACGCTTTCTTTGTAAACACGCCATTGGCATATTTGCTATTAACCTCTAGTCCGGGCAAGGGACTCTGCCAACCTATCTCTTCCCATGGAAATGGCTTGCCCATGAGCTTGTCTACAACAAGTCCTATCTTCAAATCAGCCTTCGGGTTTTCCATTTTATAGAGGTCTTCTCCGTAATTCTCACAACCCTTCTCAAGCCCATCCAGAATCATATCTTCCATGTGTGGTGTAATATGACCATCCATGAATGCTTCAGAATCTGCAGGAACCAGATGCTCAACAACATAGTTATAAGCATAGACAGGAATCTCTGTCTCTTCTTGGGTCATAGCCGCCTTCGGCATATCCTCGATACTCTCTGGAACTGGCAAGGCCACCACATTCTCCTGAGGACTCATATAGCTCCATTCCTCAGAGCCACAGCGGGGGCAAGCCCATATGGAACTCATGCTTGGAGTAGAGTTGGCAGGGTTGATATCAACCAGTTCACTTTCACCACCACTCCAGCCGCATTCAGCACAAGTTGCCATGTCGGTAAGGTTTAAATCCCTAGCAAATATCTGCCTATAAGATTCCTTAGAAGGCATAGTGTTCTTATTTATTTCATCCATGACTCTTGCCTCTACCTCCTTACGTTCTTCGTCTGATACTGTCATCCCAAGATTGTGACTAGCAGACCCGATGGCCTTATCAACTATTGCTATAATATTAGATTGAGAATTATCCGTTCTCATACCCTTGATAGTCTCTCCAAGCCAGCCACCAGCATCAGCAGACTTCATTATCAATTTATATGTTTGCCTTACCAGCGTATCCAAATCTGCCATGTATTCTCCCGATATTGTTGCAATAAATAAGGTCGCCCAGCTTATGCCAAGCGACCTGTAATATTCAAGCTGGTGGTGTATACTGACGCCTAGCTTGAGCCAGACGCCCCACCAGCCCCCGGACTAAATGGGCTTTCACCCAGTTCTTCCTAGCTAGCCCCCGCAATCTAGAGGAGGGGCTAGCTTACCAAAGGAGGTCTAAAGATGGAGAGCCATGTCGGAACTCTTATCCATCTACCGCCGATATTAAGGACTCAGCGGCTACGTCCTATGCCTACTTGGGTTCTGTCGCCCCTTCTCGAAAACAACAGAACCCTTTTTGCGTGGCCTTCCTCGCCTCACAAGTGCCATCTGCATACCTGCCTCAAGGTCTCAGTAGACCGTTGCTTCCTGAGGCTCTGCCTTGTGAGCAGAGCCTTTGATATAGGCCGTGGGGACCTTTATCGAAATTAGCATACTACATCTTCCCACTCTATGCAAGCTTTTGAGGTCGGAACGCCCCAGCAACCTCCTACCGCCAAAGCTGGGAACACTGTCTTGCATCATTAATGACACCCGCGAAGTATCCCTCGTGGGCGTTGCCACTCAGACAGGCCCGACTACTTACTATCCTTTATCCGCAAGTTTTCTATCATAGTCTCAATCTCAGCCCGATTACTATGAGGACAGACTACAGATTTGCCTTGAGGTTTCTTGCCCAGCCTCATCAGTTCGGTGATAATTGGGTCAGCGTATTCTTCAAACAACCAGTTAATTTCATCCTGCGGGATGTCCTCTATCTTCAAAGGCTCACAAACCCATGAAATATAATTGGTCTTGTTACAACTCCGACACACAAAGTCAATCGACCCGCAAGTAGGCGCATACCAGACCTCGTCTGGATACTGCTCCCCACAATATGCACAGTTCAAGCCTTCGAGAGTAAAACGGTCACCCATCACTCATCACTCCACGCGATGTATATGACTCTGCCAAGTTCCTCGAAAAGTTTGTTCATCTCATCTCGATACTCTACCCATGCATTATGGGCTTCAACAATACGCTCTTCCAACGGGAACCGAACAGTACGCCCGTCGAAGATGAATCCATGCATCTCCAGTAGCCTTTGCATCTGCTTCTCATTCATCTCTTCCCACCCTCTCTCCGAAAGACTTCGTAGCCAACAACTCTTTGTACCACTCCGGTAGCCCAGCAACCGCCTTGCGCTTAAGGTCTCCACCAAACTCTTTCCAGAGAAATGCAAGTATCTCGTCCTTACACTCTCCCTCTATATCCAAGTGGACTTCTTTAAGTAGCCGCCCTATGTCTCTCGGCGCAGACTCAAGCTCACCCTTGTCTGCAAGATGCTGAACAGCTTTCTGCCAACGAGCTTCAGACCTGTACTGCTCACAGAAAACTTCCCATCTGCCTTTGGACTTATTCTCGCGGTTCCAGTCCTTCTCGTGCTTCTCCTTATACTTCTCGGACACGAATTTACCCATCATCAGCGGAATAGGCTGACCGCCCAACAGGAATGGTCTGGCGTAGTTCTTGCAAACCACACCCTCTACTTTATTGCCGCCCAGAAAGCTGTCGGTCTCAAGCAGTTCTACCAACTGCTCTATGGACTCGACCATGCCATAGTAAAGCATTGGCGCTACATCTATCTCTAGAAGCCTAGCATAGTCCTTAAGCTCATCATGAACGCTCACAAACTTCATAGAAGTATCTGACACCCCAAACAATACCAAGTTATTCTCTGGCACACGCTCATAGGCAAGGACATTGTGCCTTGAGGCCCGAAGATACTCAGCGTGGAATACCGTGTTATCAGGTATCCTGTCCTCTATCGACAATATATAATCGATAGCCTTATCGAACATCTTCTCTGGAAACTCTATGAATATCTCCTTGCCCTTGCTCCGCATACACAACTCTCCATCCAACCTGCCGAAATTAAACTGGCTGTTGTGAACGAGAATGTTATTAACCAAGTAATTATGATTGCCTTCAACGCTAATGTCATATTTAGTTTTGTTGTGGGGCGTAAACGATTCTATTGAAAGAATCTCCCGGGGTTCAACAGGATTACCAGCCAGTTCTCTATGCAACACTCTTTCACCAACAGATATATCGTCAGCCTTGACCCAACCTCTCCCGTCAATTTTTATATGGTGATTTGGGGTACAACGCAAGGCGTAACTTTGACCATGATAGCCCTTGACACTTATCTTCATCCAGTCCTTGGTTGTCCCATTTTTATGCCACCCGTTAATTGAGCAGACCTCCACTAGACCTGTCTCTTCATTAAAAGACAATACGTCCAAGAGCATTCGATTGTTAACAATCTTGCCAATCTTCTCCTTGGAACCATCAGCCAAAATCACCAAACTCTCATAATCAAAACAACCATCCACCTTCTCCGTAATTTCGACTGGCTCATTGAAGAGGTCTCGTATGTAGTCCTGCCCTATAGCGAATATCTTAGGGAATGCCCTAAGCCCCATAGCCCTACTCCTTTCCTCTCATCCATTCTGCTCGTCTTCTCCCTTGGAAGTAATACACTTCGTGCCAACGAGGCTCACCAGATGAACCGTGTCATCCTTCATAACTATTCTCATGACAGATTCACCTTGTATCAGGTGTGCATCCTCACAGTCCTTGAACGTACCTCTCATGCCGTCCCAGTATATAACATTAACATCCATTTCCTACTCCTTTCTCCTTGCCTATTATTTCGACCTGTGATGGTCATCTCCCTCTGCTTCTGCTATTTCTCGTTGAGTTTTCTTGCTCGGCTTATCACCTATCCAGACTATTTCATCTTCCTCTTCTTCATCGAACGGCCCTCTGGCACATGGCAGGTTCGCTGGTGTGGCAGGATATGTTTCTATCCATCCTTGTTTCTTCATGCGCTAACCCTCTTGCCTTCGTATATCATATCACAATCGCAGAAAACGCACTTCTGCTTCTTGTTCTTGTGCCAAGGATAAGCCAGTAGACCTATATGGCACTCTGGGCAATCGAACACATGGGTCTGGTACTTAATAAGAAAATCTTCCCACATGAAACATAGGCGGGTCAATCTCGAAACTATAATCTCTCCGTTTTCGGTCTGGCCTATTTCCTTATAATACATCTATAACACCTTGACCAGAATCACGACCAGAACGCCCGATAACAATGTGATAGCACCACCCATAATCCATATGGCTCCCCTGTAGAAATTTATGGTGCTTTCCAAGTCAGCAATGCGCCTCACAAACCCTTCGGGTGAGAACAACAGCCTATCATATTCTTCAAATTTCTGCCTATACGGACAAAGCTCCCCTCTATGCACTGGGCTATCAATAACTTGCGCCTTAGTATCCAAGTCATTCGCAAACTTCTCAAGCTTTATCAGTCTATCGTTTATGCTCTTCAATTGCTCAGCCAGTGTAGCCGTTGTCAGAGCCAACTGCTCTGCCGCCGAAGTCAGCTTATCCAGTGTTGGTTTATATTCCTCAAACCCCATGCGCCTGACTCTCCTTCAAAATCAAAGTAACCTCTTCCATAGCAGATTGCGCTTGGTCATATGCATCCCCAAGCTTGGCGAATACTTCGATAAGTATCTTCTGGAACTCTTTTTCTTTGGCTACTTCTGCTGTCGCCGCTACGACATCAATAAGTTCCTTGGGACTGGTCGTCTTGGGGAGAAACTTATCAACACCAATGTTAATTGCTTTTAAGAGGATATCTTTTTCGGTGTTATTGGATACAACTATTATACCTATATCAGGGCGTTGCGCTTTTGCTTTTTGGGCAAACTCCAGCCCTGCCGCCCTATCAGGAGATTCGTCTGGAAAGGCAAGGTCTAGGATGACAACGTCAAAGCGTTCATCCCTTATCTGTTTTTCTGCCTCAGACAGGGTGGTACAGACATATGTAACACAACCCGCATCATGCAGAATCTCCTCTAACAAGAAATCAAAATCATTATCGTCGTCTATAATCAGAACATCATCATCTATCCTAATTTTCGTGTCCATTCTCTTTCACTTCCTCTAAAATAGCATTAGCCCTGTCCATGTTTCTCTGTAACCTGTGAAACAATCCATTAGATGCAAGGATATCGTGTTCCAGTTGAACGGCTCTGGTAATATCCTCGCCCGTACTAATCGTCGCAATAATCTTGCCATCCCTGTCCCTTATCAGACTGTTATACCAAGACATAGATATTTGTTTACCATTGCAATTCAATATCGTATTCTCGTAAGCAGAACTGGTCGCATCTGACACGCCAGAAATAAGCCTTTGGAATTCCAGCTTCACGCACTCTCTCTCATCTTCAGGGACAAAACAATTAAACCAGTTATGACCGATAATATCTTCCCTAGAACATTCCAGTATTGCAAGCCCCTTATTGTTAATATCTATTACCGTTTCATCGTGCTGGATTACTATCATAAAAACTGGAGCCATATAAAAATATGAATGAGCCATCGAATAGCCATTGCCGAAAACTTCTTTCTGCATCAACTGATAAGACATATCTCTGAATATGCCCCACATCCCTATAGGATTTCCATCGTCATCTTTTATCAACCACACTCGAAGGTTAACTGGGAATATAGTGCCATCCTTGCGTATATATGCTTTCTCGTAAGGGTCTGCATGCCCTTTTGTCATTATCTGTTCTCTTACAATCTTCTCTTCAAAACTATGCCATTGCTCTGGAGTTAGGTCTTGATAGGTCAACTTTTTCAACTCGTCCAGAGAATAGCCCACCATTGTTTGATACGCCCTATTGGCGTCCATGATATGCCCCTCCATATCAGTCAATAGAATCCCATCTAAACTGGTTTCAAACATATGCTGGTATCTTGTGTCCATCACTCCTCCAAAACAATAATTCTAAGTCCATCCATGACCCCTAATATTTGCTTCTCACATCTCTGCTCTCCGTTATCAAGCTCGTTCGTTCTCTGCCATCCTATACAATACATAATGTCATCGCTCAACTGCCCCGCACCGAATGATACCACCTGTGTGTGACGTCTGAAGAAGATAAGTCTTCGAGGGGCTTCGTTCTCGTCATCAGGAGTAAGCGCCAGTTGGGCGTTGTTGATTGTGAACACCCCTGAATTCAAATCCACCCCAACTATATTAGGCCCATCTGTGATGCAAAACCCTGCTATCCTGTTCTGGTCGATATCCCCAAAAGATACCTCTTCATCTTCCCAGTACTGAGTCAATGCTTGCCCATCACTATAAATAGCCACCCAGTTGTACTCACACTCATCTGTCCTTAACCAATCGCCTTCCATTACCTGTGCCTGTGCTACCTCAGTCATAATTCCTCCTTGTCTATTTCCACTAAAAAAGCCTCTTTCTCAGAGGCTTACGAAAACCGACTTGTCTTTATCTAATACTTAATCCTGCCATGCATTTTCAAGAGCATCCAAAGCGGCACCCACTGCAACGGCAGAAGAAACATCATCCATAAGATTTTTGTCCATTAATTCATCCAACAAGCCGTAAACAGAATCCATAAGCCTAGAAACCTTTGCTTCATACATATCTAAATCGGAGTCATCAGAGCCAAGAACCTCCCTCACTGCCTTCGCTACGACCTGCTCAATCCTCTCTTCATCCATTTTCTTCCTCCTATGATTAGACCCCTCGCCGGGAATTCTGGTAAGCTATTTCCTTGTCCAGAGCCTTCAAATACTTCTCGACCATATCTGTCAGGCGACTGGTATTCATGTCCATATCAGACTGGAAATACCACCCAAGGAACTCCTCGTTCTCTGTTCGCCAGTCTGCCAGCAAATCATAAACATCCTCCAAGCCCGACATGGCTTGCTCCAGCGAAGCAACTAGATTCCCAGTGTCTTCCCAATTGATGTCTCCCAGCACTTCCTTGACCACTTTTGATACTACTGCTTCAAGCCTTTCTTCATCCATGTTATTCTCCTTGACTTAAGTCGCTCTGAACGTTCTCGCATATCTCCTGACACAAATCCCACAGGGCATCTTCTACTGACGCTGTGCGACACTCCAATGGTATAACCTGAACAGTCGCCTCGAACACATCGTATACGAAATCATCGAGCGACCCCATGTCTTCATACAAAGTCAGAGCATAGTTCTCGGTATCGCTAGCGAGGCGTTCGATATCAATCGCGTCTTCGTCTATCTTGAACTGCGCTACGAGTCTTTGAGATGGCTTGAGTTGCATTACATCCCTCCTAGAACGATGGGGGTAATTCTTTGCCTAGTCTATCCAAGACCTTCCCTGCCAAGTTCAGAGCAGAACCGGCATCATCGCCCTGATTCATCATTGTCCTCAAAATATTGAGAGCCGCTACCACATTCGAATCCAGCCTTAATGCGTCACTAACAGCAATAGCCGCTTCCCTGCACCACTTGCTGGTATACGCATCATCCATATCAAACTCGAAATGATTGACATAATCAGCCAGTTTCTCCATATCAATAATATATCCAATTACAGTATCGCCCCTTTCTGCCAATACTTCTTTCACTACTTTTGATATCACTTCTTCAAGCCGTTGTTCATCCATTACCATTCCTCCTCTAATCCGATTTCTTTTAACAGGTCGGGAACCGAAGTCATCTGGTCTGGGTCTTCTGCCCATACACGCAGATGCGGAATTATATATGCATCCATCCTTGCCGCAGTATTTGAAGAGCCTACATACTCTGCCGATTCAAACTGTGACTTCACAGCCTCTGCTAGTTCTATAGCCTCATAAATTTTTTCCTCAAGCTCTTTGATGGCACCAGCCAGTTCTTCTACTTCAGTGTCTCGATTTTCTCTTTCCTCTTCACCAAGTTCGTCATCTTCGTCATCAAACTCGTCGTCTGCAATATGCTCAATATGCATAGCACTCTTCACAACTCGTTCCACCATGTCCTCAAGCTCTTCTATTTCATAGCAATCAAAATCTGACATCCTAATCCCTCCTACATAAAACCGATATCCTGTTCGACTGTAATAGGCTCGTCCTTAGGGCTAAGCAATTGCTGAAGTTTCTCAGGCGGTGCCAAATCAAGTGGTTCCGTATTTACAAAATCCATCAACTGCAAGGCATCCAGCATTACCTTGGTGGTACGTTTCCTACCACCCTCGTCCCATTCTACTATGGCAAAATTGGGAGTAATCTCTATCACCGTTATCCTCTGACCCTTGGATACTCGCACTGGAAACCCATTGGGGTATCTGACGGTAGCGGTGTCGCCCTCTTCTAGTTCCCTGAATGCCAGCTTAGCTACGTGTTGTACTACTTTATTAAGGTCTTCAATATAATTGTCCACTGCAGATAACAGGTCGGCTTGGACATCTCCATTCTCTAACAGTTCCTCTGGAAGACCATCGTATTTCTTAAGCAACCGAATGATATCAAATGGGATAGTGGGAAAAAATGCCGTAGCGGGGATTCCCTTGAGCTTGTTATAGGTGAACATCAATGCTGGCTTTACCCTGCCCATTTCTACATCCCCACCTATCAATGCTTTCAACAACGTATCCTTAATCTCTCTCAAGGCATAAGTTGAATCTATCAATGCTGGATAGTATTCGTCTATGGAATGCTGGGGCGGGGGCAACGCTTTGGGCTTCGACTCCTCTATTGCTTCTGCTATGACTTCTTTCAGCGAATAATACCGCATTGCTGTCCCCCCTAGGGCTGCCTTTTATATCAGCCCTAATTCAACTAACCAAGATGGATATCCATGAGGACAGGCCGTGCAGTCTGGTTCCACGCGACACCCATCTGTGGCTTTGGCTACACCATCGTACATCCATTTCTCCATCGTCTTGATGCTGGGCTGTTTGGTCTTGGGAGTCTTCTTCTGCCGATGCTCTCTCAAAAATTCCCCTGCTTCCTCTGGAGAGATATCCGCAAGAACTTCCTTGACCACCTTACTGATTATCTTCGCAAGCCTATCTTCATCCATGGTGACTTCCCCCTCGTTATAGTCATACAACTTATCATCAACCCAGTATCTAGGGTCGCTATAGTCTAGCCCTGACTTCAACCCGCCCTCATATTGCTTGCTACATTCCAACAGAGCCTTCTTCAATTGATGAACCTGCTGTTCTAAATCCGTTATCTTATTGATATAAGCAGTGCATTGGTCTTTGTGATACATCTTCATCTCGTCCATCTTATGAAGAACTTCTCCAACAGAAGGGTCTTTGCTTAGTGGGGGCAGACCACCTGATTTCTCTTCCATTACTCTCTCCAGTCTATATTCTTTCTCTCTTCAGTCTTTCTGGTTTTTATGAGAAAGACTTCTAGGGCATCATAGACAGCAGTCAATCTTTCTTTTATCTCCATGGATTCAGCGATGCCAGCTTCCCCAGAAATCTTCTCCAGCTCATCCTCGGCTTCACCTATCAGATTAAGAGCTTTGTGGGTAGCCACATCATCTTCCTCGCTCCAGTCTGAAGGATAGGCTCCCTCTTCGGTATCCCAAGCCAAAACCTCTTTCACCACTTTTGATATCACTTCTTCAAGTCTTTGCTCATCCATGTTATTCCTCCGGCTTCACAGGTCGCCGTCTCTCTTGCATCCTCTTGCTCTGCTCTTCGAGGAACCATTCGTAATTATCCTTTGAGGCTCTCGCCCTGAATCGGAGATTGTTAACAGCATCCTCAACCTTTGGCTTGAAGTCCTTGACGGTACGAGATACATCCTGAAGGTTGCCTATGACAGAATACCTGTAACTCATATACTCCCACTGTACCGTATTGGAATTGTTATGAAGATTCTCTTCAATGGTATCAGCTAGCTCAGCGACACTTTCTAGCTGAGTCACAAGAGCCTCTAGCTCATCGGTTACATCAGCAACCCTGCCTATCATGCCACCCATATCATCTCTAGCATCATACTTGAGTGCCATCTTCTTACCACCCAGTACTTCTGCGACTGCTTCTCGGACTATCCTTTCAATATCATCCATGGCTCTCCCCTTAGTGCTTGTGGTGATGACGTCTCATGTGTTGCCTATCGGCTCTCGCTTTCGCCCTGCGCGAAGCCCTGTTAGGCTCTGTGTTATTAACTTTCTCCTTGGGGAACTTCACCCATACGGAGCGCCCCTTATGAACTATAATTTTGCCCAGAGGATTATCGTTATCTGGCGGTGGAACCATTAACAAATTGGCATCGTATCCAAATTCTTTTCCTGATTCTGCATCTTGCATTGTGTTCTCCCTAGTGTGAAATAAAGGCAACGTGCCTAGCACCATATCTCGTCAGGCGCTCGTTTCTGGGTAACCAGCAGAACAGACAAAGCTCTACACCCTTTGGCCCCATCCCTTCTCCGCATCCTCCTGTCTCTTTATACGGACACATGAAAACTTCACTCGGCTTTATCCGGTCTCTCTTACCCAGCCCCTGATTCAATACATTGAGAGTCTGTTGAAGAGTGGCTCCTCCTTTGGGAATTATCAATGCCAATCCATCTACGTTAGGATTCTTGAGGAAAGACCTTATCTTTTCATTCGTACTGCCTTCATAATAAGTAGATTCTTCTTTCCAATTGACCTTGTCTTTCTTAGGCTCCATTTTTGGTAAACCAGTCGCCTTGTCATACACTATCTCATTTTGGTGATTGGGATTTTTGTTTCTCACAGGTTGCATTATCACTTCGCCAGTTTCTGGGTCTATGGATTCTGCTTCGTCATAGAAATTAGTAGGCAATTCATAATTAGGGTCAATGCTTCCGTTGAATACCATGTTCTCTGGTTTATCCCTCATGTTCTCCAACAGCTTGTATACCTTGGTGAAAGCCATGAACCTGACCTGTGGGCATCCCCTTGCTACATCCATCCATTTATAGAAATAGTCCTTATCATAGAAGTCTCCAGACTCATGTATCCTAATGATATCGACGCCATCTTTGTAAGCTTGCCTTATGCCAGTAATCATCAGGCTTGTGAAATTGGAGTCAAGAGATGTATAGTATCTATCCATCCTGTAAGGAAGAGATTGGTTATACATCCCCTCTGGCTTTCTGGCATAACAAAATTCATGACAAAACTCAGTTGATTCTGGACAAGTCTTCCAGCATGGAAGACACCACACCCCTATCCTCGCGTCTAACTTACGGTTACCATATTTCAATAAATCTTTTGAGGCCACAAGTACTCTCCCGCAAGGGCTTAGCATCTTATCCCCTGTGAACTTATCACTTCCCTTGGCAGGGTCATATTTATCCCTCTTCTGGGTGCGAGGCTTCTTCCCCCTATCAGTAGTTTGCTGTAAGTAAAGCCCCCTTTGCTCGTCTTTCTTTACTTTGAATTTCGATTCTAAGGTCATCCCAAGGCTAGACATATCGATATCATCTATGACCATAAACCCATTTTGCTTCGCTACTCCTATGAAGTCACCAACTGAGTGGATAGCTCTATGGACTATGTTCTTAAGCTTATCCCATAGTCCAGCCTCTCTTATAATTTCATCAGCAATATGGGAAGCTATGACTTCAATGTTATCGCTTATAACCTTAGCTATAACATCATCTATCCAGTCATCCAATTGACTATCTCCTATTTCTTCTCTTCCTTCTTTTCCTTTACGGTCTCCTTCGCTTTCTCGGCAGAAGGAGTGGCACTCTTGCCCATCTTGTCTACTACCTCGTCATGCACCCAGTCGAGAATATCGTCTGCATACTCACGCACGACATCATAGACCAGAGCCTCGTCGCCCTTCTCTTCCTTCGCCCATCGTGCGACATCGGTCATGAAGGATTGAATGTCTCCAAACACATATCCACTGTCTTGGTCAACTGGCATAGAATCCCCTACATCCAGCGTCTCTGGGAGCGTAGCTGGCTCCTCAGGGGCTTCTGGAGCCATCGGAGCCTCTGCCCCTATGTCCATGTCACCCTCGTCGCCCTTACCGGCAGGTGGGACGGGAGGGCCTTCAGGCTCAGCCGCTTCCTTCTCAATCTCCTGCTTAACCAACCTCGCTATTAACTTTACAAGCTCTTCGTCTTTCATGCTGTTCTCCTTTATGTAAGCTGATTTTTCTATAGGCCAGTAATTTCCACCTGATTCTTTCATATCTTTTTCTGGAACAGTTTGCATAAATCTTTTTACTACGACTGGATTATTGTCAGCACACGTTAACATATCTTCATCTTTAAACATTATGCAAACTCCATTACTGGAATTGCCTTTACTAGAAGTTAAGTAAGCCATCATTGTAGGTACGTAAGGAACAAGTTCGTCACCTTCTGGATGATAACCCCCAAAATCCAAATTTTTCTTTTTGTAAGTTGTTAGAATTCTCTTTATCTTTACTGAAGTAGGAGCGTACCAAACCCACGCACCTCTTCCAGTAATATGGTCATACTCTACTCCTGTATAAACCCAAGGTGTGCTGGGGTCAGTTAACATCTCTTGCTCTGCCAATTCCAACTTATTCAACCATGCTTGCCTTATGTCGCTATGTTCGTATTGCTTATCTCTATCAATAGGCCCAAACCTCTCTTCGTCCATCCTATCCATGTACGCATCTTCAGATTCATCTTCACGCATACCATCTGCCAGCACCTCCTTGACCACCTTTGCTACTACCTGTGCAATCCTCTCTTCATCCATGATTCTCTCCTTTATCTTGCTAGCTTTATCATGCGAGAACTCACTCCCGCAGTCCTGACAGCGGAACCATTCCTTAGCTCCAAGAGTACCCAGCGGGACTCCTATGCCTGAGCAATACGGGCAACTGGGATTCTCCAGCGGTTCATCTAACTCATCATAATCTTCCATTCTATTTCCCCCTCTTCAGCCAACTGAACCAGCCCTTCTTTACCTTGCCCTTACGGCAATAGTTGCTCGTCCTCAGTTTGAATTGCTTATAGATTGCACAGTTCTTGCATATGCAATGCGAAGGTGTCGGTGTCGGCGTAGGTGTTGGAGTCGGTGTAGGTGTAGGTGTGGGTGTCGGAGTTGGCGTAGGTGTAGGTGTAGGAGTAGGAGTAGGAACTGGAATCGGCACTGGCTGCACAGCAGCCCATGCTTCTCCCGGCGATTCGATACCATTTAACAGCTTCTGGAAATCAGAGATGAGGATTTTGAACTTGCCCTGCAAGCCCCAAGTCGTTCCCCATGAATTAACAGCGTCCAGATACATACTATCCTCACCGTTCTGGAACCAGCAGTGACCCCCCTGAACCGAACCAGTCGGCTTGATAACGCCATTCACTGGGTCAAACATATCGCTAGTCCACTCGGTTCCCACGAGAACAGATCCATGTTTTTGAAGCCAGTCCACGATTTCTGTCATGGTATTCAGCTTGGCGTAGCCACTTATCCAGCCCTTGTCTTTTGCTACCTTCAATCCGTCTCTCACATAAGCCCCATCTTCGGCTCCCGGCTCTCCCTCCAGTATTTTGATATCAAGATAAAAGCCATGGCACTGTTCCCCGGAGAGATGCGGGTCGATGTGATTCTCATCATCACAATTCAGCATACCTCCAGTGCCATATGCCACACACTCATTCGTGCTTCCTTGGTCAAGGATTTCGGTATCCGACCAGATAACTGGGACGGCTATCCCCTCGTCTATCATCGATTCTAATTGCTTGACGGTATAGTCCCTTGGGTCATCGACAAGGGGCTTTCTGCCTAGACCGAACTGCTTATCCCCACTCATTTTTTTACTCCTTTAAATCCCTTATAACCCATCTCAACTTCACCCTTGTCTTCATCCTTGTCTCCACCCTCATCTGCTTTAGCCCATTCTCTTTCCTGCTCTGGCCCTTGCCCCGGCCCTTGACTAGTAAGCATCTTTATAGTTACCAGACGTCTCCTTAATATCTGCAAACGAGCCTTAACATGGGCATCGGGGTTAGATGTCATAGTCGTATAAACATCAATAACCCTTATCAGGTCACTAGCCATATCATCATTAAGCATCAACGGCCTATGATTGCCTAGTTCATATTCCTCGAATGCTTCTTCCTCTGCGCCTTCTGGGGGTTTCTCTTCGGCGAACTCGTCTTTGACCTTATGCAATGAACGCCGACCCTCATAAGGGAACCGTCTCTCTATCTCATCGATGTCACCAAAATAAGTACTCACCCCAAGAGCCTCTTCTAGAGCCGACCTGACCTTAAGTCTGAGGGCTTCGCGGTCTTCATCATCAACGTCACGCACTTCCATGTTGCTCTCCTGTTCTATGCCTTCGATTTTACGCTGGTTCATGCCCACTCACATATCCAATCCATGGGCAAGAACCTCTTGAATGAACATTCCCAAGAGGCGTCACAATCCTCACAGCCCATATCTAATATGCAAAGAAAGCTACAAAATTCATTCATTAGTATCATCTCTAGAGTTATCGTGGTCACCGCCTACTTTTGTTATCTCATGGAAAAGTATTGCCTTATCAATCATTTCTTTGGTAGTAGAGCCAGCCTTATCTTTCGGCCTTAACATTTCAAGAACAGAATTAATCTCTGCCAGTTTACTCAGCATGGCGCTTGCCACCATCTCTTGGATATCCCTTTGCTCTTCATCGAAGTAATCCATAGTATCTCCAGCCGCCTCGTGATAACGGTCTGTTATTTCCCCAGCTACCTGACCGATAAGCCAATTGATATCAGACTTTCTGAGTTGCGTATATAACTCAGTTAGCAGGGGAGCTATCTCTCTTTTAATCGCCTTCCTGAATGCCTCATAAGCCTTAGGGTCACGATAGAACCTCTCCAGAGGACTTTCGAATTTACCCTGAGGCAGGGCGTCTATAAACTTTCGTGCCTGTAGTTCACAGGAGTCCAACACATCGAAGATATAGGCTCTGCCTACGCTGACGTTGGCTTCGTTCCTGCCAAGGCTATAGGGGCCGTTAGAAGGCTCCAGATGCAATCTATTCCTATATTCTTGTAGTTCTTCAGTAAGAGCCGACAGAACCTCTAGCGTGGCTTCCCTGATTATCCTGACTAGTTCTGGCCCCTTTATAGAAGCCTCTATCGCTGTCGGGTCATATTCCCAGAATGGGCAATCCATACCAGACCCCTCTCCCACTGGCTCGTCTGCTGGAGTCCTCGTTAGGTCTTCTGGCTCCGCATAGGTCAAATCCATGAAGTCCTTATCAGCCTCAAGCTCTGTACCAATTTCATCCCACGCTTGGTCATATTTAAGCTCATCTTGGTCGGTCTGCCCGGGATTGGCGACGATATCATTTACTTGAGGCCCGAACTTCTTGACCAGCTTTTTCTTCTTGCCATCCGACCATATAGCAAAAATGGCTTCCGCTTTCTCCCTGCGTTTCGGATTAGTGCAAAGCTCTTCCTCCTGATACGGGTCATACATAGAACTTGGGTTCATCCACTCAGCCACTTCGTGCCATCTACAATTCATACATCCTATATCTTCATCCATGATTGCCCCCTACGGTTTCTCTACTGTTCGCTCAACATCAGATAGCCAGTCAAGTATTGGCCTCATACCTTCGCCATCAATGCTCCAAGCAGGTTCGCCACCATGCAGATTCAAACCCCCCTGCCCTAATCTATTAGAATCTTCAAGCAATGTCTCAATATAATAGGCAGAGACAAACTGGCTTGTATCCAGTGAATAGAACTCCGCAATCGGCATCGTCAGGAACTTCTTGTGGCTCTCACTTTCTTTGTCTACTATTCCTGTGTCATTAGTGTAGACGATGTTGACGAGCCACTTACCCACACACCCATCGTCATTAGGGGTTTCAAAGACCTTGGAAATACCCGTCTCGGTAAAATAGTCACCAGCGCGAGGGTCTTCGCTACGCATATTAATCCCCAACACCTCTCTCAGTACCTTTGATATTATTTCTTCAAGCCTATCTTCGTCCATGGCTATCTCCCTTTTTCTTGCGCCTCTTTCTGGTCTTGGGGTTCTCTTCATCTAGCTTGACTTTGCCATTCTGCCCTAATGGACTTGGAATCAAATTGAATAGCAATCCTATGATTACTGGCATCAGATATTTATCAACTTTCTCAAAGCCCTGAATAGCTCCTATCGTCAACAGGAATATAGCAATTAACCCCAAGATTATTGGGGTTAAAGCATAAGGATTTTTCTTGAGTTGTAGTATGAATCTTTCCATATCACTTCTTTTTCTTAGTCGGTTTCTTAGCTGGTTTCTTCGCTGGCTCCTTACACACAGCCTCAACAATCTTATCCAGTTCGTCAGCCATCATATCCAGCTTGTTAGACTCAATGCTTGCAAGCATAATATCCAGCTTCTCAACTATCTTCAAAGCCCTTTCGTCATTGGCATAATCACGCTCGGCTTTCTTCTTATCACGCTCTTCCTGCCTGTTCTGGGATAAGAGTAAAAATGATTGCATGAGTAGGACAAATACCCCCAATACCAAGTTCAATAAAATGAAAGGATACTTATCAAACGCAATTCCTTTAGAGCTTACCAAGTGAAGTAACAGGGCGTTCCAGCCAACATACAAAACTATGAATACGCTGATGCCTATAATATATGCCCATGAACCTGCAAACTTTGCTACTGCATCTGCGGCTTTCTGCCCGATAGTTAATTCTTCTTTTTGTTCTTCATGCCAAGTCTTTCCGTTCTGTACACTCATATTGTTTCTCCCCTATCAAGGCGGTGGGGCTGGCGGTGTCCAAGTATCTGGGTCTACCGTGTCCATGACAGTAAAATCTGCTGGGATGCTCTCATCAGATTCCATGAACGACTCTAGGAACTTCCCCAACTGAACCCATTTCTCTTCATCTGGCTTAAAAGCCATATACTTCCCGCCTATGGCTTCAAGACCGCTCCACAGGACATACGCTAATTTCGGGTATGACATAACATCCTCCTATATCTTATTCGGGGGGTTATTCCCCATTGTCTGGGTCTACAATATCATTCACTGTAAAATTGCTGGGGAGGTTCCCATCCGAATCCATAAACGACTCCAGCAATTCTCCAAGAACTACCCACTTGGTTTCATCTGGATTGAAAACCATGTATTTACCACTTACCACCCCAGTGCCAGACCACGTTACATTCGCTACTTTGGGGTATGCAACCCCACCTTCAGAAGAATACCAACTAACTTCTAACGTGTGGTTTGCAACAACGTTGTGCATAGTGTAAATAGTTACACCGTAATAATTATAAACTCCGTCAACCAAAATTCTGGTAGAATGGCCTTCATCTGGACTGCAAGTTACAGTCAAATCACTATTATAATTTACACTGACATGCCCCAAAGGACTTACGGTGCCATGTAAAATACCACTTTCAAAAATATAAACATCAAACAATTGGGCAATATTTGCCCTAGCGGCCAACAAATAATTGAAAGTACTTTGAATATTTGACTGAGAATCCAAAATGGCGACTTCAGTATTTTTAACGTTTGCCTTAGTTGCCAATAAATAATTGAAAGTACTTTGAATATTTGACTGAGAATCCAAAATGGCGACTTCAGTGTTTTTAACGTTTGCCCTAACTGCCAAGCTTTTTTCTTGCAAATTTGTTATTCTAGCACTAGAGTTAATGGTTTGTGTTTGAGTTTTACTTAAATTGACTTTTGAAATTTCAGTGTACGTCATGGTCTCAGTAACTGTAAATCCATTGGAAAGAGTACCATTCCCAGTATCTGTATTTGTTACATTAATATCCCATGTACCTACAATAGCTCCTGTTATAGGGGCAATACAATCTATCTTCGTTGGAGAGTCCACATTTACTGAAGTACAATCAATGTCAAATTGCCCTATCTTCTTCAAAGCTACAGTCGCTCCTGAGGCAAATCCTGTTCCTTCAAGGTCAGTGATAGAGACTGAAGTGTTATTAAACCCTGAAGACGGGGCACAAGAGATAACAGTAGGACTAATTATTGCTGTCCCTGCCCAAACGTCTCCACCCCAAATTGCATCATCAGCATTACCAATGGCAGGAAGTCTTCGAACTAAAGTCGCCCCATCACCTTGAAAGACTTTGAAGTATCCAGTAATACCAGTTCCACCGAAGTCCACAAGTGTACAATCCATAATAGCGGTTCCATCACTTGCCGCTGCGCTAGTAGCAAGAAGGGTATCAGAAGAATTGTAGAGTTTTACTATATAACCATCTTCAACTGTTTTTCCCGCTGAACCAATGGTTATGTTCAGTGAAGAAAAAATACTCATGTAGGCAACTGTAATGGTATTGTAATCATATACTGAACGTAAGTCACCTACAAGTACAAAAGGTAAATATGTATACGTAACCACATTTGAATATGTGTCTATCGCGGCTATAGTTGATGGGTTACGACCAACCATCTTCTTATTACCAGCACCATCGCTTGTTATTTCATAAAGCCAATAATTATCATCCTCATAATTCGCCGGAGCATTAGCCGCACTAACTGACCAATAGAAACGACCTCCGTGGCCAGCACCATTGCTTATTTGACAACGACAAGGAGGGGATGACCATGCTAGATTAGCGGCTGGCACAGAATCTATATCATTTACACCCGCTACACAAACAACGCTCTCCCCTACTGAAGTAACCTTTGTTTTTATTCTTACAACCCACGGTAAGGCATCATTCAACGCAACTGTTTTAACGATGTAAGCATAGTCTGTGTATGCCGCTGTCGTACAGGTACAGAGGTTCCCAGATACCGCTACTGTCCCGTTTCCTCCAACTACAGCATTAAGCCAAGCTGGAAGTGAAGAGCCGGGAAAGTTGGTAGCATTTATCAGACCATTAGTGATTTTATTAAAGCTCATAACTGAATCACCATTTGTTACTTACCCTTCTTTTTGCTATGCATCTAGACTTCTGGTACTGTTAATTGTAATGTTTTCTGGCAGACTTCCTGTTGAGTCCATAAAAGACTCCAGAAGCTCTCCAAGAACTACCCACTTAGTTTCATCTGGATTAAAATCCATGTACTTGCCGCTTATCACGCCATCCCCATTCCACGTTACATTTGCCAGCTTAGGGGTTGCTGTTGAAAAAGATGAATTTTCTATGTTACTCTTTGCCCTAAGTGTTCTAGTCGTGTGTATTGTTGGAATCAGAATGTTGCTCTTTACCGTAAGTGTTCTAGTCGTGTGTATTGTTGGAATCAGAATGTTACTTTTCGCTATAAGCGTTTGGACTATAGTTGTCTGTCGTTCTACCCAGCTTACCCCCAAGGTGTGATTGCCACGTACATCAGTAAACAGATAAGAGCCGACAGTTCCAATATCTTCTCCGTCGATAAATATGTGGAACGTCCAATCTTCACTCTCTGAGTTGATAGTAAACAGAACACCCTCACCAAAATCAACTAACACTACTCCACTTGGGTCTAAAGTACCGTGTGAAGGCGAACCCTGTGTTGCTGTTATCGTAAATGTAGGTGCATCAACATTGAAGTTAGGGAAGTTGCTTTCACCTTGGTCTGTCATGACTTCCATAGGAATAGTGCCATAATTGGCATCCATGCCCACAGTACAGACTATCTCTTTATCACTCCAAGAAACTATGTCGGCAGCAATACTTCCTATTATGACCCTGCCATATTCTCCCTGTGCCGCCCCAAAACTGTACCCATCAATGGTAACCGTCCCGCCCCTTGACGCGTGGTCTGGAGACAGGCTAGTTATATATGGTGTCCTGTCTACAGTGAAAGCATAATGATTGCTCTCCCCTGCTTCAGTGGTAATCACTTCCGCAAAGCCAACACCAAATGGTACGCCCTCTACCACCTTACAGACTATCTCTGTGCCACTCCAAGAAACTACGTCTGCAACTTCATAGCAAATAACCGCTATATCTTCTTCCCCTTGAGTGTCCCCAAAGCCAGAACCACTAATGGTTACTGGCGCACCTATCGGAGCATGGTCAGGAACTATGTCAGCTATGTGCGTAGGCACCCACGCCTTAGCGGTTAAACTATGAGCAGTGAGACGAAAATCCGTAACGTCTGTCTTACCAGTTAAAGTCCTTGTAGTTGTCTTCTTGACATCAGCCTCACTGGTTTCTGTCTTGATATGCCTCTGCAATATAAGTGCTTTCGAAGTCTCGGTATGCTTGACCAGCCAATGAACCTTCGCCTTGGAAGTTACAGTTTCTGTTGTGTGCGTCACAAGCTCAAAAGGAATCGTATTTGACCACATTGGTGTGTATGCATTGGTAACATATATTCCGCTTGCTAATGTGTGTAGGCTTGGCGGTACTGGGCAGGTTATCGAAGTGTCTGACCATGATGTGTAATAAGATTCTACGTTGTCAGGAACAAATGTGACAAAACTCGACTCATGCTCATCGCCAAAACCTTCCCCTGTCAACACCACGCTGTCCATAAGAGCAGCTTCATTTGGAACCACCGAAAGCACAATAGGATTGCCAAAGCTGTACTGGAGCCACTCAGGGCCACCATCCCAATCTGCCATCCACGAAAGAGCGTCATCGGCATGGAAGGCAGTATACGGAAGCCAACCACCACTGGTATGACTCGCGCTGACAACGTTCGGTGCTGGAGAGCTATTGGCTTCCATGTTGTAGCAAATATCGGTGCCGTTGAGCGTAAGACCCATCTTGTATATCAGAACGGAAGTGTCTACACCTTGGATAGCGGTGACGGTTATCCGAAAGTCCCTGTACAGCACAGGGGTCTGGTACAAAACATAACTTTGCTTCTGGGCCACAGTTGTTGTATTAAAGCTCTGGTTCGTCACAGAATGTAAAAGCGTGGACGTACTGAACCCATCGTTGCTCCCAGATAGCGTCCACGACTTTATGGCCTTGGACAGACCGCCCCCATCATGGGCTGGTATTATCCAGTACCCATTGATTTTGTGTGCGCCCGGAGTCGCCATCTATTCTCCTTACTCTGCCCTTCTGTCGTCAAACATCTGAAGCACTTCATCATATATGCGTCTGATTGCCTCTTCTTTGGCTCTTTCAAACCACATGTCTACTTCCTTTTTCGCCATGCTTTTGACTTCACCAGTACTGGCATTGGGCTTATTCTTCACAAACCAATTGAATATGGCAGTCGCCTCGGCTCGGACTTCGACATCAGGCATAGAAGGATATGACCAAGCTTCCTTCGACAGGCCTCTATCTTCTCCAAGAACTTCATCAACCACTTTTGATATGATTTGGTCTAGCTGGTCGCCCATAACATCACATCCTCCCTTTGAGTCCCTCTATGTCTCGCTAAGTCCCACATGGAGCGCGAGAAGCCGTCAGCATTGCTGTATCGTTGGAGGAAATCTATAACCTCTCGATTGGCTTCTCGAACCTGTAGCTTTTCATAGAGAACTCCTTTTGACATACTGCTTACTGTCCTATCTCAAACTGGCGTTTCCCACGCTCCAGTTGTGGGTCTATTCTCGGACACTTTTAGTCCATTAAACTTTTAATAATTTGCAATGCTCGTGCTGTATCCTTTCCCAATCCAGTGATTACATCACCAAGCCACTTTTTGGCACCTTCCAAATCGCCATGGTTTATATCTTCGAGCGCCCAAGGCAATTTAGTTTCGGCGTAATAACGCATCCCACCAATAATCTCTAGAAGCTGAGACATGTCCGACCATCCCAACACTTCATGAACTGCTTCCTTTACTATCTCTCCAATGCGCTCTTCATTCATTCTCTTCTTCCTCCAAGTCGCTCAAGATATCATCAAGCTGGTCAATGCAATCCGCTAACTGGTCTATGGCTTCATCTATTGATGAGACAGGATTAAGCTTAAGGTCTATAAGCTGTTGCCCTATCTCAGCGATATCTGTCTGCCACTGTTCGGCATCATCTTCTATGCCATCTTCTTGCAGTTCGTCAAATGGCTCTTCCTCTTCACCCAGTACTTCTCTCAGTACCTTTGATATCACAGCTTCAAGCTTATCTTCATCCATAGCTATCTCCTTTATACTTGCCGCTGGTCGTAATGACCAAGGCCCTTTGGCGCTCCACTCTTCTGGCTCATTCTGATTATACTCAGCAGTACCTATCTCCTGACCGCACTCTGGGCAGTGGAGAATCCAGCATGCAGGTTCGAAATCGCAATCATCATTGCTCTCGTATTCCTTATCCGCTTTCGATTCACTACCTTTCCATCCACAGAAATCACAGGTCAATAACCTTGTAGGCTCTCCCCATCTTGCTTCCTTGTGGTACTTCATATATTGCTCACCGAACTCTGTAAAGCCATCCTCGGTAGTCCAGTAGACTTTGTCTATGTCCTCATCTGCGAACCACGCTTGTACCCTCGCTGGGACTCCGTATTGTTCGCTCAGCTTCTGAGCTTTCTTGATGGCATTAGGGACATTCGTCGCGCCCTGCCCACTTGACCTCCAGCCACTTGGTGTGCCAGATATCTTTTTCCCGAATTGGAGATATACTTGATAGGCTCCATAGCCACCATGTTTAGTCATCTATATCCCCCCTAAGCATCTCCAAAGCTTTCTGTGTCTTGCTATGCATCTCGTCTATTAAATCTAATATCATAGTTGACTCTGCATGTCTCATAACCGCTACTCTGGCGAACCAGTTCATTCCGTCTATATCGTTAAGCAATCCCTTAACGACTTTGATATCAATTTCTTCCGAAGGCAATTGCTAGGTTCCTTGGTTAAGCTGATGTCTATCGATAGTGACGTCTGCCCTTCGATATGCATCATTTCCATATTGCATTTTGAATGCTTCATACTCTGCCGACATTATGTTCTCATAGAAATCTCTTGCTGTTTCTCCAGTATGAGTATCAACCCCCAACTCTATGCTTTTATCATCATCATAGGTCGAATCATTTGATGGGAAGATATCCCAGCCTCTATCATAGTTGACTAGGACATTGGCCCAAGAGTCATTGGGGACCCTAGCCGAAGTATCCGATATCGTGAGCCTAGAAATATGACCGTTGTTTATGCCGAACTCAGATGGCTCATCAAAGAACTGAACGTTAGCCTTAAGGTTGTCCTTGCCAACCAATACATAATTACTCCCTGAATCTACATTTACCGTATAGCCCATCTTCCTCAAGATGCTTGCGAAGTGTTCTAGTATCTGGCTCTCCTCTTCCTCCTGCCCCAAAACTTCCTTTACCACTTTTGATATGATTTGCTCTAGTTCGTCCATAATCAATCCTCCCACTTATATTCCCCACACTCCACTTCATGCTCATTGCGGTTGTACCATCCCAGCGGCTCCGTCCTATATTCTTGTCCAGAACCCTATTTCATATTCTGTTAATTTATACAGGTCATCATATGTCTTGAACTCTCCCTTATCTATCGCCTCACTCAATCGACTTAAACGATGCTTAATCTCAGTAATATCGCCATCTAATGACTCTTGATAAAATTTCTGTTGCCTTTGATATAGCTCATCAGATTCCTCTTCTGCCAAATTGGGATTGGCCCCCAGCACCTCTTTGACTACTTTTGATATAATTTTTTCTACTTCGTCCATACTTCGTCCACCACCCCTTTAAGTTCCATCCTGCGCTTGCACTTCTGCTATCATTCTCTGCACTTCTTCGATAAGGGCTATGACGTTCTGGTAAGCCCCCTCCAAGATAGTCCTCAAATCTCTATCGAGTCTCCTGTCTGGCTCCCCGGGTTCATTCTGGGGATGTAGTATCTCGTATGCTATAGTGTCTAGCTCGGTAATAATCGTTTGGAGAAAAATTACATACTGGTCATTTAGCATCTGTGTCTCCCCTTACTCAGCACTGCCCTGCCACTTAGGATTCATTTGATATTCTCTGATAATATCTCTGGCGTCTGCCAGATGGGCATAGATTCTCTGAACATCACCAATAGGGAGATAGGCATCCTGTTCACTACCAGTGTACATATGGTCTTTGATACCATACATTATTCTCGCCGCATGATGTGTCGCTTCCCTCACCTCCAAATCCAGACTCTCTAGGTCTTGGTCGAAAGTCTTTCCTGTATCAGCCAGTACTTCTTTGACCACTCTGGTCACTACCTCTGTTACTCTGGCTTCGTCCATGCTGTCCCTCCTAGATATGTTCCTCCCAGTATTCGGTAAGCTTCTCCGCTAGCTCCTGTGCATCGTGAGGAATTCGCCTGACCGCCTTCATCATCAGCATAGGCTCACCAGACATCTCCATCCTAGCGTTCACATAATCCCTGATGCCTATCATGGCATCGCCTATCTCTTCGGTGATGTGCAGGATTTCTTCTTTCAGTTCTGCCCTGTCGGAAGCCATCTTGCCCTCAAGCCCAAAGCCTACCCCTGCCTTCATCTCCCCGCACACAGGACACCAGTATTCATAGACGCCCCCGTACATCTTGGTTTTCTGGAGAGGCGCTCCGCAGTCGGCACACTTTGCGGCTAAGACTTCCTTGACCACCTTTGATATGATTTGCTCTAGCTCATCCATGATATCCTCCTTGTAGCTGGCGGCGACTAGTTCGACCTGCCCCCTGCCACGCAATACGTCAGCACAACTATTCAACAGTCTCGTCAACTCTTCGTAATCGACCCCATCATCACGAGTCTCGGCAAACAACTCCGCATTGGTAATTAGGTTTTCAATTACACGCAAGAAGCCCTCACTGTCCCAGAACAGTTCATCTACTCCACTTACGCTTTCCTTGACTACCTTTGCTATGATTTCATAAAGCCGTTGCTCACTCATGATGCTCTCCTCCTATGGGAGAACGACTACATCTTCAAGATAAGTCCTGAGGTATTTCTGGAAGCCTTCGATGTCTGCGTCTATCTCCTCCATGAAATTCTCCACAACTCCCTCGACATCCCAACTAAAAGCTGGCCCCTGATAATGATTGGTCCAGTATTGATGAGCCTCTTGTGCCAACCTCATAGCCATTTCTTCAAGATTGCGACTGTTCAATCTGCTTTCCAAGCTGACATAGCTATCCACAAATTCATCTTCATCGTTCTCGTAATCAACCGCTTCCTTCACCACAGCACCAGCCGCCTTCTCTTCTGTCCTCTGGGGCTTGGCCTTTACCGATGGCTTAAAATCCTTACATACGGTACAGCGCCATCCCGGTGGGTTCTTCCTACCCTCTCCACCTGCCCTGTTATGGAGCCTTTTGCCCTCGCCGTACTTCTCGTCCTGATAATCGTTCTTGCAAGTGCATGGCAGGACTTTGGTATTCTCTGCGGCTATAACTTCTGCAATTACCCTATCTACAACTTCTTCAAGCTGTTTCTCGTCCACTAGCTCGTCCTCCAGCTTCCCTACAACATCTGTAATCTGTTCCCCACTAAGAGCATCTTCCTCTTGCCCTATCACTTGCTCTGTGGCTAGAACTTCCATGACTACTTTTGATATGATTTGCTCAAGCTTTTCTTCGTCCATGATACCCCCCCCCTAGTCTTCGAGCGTTTCTGTATTTATTGAGAGATAAACAAGCCTTGCTTCCGTAAACAGTTCTTCCATCTTCTGGAACTTCTGTGTGAGGTCTGCATACTTGAGATTCGTTTCGTCTGGCTCCATCCCATATATCTGGCTTATAGCCGCCCTCACAGAGTCTATGCCATTGGCAGCATACTCAGCCGCATTGTCAGCCAATCTCTGCACTTCCTCTGCCGAAGTACCTTCCCAGTCTATTTCCTTAACTGCTTCCTTGGCTTGCCTCATTGCTCTCGACACTATAGCTTCTAGTTTTTTATCATCCACGATATTCCCCTTAACTTAAATCGCTTTACCATCCTCAGAACCGCCACCTGCTTCATCTATAGCGAGATACCCACTTGTCCATGTCAAATCTGTATTGCCCCTCCTAAATTATATCCCTCGTTGTTTTTGATATGGATTGTCCCAATGCTCTTTTTCCCAATTTCTTTTATGTCTTATCGGTGTACCATCGTACTCTGTTAGTCTAGAAATCTTAGGCCAACGTACCCTTAATTCTTTTTGGGGGTCACTTGGGTCTTCAATAATTATGGCTTCATCGTTAACTTCCAAAACATTAAAATTATCTCTCATGCCTTTTTCAAGTATGTCAAAAATTTGTTGGTAAGAATTCCCTGCCCCAATTACTTCTCTCACAGCTTCCCTGACTATTCTCTCTATCTGTCGTTCGTCCATGGCTCCTCCTAGTTGATTGCTGGCGGCAGGTTCCCACTCGACCATGACTGGTCTGTATTTCCAGTGGTATAAACCTTATAATCTCCAGTCCCTGAGATGGTAGATGATGTCCACGTATACTTATAAGGTTCGTACTGCCATGTAATGAGAGGCTTGGGATACTCATAGTACGGATAGATGCGAACGGGTGGATAGTAGTACGGCACTTCCTTGATTATCTCCCTCTCGATGACTGGCGGTCTCTCCAGAAGCTCATCGACTTTCGCCTCTAGCTCTTCGACCCTTTCCTTCATGGGCTTGGGCTTGGGCTTGGCTGGTACACTGGCTTCCAGTTCCTTGATTCTCTTCTCTAGCTCTTCGATTTTCTGCGCCTGTGACTTTGCCATTGTTCTTCTCCTTTTCTCACATATAAATACCTGATTGGTATTTATTCTTCCTCTTCTTCATATTCTTCAGGTTCAGGCTCATCTTCAAACAAAGTATATCTTTCTTCATGGTGGAATCGGAATAGGACATCAGAGAACATATCTGGCAGCAGCCTGTCTATGTTATTTCTGCAATAGATATAATCTTTCGGGCTATCTGCATTCTCATTAAGAAACCCGAAAGTGTCTGACAATATCTTCTTAAAACCCTCTAGCACCATACCATAAGCCTCTTGAAACAAAGACTCCATCTCCATTGCTACCTTCCGACTACCCCTCGACCTTCTTATAGCTTCGTCTCGCTGGTCTTTCAGAGCATCCCTGTTCTCTGTGAAGAGGTCTGAGTAGTCACCCTTAGCGAAACTCTCCCACTTCTCAAACATGAAATCTTTCGGGAGTGGGTCTATTCCAGCTTTCGCACACACTTCTTCATACTCTGCATAGCGACCCTCTAGGTCTTGTGGATTCAGTATCTCGCTCACGACTCTAGCAATGATTTCATTTAGCTGGTCATCCATATCGGTTCCCCCCCGTTTTACCTAGCGTTTTACCTACTATAGCTAAAATGACGTTTTACTTAGTTTTATCTAACTTCACAATAAAATAGGCTCCCTACCGTGGTAGAGAACCTCATATGACTAGCCTATCCTGTCTATTGTTTTACTTAAACTGTTATTTTATAAATCTGATACCACTGCTCTTAGCATAAGCAGGTCGCTGAGTCATCCAACGTCTATGTCTACTTTATCGTTACCGTTATCGTCTGGTCTGCTATTCATCAGGGAAACATCTCCAGCCATTGAGTCAGGTCGCCACATACGTCCAAGGCTTTATCCAGATACTCTTTGATATTCCCACTCTCACCAGATACCTTCCCAGATATCGTTCCCTTCGTCTGGAGGAAGTCGAATATCGGTTCGAGCTTTGCTGAGGCTCCCGACAGTTCCGTATATATCGTGTTAAGAGCGGTAAGCAGGTCGAACCTGTCTACCGCTAGGACTACCCTTATGGCATCTGCTGTGATGGCTTCGAGCCTGTCTTCATCCATGGCGTTCTCCTTCAGTCCAATAAATCGTTTGAAAGCCTTCTAAGGTCTGCCAGCCTGTTTGAAATCACACTTAGCCAGAAGGACATTCCTTCTTCGAGTACTTCTCTAGGAGAGAACTGAGGGACTCGCTCCTTATCCTTACAGGCTTCCATTATCGAGTGTGCCGCTTGGAAGATATCGTATGCCTTATCCGATATTTCTTCGAACTCTTCTCCGCTCTGGAAAACCTGACGAACAGTCTCGGCTATAATTTCTTCGAGTCGCTCTTCGTCCATGGTATTCTCCTTGTGTTAGACCTTATGCTCAGAGCATTTACAATTATCGTGGATATCCCCGGGCATCAGACCCCCAGCATACTCTCCCCCTGCGGGTCGCCTCTCCCCATCCATCTCTTGACAAGCCTCACAGCATCCGGGCATACTCGTCCATTCATACTCTTCTTCGTCGTCGTCCTGACCGTAGACCTCGAAATGTTCCTTGATACCCATTAAGCTACTCCCAATCCCAGTTACAGCTATTAATAAGCCACCCAACTTCATCAGATACCAAGTTAGCAATCTGGTCATCTATAATCTCTTCATCCCAATCATCAGGAACTTCAACTTTTACTGTGTCGGGCAAATCGATATCAACATCTTCTCCCAACTCTTCGTCATAAGTATCCCAGTTGATATCAGTTACAATAGCAACCCTTGCAGTTTTATAGATAGCCCCAACCACCCTAGCTATAATATCATCAATCTTTTCATCCATACTGTAACTGGCTACCGCTCCAAGCCCCAAGCCCTCTAAAGTTTCATTGAGCTTCTCGGCTAGGTCAGGGTTAGAATGGACGAGACGCTTATAGATATACTTCCACGAGCCACCACGAATCCGAACATCTTCCACCATATGCTCTAGCTCTGGCATGGCTTCCAGTACCTCATCTTCCCATGGCAAGTTCACAGCAATCTCAACTCGTTTAGCCTCAGTTATTTCAGCAACTACTCTAGTTATAATTTCATCAAGATTGTCCATGCCATTTCTCCTAGCATAGTATGGCATGTCATAAGGAACGACCATGGGTCGTTTACTGATAGGCTGGTCTTCGCCACGTTGGTAGTCCTGACCAGTAGGGGTGGAGATGTTTCCTCGGAAGGGGTCTAGAAATCCTGTGTAGATTTCGTAGTTGAGAGCTTCATCCTCAACTTCTTTTTCTTCTTCTTCTTTTTCTTTTCTTGGTCTAGATTTATATCCCATCACCTATACTATAACAACCCCCCCAAGAAAAGATAACTATTACGCTTGATTTTTTTTGGCAGAATATTTGAGAAGTTCTATAGCAAGATATTCCTCGTACTCTAGTCGCACTTTAACCCTAGCAACTCCTCGACGTCCACGAGGTGGTCTGACCAGTATAATGTCATCGCTCTCTGGGTATTCGCCAGCGTTCTTCTTCTCCCAGCCCAAGGGCGATTCTACATAAAGCCAGATAACAAAATTGTCCTGACCCTTGGCAAGCATGTAATCGAAATTCTCATCCAAGAATTCACTAAGCTTTGTCTGAAAGATAATTTCGGTCAGTACAACGCCCTTCATGTCATCTACGAAACTCATGCTACATCCTCTCTTACTCGGTCTTGCAGTTCTAAGAAAACCATCGTCCAATCATTCTCAAACAATCTGTTCACGGCGACGAGCATCCAATTCACCAAGTTTTCCATCATTCCATGAAGACACCTTAGAGAAATATCCAGTTATGCGAGTCATCCCATACACATGCCGTGATTTGCAGAAGGAGCATTTGTCATACAGCCCTCTGGTAGTTTTGCCACAATCCTCGCACACCGTGAATTCTGGCGAAAAAGCGACCTGCGTACAACCTGTGTTATTATAAATCTTCATCACTACTGTTTCGATACTCGCTGGATATGGTTCGTATTCTCCCAGCCACACATGACAGATAGCTCCTGCTTTTATGAACTGGTGGAACTGAGATTGCTTCTCAATTCTTTCTATGAAATCAACAGGAGCGTCTGTAGCGAGATGAACGCTGTTAGTATAGTAGTAATGACCATTGGAAGTATCACCCTTGACCACGCTCTTAGCCTGTTCTGGGAACTGTTGGAGGTCAAGAGTGGCAAGCCTATACCCACTAGACTCTGCGGGAGTCTCTTCAAGAGCAAGTTTGATTTTATACTTATCGCTTGCTATCAAAACTTCTCCAGCCATGCGCCCTATAACGTCCAAGCCAAATTCAAAAGCCTCATCACTTTCATGTAGCTGGGTGCCTTTGTGAAATTGCACCATCTCATTCAAACCAAAGACGCCAATCAAAAAAGTAGTTTCATCAAGCCGAAGGTATGCTTCCCCATCCTCTGATTTCACAAAGAAATTAAGTGGCCCCGCATCACCGATATCAACCAGCCTTTTGATGAACTTCTTTTTCTGGAGGTGGCTCTTAACTGCAAGCTCGATATGCTCCTTGATAAGCTCGAATAATTTCTTATCATCGCCATCAGCCCTGTACGCCAGCCTTGGCAAGTTAATGGTGGTATTCTGGAGGGCGGTGAACCGAAGCTTCTCTGGTTGCATGGCTCGTTCCAAATCACGCTCATCCAGCTTCAGGTTAAGGCGGCAGTTATGGGTAATAATCCCATTGGGAAGAGAAAACAGTTGGGAATCTGAATCCACTACAAAATCATATACATATTTTTGATTAGGATTTCTCTTGCGCCTATCAACCTCCACAACTTCCAGATAAGCCCTGTTTGTCTTATCTCTTTTCGCCTTCCCGAATAGGCACATATTAGGGTAATCTGTACCACCCATGCCATTCAACACCAAATGTCGTGTGTCCTTAAGAATATTGACTATATAGGAAGTATATTTGTACCCCTCTTTAGTAGTATTAGCCTTATTGGTTCGAATAGAATAATGCGCCCCAACAGAAACAAGTATAGACGCTATGTCTTTAACCAATTGCTTACTACTCAAATGTATAGAGCAATCATTATCCCTGCTATAGCCATCTCCATCAAACATCCCCTGTATAAATCCCATCCTGAACGACAAACCCATATTGAATACCCTGCTATATAAACATTTCTCTGGAGCCGTTTTGCCCCCTATATATTCTTTCATCAGGGCGGTGAACCACTTGCTTTTAACTGAAACTGTACAGGCATTCCATTTCTTATCATAATATATATGCGACAAAGCCCCAAAGCGTTCTTTAGCAAAGCCAATTATGAAATCAATTAACTCATCCTCTTTGGGATGAAGACAAAAAATCGTTTCGGACCCCCTGCTACAATACCCTTCGCTTGCGTACAGCCCAACTATTCTGCCTAGGTCATAATCCCCCAAGCCACTAGAGTCTTCGGACTCCATCAAATCCTTATCGGTTACAGGCAACCAATCCCCAACACTTAAGTCAGAAGCATTTATGATTTTATAATCATCCCCATCCAATATCGGTTGTAAATGGTCTTCCGTAACAATAATAGAAGAACCATTAGACAGCGTCACCTTAATCATATATTCTGGCGAGGGCAATACTATCAACTCTTTCACTTTCGCCCAGCCCTCGGGTGACCATGTTTCCAAACCATCTAGGTCTGAGTAATCCTTGAGAGTACTAAAGTTAACATACTTAACAATATTGTTATGCCTGATAAACACTCTAGTATCACCAGCTAGGCAACATTGAGCCACGCTTGCCCCATCTCTGTCGAACAGGAAATAGGTGATGCCCTGCTTGCTTGCCACACTACATATTAATTCAAAGAAACAATCCCAACCCGGGCTATCCATGGCTTCTTGATTGATATGAACTAGTGGCTTGGGGAAGACAAATGTGGAGCCTCTGGAGTCACCCTTCTTGTAGATTTCAAACAACGCCTTGGCGAACAAATTGGACTCCCACTCAAAGTCTTGATAGGTCACCCACCGATAGCCCTCTGGTAATATCTCATCGGTCTCATCGGCAATGATTGTCCCTGTTAGGCCATCATTCTTAACCGCCATGTATTTGCCACCAGAAACAATAGCAGGAGTATTCTTAAAACGATTTGGGATTCCATAGTAGATATTAAAATCGGAAAATACAGCCTGACCACCACGAGCGCCAGCCAACTGATTAAACTCGAAGATAAGCATCTGGGCAATCTGCTCGATTTCATCATAGTTCAGCCCACGCAATAGAGGGGCGAAGAAAACGTTGACCGCTTCCCATCCAACTGCCCCAGCATAGTTCGCTTGCAATACTGATGCCATCTTCACCATGTGACCGACAAGGACTGCTGAATGTTTTGCTGGACTGCTGGTACTAGTGATATTGGGTAGCCTCAGTCCATACTTCTTGACATACTCTAGGCTATGTCCACCGCAGTAGGGCCTAACAACTAAGCCTAAGTCATGGACATGGATATCGCCCTTGAGATGAGCCTCGGCTATGTCTGGAGTAAAAACGTGCTGGAGAGCGTACTGTTTTAAAACTGTTTCTGCTATTGTGAGATTAATACTTTCGGGACTGTAGGGAGTGTTACTATTTTCTTTGTTCGCCCCAGTGAGAATGCTATCCAAATTATGGGTTGGAATTCCAAGGATGTTATACTTGGCAAGGGTGCCAGAGTATCCTTCCCTTACAAGGATGGAGTTAATCATTTCACGAATCTGGTTCGTGGTGATACGGTCAAATCCTGACTCTATGATTAGGTCTTCTACTTCGTCTGCTATCTCCTGTATTTTGACTTCACCTAGTCTATGATGGCCTTCCTCTTTAAGGCTGTCTACTATCTTCTGCTTATCCCAAATAACTATCTCTTCACCAGCAAATGCATTAACCATTAATGCTACATCTGTGGCGCTTGAAACGGCTCCCCCATTACCATTGCCATTGGTTTTTATAACTTTTACAGGCATACCATACCGCCTTTAAGATAGAAATGAATTTGTGAATATACAGAAAATGATGCCCTAGTCCTGACTCTTTTTCTTGTCTTCTCCCTGTCCTTTGGGCTTGCCCAAAAACGCTCCACTACCAGAGCCAGATACGTTTTCCTCAAAGTCAAGCCAATCATTGAAACCATAGTCACGAGTCTTACCGGGGGAGTAGCTCGTCTGTGGATTGCTTGACCTAGCCTCTTCCTGCAATGCCGCCCTTGCCGATGTCCCGGGTATCATGCCACCGCCAGCAGAATGTCCCTCATTCTCTGGTGGGAGCTTGGTCTCTAACGAGAGAGAATCCTCATCGCCCTCTCCTTTATCTTCGTCAGCGACTTCTTTATTTTTATTATCTTGCTCCTGATTCTGATTGGTCTCCTCGCCACCAGACATAGTAATCTGGTCTGGGAATATGGCTACCGTATCATCTTCAAGATTAGGGTCAACATTAGGCCCTTTGCTTTCCCATTCTTCAGGGTCTATATTTTCTCGCCATGCTTCAGCAAGATTTTCTGAGACTGTGATGCTGTCTGCATTAATAGACTGCACATTGTTCCAGTCAATATTTGCTTTCTCAAGAATTTCTCGCGGGGAATAATCAGACATCTCGTTGGGGGAGACTTTAATTTTGTTGGCTCGTATTCTCATGCTCTCCTCCTATGGTTGCTTATCTAAACCTGAATATCATAGCTACAAGCATAATGATTAACAGTATGCAAACTACAGTCCAAAATATTGACATAACCTTGTTCCTTTATAAAAGGTGGAAGGGGTAGTTTCATTGGATTGACTCTACCCCGCCCAAGTCACTTACCCATTGAATTGAGCGAGATACTTCCAATAGAAACAATAATCGACCACTAGGTCAATTTTCATCATATTGGACAGTAAAAGTGACAGTCCCTGTGTCGCCCGGAGCCGCCGAAGCAGTCGTTTTTAGCTGTGTCAGGATATATCTAGTATACCCAGCAGCCACCAACGAACCTCCTGCTATACTCACGTTAGACCCACTTGGCTGAGCCGCTGGAATAGCGAACGTAGCCTTAGCACTAGTAACTGTAGTACCCTGTGCATAAGTCGCATATCCACCAGACGCCCATACCAAAGCGCAACCCGGCCCTAGACTCCCAGCACTCTGCCAGAATTTGACATTCTGCACCTTATTGAAAGTATCAGTAAAGTGCAGACGAAGCCAAACTTCATAGGAATTGCTTCCTGCTGTTACAGGGTAACTTGTATAATTCCCGGGAGTAGCATCATCTGCTCGTTTCCAGTTCATCAAGTTTCCCATCGTTCCTAGGTCAGCATTAGTCGGACCCGGCCCATACGATTGCGCCCATTTGAAAGTTGCGGGAATCGGACTCACCTCCTTTCTCGTTCATTAAGAACGAGCCGCATTATGCGGAATTTTAATACCAAACCCTTATCGTCAACTAACTGCCTACTCAATCCTATTCCATATCCTTTCTACCACAAAAATATCAATTCACCTATTCTAGTTCAATTAGCCCCAGAAAAGATAACCGACTTTATCATATCAATTTTCGGAGGCTATTCGTTTCTCCGCTGGAACCCGATTAGAATCCAATATCCCTTCTACGCATTCACCACACAAACCTTGGAAATGTAATCTGCCCCAAGTATAATCCATCCAAAAATATCCATTAAATTTCCCGCCACACCAATGACAACGTTTATTGTCTAAAGATTTCCCCCACTCTTCCTCAGATACCCTTTTCCAATAATTGCCCATTTCCTTCTCCAGTTCTCCTTCTAATTCTCAGCCAGTGACTCGTCTCCATATTATCCGACTCTTTCCTTCTTCTTTTTATAATATGCCTTTGCCTTCTCTTTTACTTCTGTTGTGTGTTCTCGATAATATTTTCTATGTTGCCTTATATCCTGTAATCTGAGGTTCTCTTCCTGATGGTCATAACAATATTTAACCCTGCCATTACCATGTACCGTTTTTGGATACCAAGTGAGTTCTATTTCGCATCCGGGCCATTGGCAGAAACTTCTTTTGGTGGGAACTCGGTCAGCCTTAACTTCTTCTGCAGTTTCATGGTCTTCTAGCAATAATCGATTTCGATTTGTTTCTTCGGGTGTTTCGGCTGGAACCAATTCAATTGTCATATGCTCTGTCATGCTCAACTTAACTAGCTTGCCTAATTCATCGTTAGTAAAAGCTCCTACTTTTAGTCCCAATAATAAAGGGCGTAATGTGCAATCTCTGGGACAAAGGTTAGGCCACCCCTGTTCCATTATACATTCGAAAGTGTCGTCTTCACGATAGTATTGCCACCCATGACACAACCGCATTTTTGACATAATTATTAACTTACCACCTTTCCTTTGCACCTTTGATACTTGCAGGAAACCCAAGCTCAGTACAAGTGGCATCTAGTGGTTTCGCCTATCTGGGCTTTAGGCTTTTCGCCCATCTTAGGGGCTTATCCCTTAAGGGGCCACCAGAACTACCCAGACCACTCTCGATACTCGTTCACCCCGATAATGTGGGGCTACTAAAGCACCTCCTCGTTGCTTGGGTTTCCTGCAAGTACCATCAACCGCATTGCTATTCTAGCATATTAAGACTGTCTTCGTCATATTGCAAGCCCCGCTTGGTCTTCGGGTTCCAATCAGAAAAATCGCAAATCCAAGGCCCAATACCCTATACTCCCCTCCCTTCAGCAAACTGTGAAATTATTATTATCAAATAAAACACGCTGGGACTACCTCATTAAACGGCTAACAACGAAGAGAGGAGACGACATTGTTGTTGAGACAAGCGGTGATAAGACTTATCTATGGCTGTATAGGCAATCCCAGCGTTCAATTCAACATGCTCCTAAACTTTTTCTCGATATCGTCTTGAACCTGATGGTCATCATCTAATCCCATCATATCTGATTCCAGCATGCCATTTGCCAGCATTTTTGTCAACAGACAAACAGTAGCCGCAAAGGCCTCATCGGACAACATCATCAGCATAATGGCTCTCATCTGGTTGATAACAATATCAGCTATTTCGGGTAGGAGTACACAAATTGGCTCTGGGAATTTGAACTCCAGCTTCCCCATAACCATAGCATCACTATCAGCTATGAGCGTCTGCTCTTTGATTCCACCATCTTCGCACATCTTCTGGAGTATTTCGTGGGCTTGACCAAGGAGCATCTTCCTGAACTCTTCGAGCATCTCCGTTCGCCATCCCTCCATCTCGCCTTCGTCATCTGGTTCCATATCGTTTCTCCTATTCTTCTACGTCTACATATTCTTTGGTTGGAGTATAAGGGAATTCAATGTCCACTCTGCTCTCATACTTTGTCCAACACGTTCCGTTCGACTCTCGAAATACTTTCCCCTCACTATCATATGCTTGCCCGTTCTTCTTAAAAACGTGACCACATCTTTTGTTTTGATACTCGTTCTCGCCTATCTCGTTCCACTCGTCGTCTGTTCCTTGCAACGATGTTAACGGCTCAAAAGCCGCAACTCGCTTGAACATCCCAAGAGTTATACCGGCTGACATCCCGCTATGCCCCTGCTTGGCAAATACTCTTATAAGCTCCAAGACGGCCTCTGCACACATCTTGTTATACTCTGCATACATATCGCCCTTCTCTTTCATCATCCCCGCCGCTATCAATTCATCTTTCGCGTAATCTTCCAGACTAGCCATCATCATCTCCTATACCTTGTCTTCTAGCATCTTCGCTACTCTCTTCGCCTCTTTGCTATGATGCCCCTTCCTTGACACGATATAATCTGAGACAGAGAGAATCCAGAAAACGTCCATCCCTTGATTTGGTATGGAATCATAAATCCCCATATGCTTCTCTACCGACATACATATATCTTTGATTGTCTTGCTAGGTAATTTGCCCTTGGCGAACTTGGCAAACTCGTTAGCTACAAGTTGACCATGGTCTGCTGTGGCTCTTACGGCTTTCTTCTTCGCCATCCGTTCATAGTCTTTCTGCGTCCCATATTTGAAAGCATCGTGAATCAAAATAGCTACCCTGAGAATATCAACCTCATACAATGGTAATCTGGTTCCATTGACACCTTTAATCATATCTTCCATACACTCAAGCATGGCAAGGTTATGGATGAACAACCCACCTTCAACATTCATCTCTGCTGGATGATATTGCTGGGAACCTGAGGCTGTCATCGTCAGGAAATACTGAGGGATTTGATTGGCTAAAAACCCTCTCACTATTAATCGTAACTTTTCATCTTCTATCTTATCTGTAGCTTTTTCCAGTTCACCTTCAAGCATCAACCTTTTCGTTTCCCTGTTCAACATCCGTCTCCTTCCCCTTGACATCAGCCTCTCTAACCTCAACCTCAGTTCGTTGCTTTGGTGGTGGCGCTCCAACCTGAGTCGGGTCTAGATTAAGCTCTTGTGGATATTTCGCCATCAACTCATTGACCACCTCTGGAGGGGGATAAGTTTTTAACTGAATGACATCAAGATGGTCGCAAAGCATACTAGTATCACACCAAGCCTGATACCCTGCTTCCCTCGCTTTGTCATAGAAAAAGAAATCTTCCCCAGCCTTGACAAATATCTCGGCTCCCTTAATATCTGTGTATTTATAGCCCGACTTAAACCATGGCGGCTCGATATCGTCAAAAATCTCAGTCCTGATAGCCGTGCAAGCGAGTCCTGCTCTTCTTATGGGAATCAACTTCCCCGGCACCCAATCAATCATCGGGCCGACATTATCGTCCTTAAATATGCAGGGGTAAGATGGGTCGGTCATTGAATAGACAACCCCTGTAACAATATGTTTGAGATTTTGTGGGTCATTTGGGTCATCTCCTTTATCGACATCCCCACAGTCCTCTACAACCATCTTGGACAGAGCGGTTATCGGTATCAGGGTATCATCATCGATGAACATAATCCATTTAGCATGACCGCGCAGAGCTTCTCGCACCAAGAAGTTACGAGCCTCAGCGACTTCCATAGCACGAGTTGTTCTTAGAGCTATCGATAATCCTACAGGTGACCTCATCACAAGATTTATCATATGCTGTGTCCAAACGATATCAACTGGCCCTCGTGATGGTACTGCTATTAAACATCCTGTCGAATATTTGGGATGACCCATGGCATCCTGTGTGTTATTGATACTCCACTTGGCCTCAAACTTCTGGCTCTCTTTATATAACTTAGGATTCAAATCTGGAACCTTGCTTATCGTCTGGCTTTCATAATGATGAATTAACACATTCTGACTCTGTACTGGTTGATGACCCATGGCTTTACAGCGATACCAGTAATCTGTGTCGGAGAACCAATAGAAGAACTGTTCGTCGAATTTACCTACCTCTTCATAACAAGTCCTGCTGAGGATAAAACAGAACCCAGCGAATCCCCCTGCTGTTCCCGGTACTCCTATTGGTATATATCTAATTGGTGCTTCTCGTAGCTCCTTGGCTCTCTCTTCAAAGTTTGGCAGTGGAGTCCCACCCCTAGAGAACTTTGGGCTAATAGCCCATATGTCAGGGTTGAGTTTCATAGTCTCTATCATCTTACTGGCCCAGCCGTCTAAAATGAGAAGGTCATTGTTGATGATAGCAAGATACTTGCCCTTAGCTTCAGCCAACCCCTCATTCCAAGATACTGATATCCCTTTGTTTTGCTTATGGGTAATCACCTTGACTCGACTAAGTAAAGTAAACTTATCTGCCATCGATGCTTCGGCTTTCTTCAAAATTGGTTTGGTATCATCTGTAGAGCCATTATCGATGACAATTATTTCGAAAGGAACATCTGTATAATGGCTTAAGTAATCAAGAATCTGTTTGGTATAGTGGTCTTGGTTCATCACAGGTATAATGACCGACAACTCTACCCCTAAATCCTTTACTGGGATTACAGACCTGCTTCCGCAGATGGAACACCGTGGTTCCTTTGCCTTGGTATCCCACTCGTGACCACAACGCTTACATGACATCCTGCTCATTTGCTTCACCTTATCCTTAGCAATCAAAGTTCTGATTCATCAATGTCCATATCCTCAGCCTCAGGGAACATCTCCTTGAACATCGCCCTGTTATCTGATGGCGAATCTGATAGGGACACATCGAACAATTTGGTTTCTATGTACTGCAATTCAGATTGAATGTAATCTTCCAGCCAAGCCAAATAAGAAGCCATCTGTTCGATATTCCGCTGGGTATCATTAATCGATGCCTGAATTTTTTCCATCTCTTTTTTTAACGACCTATTTCCTTCTTTCTCTCTCGCCCTCTTGTCCTTTTTATCCTTTCTGATTGCATTCATGCCAAATCCTCCCCATTATGCTTTCTCCAAATCTTAGAGATATTCGAGATATTCGTTTCCTTAAGCCTGTTAATCTCTTCTATTCTCTTCGCCTCTTTGCTACGATACCCCTCAATACTGGCATGAGCGTTCAGCTTGGAATCCCATTGGGAAGCCAAGTTCATGCTGGCAATTGCTTTCTCCAGATATGTACAGGTGTCATTGAGATAGTTATAGACAGCACCAGCCTCACGAGCCTGTGGCGAATTAGGCTTAGTCTCTCGCTGTAGCCTTGTCACTTCGCCCCTAGCAACCGCGCACATCGTAATAAGTTCTTTTAATTGATTGGCTATATCAGCCCTTATCGGGTCGAACTTCTTATCCAACATCACTACTAAGCCTCACTAAAGGATTTAAAGCCCCATGCTCATCGACTACGTAATCTGCTTCCATCTTAATAAGAAACCCTCTAAGCTGTTCCTCTATTATCGCTTGCGCTCGGCTTGCAAAATACAAGGCACGAGACGACAGTATCGTTCTGATTTCAATAACGCCGTCTTCTTCTCTTCGAATAGGTTCCCCAGTTCCCCCGAAAGCATACTCGGCAAACTGCATTATCCCCTTGACCAAACTATCCTGCTGACCAAGATAATAATGTCTCAGGGTATCTCCCAAGTTATAATTGATGGAATTCCCATTGATTTCAGAAATAACGATATCAGGGTTGATAACTACCCCATATTCATCGCCAGAATCACCCGCTATCAATTTCGCATTATGCATATCATTGAATAAATTCAACAGTGTCACTCTGCAATGAAAACCTATTTCGTCCTTGAGCCTTCTCATGTGTTTGGCATCACTGGTGTTGGGGGCTTCAAATGCACCGGCGGCTGTCAGGTCAAAAAATTTGAACATGATAACCCGATGCATTTCATGTAACTCATCGAGAAGCTTCAGTAAGCCTTCTTCCAACTCAAGAGCTTCTGTAGATGAGCATTCCTGCACAATCTTTTGGTCGGCGTACAATTTCTTTCGAACAGCCACCGTTATCCTCCTCCTTTCTCCTTAATCGTCTAGAATGCAAATATATTCTATAGCTTCCTCTAAATCGGTCACTATCTTCGTGGCTAAATGGTTGAGCCATGGACTCCAAGTCTTCCTCTCGCCAACCACTACTATGACTGGCTTGTGCCACAGATACCTAGCCAATGCCATCTCCGTATCTGTGCCAGTATAATTGCGGTTCTCATTGGAATACTCAACCAGTAGAGCATCAGCCCTCTGCACATCTCTGAGGTCTCGATGCACCAGTTCGTTGGAATTGAACTGCCCTTGTTCAGATGCATCTTTCCATAGCCGATGTCGCAATGGATTGATAGCCTCATGCCCTGCCAACCCCAACTCTCTAGTCGCCTTGCCTCGCCATCCGTTAGCGGTATCAAAAGCCATGCCATGGATACCGCCGCCAAGATAAATCTTCATCCTATTCCATCTCCTTAGGCTCTTCCCTAACCAACTTAAATCGTGGCTTACCCTTGTCTAGATATACAAGATACCTCCATGAAATGCCGTGCTTCGCATTCACCCCGAAACAGAACTGAGAGGGGCGAGATATTTTGCGGAGCTTCTTGGTAGAGAACAAGTCACCACCGACAAAAGAACCGTTGACTATCCTCTCTCCCCTGATTAGCTCCTTGGTTTCAGACTCATGGAAATGCCCATAACATATGTAGTCAAAGTCCTCGCCAATAGTCTGCAACATATCACGCATGTCTTTGGCGTCTCTGTCCATACCATAATACGGTGTCCTCAAATAAGAAATGATATCTTCACCGTGCTGGTATAGGAAGTTCCAGCCCCGTATGTTCTTGACGACAAAGAATGATTTGGGGAAGTTGAACTTGATTCTGTCTTCATACTTGCTAAGCGCCTTCTGGATGTACTTATACCAGAGCCAGTCAAAACTGACATGAGTTTTACTCTCCCCCTTCTTCCCAACCCTACCGTGGTTACCTACTACCCCGTCTATTTCAACCGTGGGGAATACATCTAGCATGCTGATAATGAAATCAACTACTGCTTCCCCGCCCTCAACAAACTGGTCTCCCAAATCTAAGTCTATATAGTTTCGCTGGCCCAGATAAATCATCTCACCAGTAAGGTTGTCGCCCAACATTCCGATATGCAACTTTGGTATGTTATACTTCGCGGATTGAATATCAATAAACGAATAAATAGACCTAGCCAGTTCCTCTAACCGCTTACGAAACACATCAAAGTTATATTCGTTAAGCCCACCCATCTCATCCAGCATCGCTTCTTCTCCGATATGCATATCAGACAGGAGCAATACAGCATCTTCGTCTGGGCGCTTGGGCTTTTTGAGGGGCTTAATGAGCTTAACTGGTGGCGTATATGGACGCTTCTTAATGGATTCCTCTATGGCATCTACTATGATATCTACCTTAGCCGCCTGACGCATATAGTCTTTCAGGGCTTTCTTCTCAGCCTCATCTTGGGCTTTCTGTTTCTCCAAAGCTAGGCGGTCTTCAGGAGATAACTTGGCCTCAACTTTCTTAATCGCTTCCTTTGTCTCATACTTGCGCCTAAGTTCCTGTTCGCTTTTACATACAGGATTATCACAAGTAGACTGATTGGCCTGAACTGGGACTACAACTTTGTGGCATATCTCACACTCTATTGTCCTTTTTTTGAGAACAGCCCTGTCTCTTTTTTTGAGCCTGTCTTTCTCCTTGCGGCATTCATCACTGCAATTCACATTTGATATGCTATGTGTTCCAAACTGTGTGTTGCAGTTAGGGTTGTCACATGTCTTCCAGTAAGTCCAATCTGATTTCGGTATCCCTTGCCATGATGGTTCCTTACCCTTAGCCTTCGCCATAATCCCTCCTAAATTCTCGCTCTTATTTTAGAGCTTCTCTTAGTGATATCTGGCAGGGTGTGGATGAAGTCACTATCAGCCGATAGCTCCCCTTGATGTAAGCGAACTGCGGCTGGTTCATGATGTCCTGCATGTTGTGTACCTTGTTTAAGCCGCTTCCGTTTTGTCCCGCAGTTGCTGGAATGTCCTTCAGGCTTCGCGTTTCGCCTTCTGCGATGGGTATGAACTTCAGGTCAGTCCAAGCCCCCGATGTGAACACAAAGTAGTTGAATTTGCCCACCCAACAATTCGGGTAATCGAACGTCTTGTCGTCAACCATGAACTCCTTGCCGTAAACCATATTATCATCCTCCTCTTTAGGTGGCTGGGGGGTTACCCCACCCGCGACTGCACATATTGCAACAGCCATTGCTTTTGATGCTTTCTCTCTATGATTTGGGTCAAGCCAACTTGTCCCATCGGGGCAATTCATATCACCCATTTCTATAAGGGCAGTTGGTATCCCAGCGGATTCTGGAATCCTTATCACAGCCACTCCATTAATCCCCGGAATTCTTCGTTGAGGGCCTCGATTCCCACAGCCCATCTGCTTACAGTAAACGTTCAAAATAGTCATGCCCATACTAAGTGAACGTGGTTCTTGATAACAGAGTAGAGCCGCTGGTTGCCCTCCCGCCGCATCCAAATGCAGAGAAACCGCAATGTCTGCCCCAGCCGCCACCAAGGCACGAGCGCCATCCGAATTGGCGTCTTGCTGTCCAGCAAATACACCCACCTTATGACCTGCCGCTTGAAGCTTTGGTACTAGTCTAGCACAAACATCTTGAGCAAGCTCGGCTTCATTATGCTGTCCTAAACAGGTTCCCCAACTAGACCATTGCGTTGAAGGCTCAAGCCCAATGAAAACACCGCCCGACCCTTTTAGTCTTCGAACCGACCTCCTAAACCGAAACCAGTTAAGAGGCCACCTAAGGACAAATCCTAATCCTTTCTTACCATAACAATCATCACACAGTACCTTGCCCCGCCGTAGCTTCCCCTCACATTCTTTACCACATTGGTCACATACGTCTTCTTTCTCTGATAGCATCTATTCCTCACCTCCCACATCTGCTTTGGGGATAGTCTTACCGCTCCTATACAGTTCCAAATGCTTGCTTACTTCATTGCCCTCCTCCACAATTTCCTTGACAGCGTCAAACACAGTCATATACCCATAATGCGAGAGCGTTTTGTAATTGAAGTTCCCCTGCATCTCCATGGAATATTCCTCAGCCTCTTGGAATTCCTCGTGGCGTTCATTCTGTATCTGCCCCACAAAATCGGTAATAGCTAAAGCATCATCTTGTATAGCCAATCCTTTAATGGCAAGCTGGTCGGTTATTCCTTCTCTGTCGGAGAACGCCTGTAAAAAATCATAGTCCATCAGATTCCTGCGGTAGTCCATCAGTAACACATCTGCTAAGGTCATCTCGTCCTGCGCCCTTGCGAACTGTTCCTGATACACAACCTCTGGAGAATAATCCTCTGGCAGTTGGGGTGGACGGATTATCCACTTGCCTTCATCGATGTCATAAGCCGCATAAGACTTCAGGAAAAGCTCTGGTATCAAAAAGTAATTGACAGGCATGCGAGAATTTTCAAGGTCTTCCAGCGAGGCGTCCTTGCCATTTACTTTCGGCTCCATGAGATTTGTTTTCTCGTCCCATCGATAACTAATGATATCAAAATCCTCGGTGAACAAATCTAAGTTATCTAGGTCTCCCATTACTGCCCCAACTAATTCACACCTGATGTCTTCATCGTCATCATTATGCCTTGCGTGAATCTTCTTGAATTCCTCGAAATCTGCCCACACAGTCAAATCGATATCGCCATTATCATCCCATTGATAAGACGCACTCGACCCTATTAGATACAGATGCGTCCACTTCTCAACGTGAAGATATCCAGTATCTTCGAAATAAGAGTACAAACGTTCGTAGATTTCCTTTTTAACATTGGACAACATCTGTTCAGTTTTGATCTCAAAAAGTCGTGGGTTCAATGTGTTATGAGGTGGCTCAAAAAAACCCGCTTCAAGATTGTTCATTGTAGTACTCCTAGTGATAGTCATTGTTGGCATTAGGTATCCCAAGTACGCTCGACTATCTTCGTTTCAGGGAATCGGAATCCACCGTGACCATGCCCACTAGGTCTTCCTCTCATCCTGTTCCTAAACTCGTCCATATCATAATCAGGTGTTACTTCTAATTTACGAGCGCATTCAGCTATGCAATCAACAATGTCTTTGGTCTTTACTTGCCCAGCCGTAGGTGGCTTGGGCCTACCCTTAACCTTCCTCACCTTTTTCATTTCCATCTTAGCCTCAATTTGCTCGAAGCATTTTATTCTCCTTTGCTCCAAGAGCATCTTGAGCAAATCATATCGTTTCTTGTTGAGACTTTCGGTAGCAGTTACCTCCTCTACTTTTGCGTGTAGCCCAATCCGGCCCAACTCTTTTCGTATTTGTCCTATAAGCATCACACTCTCAAACTGGTCGAATGATATCTCCTGCAGACTAAATCTTTCTGCAAGACCTAGCGCGTAGTTCTTCACTTCATCATAGTCAATCACACCCCCGGGGAATTCCTCTGCGTGGAAAACCTGAATATGGTCGATGATAATAAGATTATTCATTTCCCTGTGAGCAACCACCAAGGGGAAATTAGCTCGTGTCTCTGATGGGTCACCATGCATGACATAGCGAATGCCGGGACTGGCAGAATGATGCTTCTGCTTCAGGTCTAACACAAACATATCATCAACAGTTCGAGGGTCGAAATATCTATTGACTGCTCTTGCAAACTCTGCCCCCCATACCGCCGCTGCTTCTTCAGGGTCACGAGCAAAATCTTCATCGAATGAATCTCTGGTATATGTTGGATTGGCGACCCAAGTTGGAAGCCTTACGCTTATGACCTTCTCATAAGCATCTAGTGGCAGGTCTCTCATCCCAAGCTCTTCGTCTAGCACCCTTCCAAATGACAGAAGATACTGTTCATAAAACAAACCGCTCTCATCATCTGGGGTGCTTTCAACGATTACTTTTCTCTGATTGCCGTAGTCCTTGGTTGCAGGATAAAGAGCTTCCCAAACCGCATCGTCTGAACGATTGCCTGTCGTATCCAAATAATATGCGAACTCTGAGAGAGCCATAAATGGAATAGAAGCACCACGCAGGGCTGGAGAGTTAGACCCCGCTGTCACCAGCATAATCGAATATGGTGTGGCATCTAGCTTCTGTTTCTTCCACACCTCTTGAAGCCGCTTGTCTCTGGGCGTCTGTAAATAAATAGACTGGGTAGTAGCTCGTAGAATACATTCTCTATTCTTGAACCAATTGTTATCCAAAATCATTTTGGATACTTCAGAGAAAAGTCTATTACGAGCCTGTGTATCAGTTGTGGAACCTAATGTTATCTGCATAACCGTAGCTGGGTCTATGTTAAAGAATTTGTGAGGGTTATCTAACAACAAAAGCTTATAAAGCTCATAGCAAGCGATAAAGCTGGTCAACCATGACTTGCCAGACCGTCTTCCAGCGACAAAGACAAAATGCTCAAAGACCTCTCCCTTGACCCTAAGATTGCTGGCTCGTTCCAAAATGTCTTGTGGCATATACCCAACCGACCCAGCCCACTCAACTTCCCTAACTTCCTCATGGGTAAGTTTCATATTATACAGAAGTTTAAGGATTATCTTCTGCCAAGGCCATAACTTCAGGCTACAATAGTCACCACTCTCAGCAAACGTAATAGGGTCAATGGCTGACACTCCACTAGTTGCCGCCTTCGCAGCATCGAAGGCATCAATAAATGTGTGGACTGTGCCTGTCTGCTCATAATCATTATCTAATTCTGGTTTTTCTAGATTTTGAAGAGGAATGACGAGAACCTCCTCTGAAGATTTTTGCTATCACATTGGGGGCATTTTCTTTCGCCGTCAAGGCGGGGAACTGTGCGAGGACGTCCAGCGATAATCTCAACAGTCTGGCCTTCTCCGCTATCGTCAAGCGTTGAAATTATAGTAACATCAAATACCTTGGCACAATCCAAGCATTTGTATTCATATACCGGCATTGCCTTCTCCTAAAACATCATCTTCAGCCTACGCTCAGTAACCGTAAACCACTCCTTATGAACCAAAACTCTCGGCTCATTATTGACTACTGTTATCTCCTTGGCTCTAGATACCACAACACTCATCTCACCTTCGTAAACCTGTCCAGAGTCCATCTCATGTATCACTATCCCCTCTATATTGGAGTCAACCCTGAACTGATTCCATAACCTTAATGGCAACAGCCAAGCCTCATTAGATTCACTATAGCCCGTGAACTCTCCAGCATTAGCGATACTAAGAGCTTTCACATGAGCCAAATTACCATCAAGCATGGCAAGAACCAATCCTGTACCACTTCTTATTGCTTTGATTTCAAACCCAATTCCATCTGATGTTGACATAGCAAACTACCATCTGCCCATATCTCTAACCCTGCTTTGATAGCGGTTCTACAAAAAGCGATGTCTTCTCCTTGTCCATCCCAATCATATCGACAAAGACTTGCGGCCTTATAGCTCATCAAATAAATAGCTCCTGTGACATCACAGGGGAACAAAGTTTGTGGAAATACTGATATGTGATTTGCATACTGCAAGTTCTCTTTGTCGGCAAAAATCATCACATTCGTTCTGCGATTGCGTGGGGTTAATCTTGGCTGGTAGGGTTTCCCTCTGATTTGAATCCCATCATTGTAAACACAAGCCGCTATGATATCTTTCTTGTGATTTAACAGCCTCATCAGCGTCCCTACCGGGGCGATAATGTCTGTATCCACACTGAAGAAATAATCCCAGCCATGTTCCACCACTTCATCAAGCAACATATTCCGATAACTAGCCAGTGCATAGTAACGAGCCGAAGTCCTATAGTCAAAGGACTCTCCCTTGGCATGAATAAGCTTGATAGGATACTTATCTTGAAACTTCTCTTGGAACATTTTCATGATATGAACTGTAATATCATTACAATTATTGAGCACAAAAGCGTAACCGACTTCAATGTCAGAGCTGGGTGCGTGTTGAGCCACCAGTGATGCTAGGTAATCTGGTAGCATCTCTTCTCGGTTATGAACTGGCGCTCCAATAAGAATCCGTTTCTTACTCATTTCTTCTGCCAAAGCTCCTCATAGACATCTGCTATTGATGACCAACTCTGTGACAATGCCCATTGTCTATTGCCTTCCATTACCTCTGGTGGTATGCCCTCCCGTATTCTTAATGTGATGTCTTCAAGACTAATCACGCTTGCCGTGATTAACTTACCGGGGAACCATTCCACGTAATCTCGTTTGAGATTATTAGTCCATAACGATATCACCGACTTGAAATTCGCCAACCCCTTAAGCATGGATAAATAACCACCAGCAAAAACATAGCTGGCTTTCTCATAAAGCTCAGAATACTCGTCCATCCACCCATGCAAATCAACATCCAAATTATAGGAACCAATATATTCAAGCAAAGACTCTTCTACCTTCGGATGACCTCCTCCCACAATATCAAGTTTTGGTTCCCAGCCATCATTCTTGAGACAAGCCAACAAACCCAAATAGGACATCAAATCCATATCGTCCCTTAGACCGCCTACCCAGATGAATCTCTGTGGCTCCATCTTATCCATCGGGACAATATCCTCTGCCCCAATCCCTCCCCAAATATTGAAATCACATTTGGTTCCATACCATCGCTCAAGATACATGCCAACACCAATCGAACCATCACATTTCTCTTTGATTATCTGACGCTTTTGCACCACCGATTCCTCTGGTGGATAACGCCCCTCCCAGCCGTGAAATGTCATAGTTATTTTGGGAGCATATTCACGAAGCTTATCAGAATAAGTATAGAAATCCTGACAGGCGATGATGTCATATTTCTCGGCAGGAATGAATCTGTTATGGTCGTCACTTACCCTGCGAATCTTGTATTCATACGTCAGCCCTTTCCAGCCGGGAGTGGTGCATTGAACCGTTACATCGTGCTTCCTTCTGGTAAGCTCCGAAGCCACTCGGTCTACATGAATCTCAACCCCGCCAATCAAAGGCAAATGGCGACCAGTAAGAAGTAAAATCTTCATGCTACCACCTTTTTAGAAAAATATTCTGTCCAGTATTCCCTGTTGTAATTTTCTTGCTCATCCCCTACACCTTCCTCAGAACACAATCGAATGACCATTCGTTACCAAGGGTGTCATACTGCATCATCTTGGCTTTCCCTGTAGTATCAATCAGTTCAAAAATAATCTCTTTGAATTCCACAGGATTGAACTCCCTAAAATGGGTTATATCATGACCGGGAGTCCCGGGCTGTGGGGTATAGCGCCTATCAGGAACTATGAGACAGAGATGGCCCTCTGGCCTTATAACCCTTAGCCATTCTTTCAGGACGTCCATAGTATTTAAAAAATGTTCTATGGCATGGATAGCAACAACAAAATCCAATACATTATCTTTAAAAGGCAACTCCCCACAATCAAAACACAGTTGAGCCACAGAGTTATTTTTCCAAGGCTCTGTCATGTTACCCCTTGGAATTATATCTACGCCTACAGCACCCGGGAAAATTCTGCCCCCGCAACAAACATCAATCCCATTGCCGTTGGCATAAGGCGACATGGCTTCATACTCGCTCTTGTCTATTTCTACCCAATCTTTAATCATCCTCATCCTCCTCAGCCGAATCAAACATCAATTGTGTTTCCAGCGACAGTAGCAATGCTCGTAACTCTCTTATCGTGGAGATAAACTGAACCCACTCATCTCCTGCAATTTTATCGGACTTCTTATAGGCAAAGTGTTCGTCTATCAAATTATGATTACGATTAGCAATCATTCCAATAAGACCATCAACTTTCTTCTGTATCAAGATGACCCCCTATATGGCCATATTCTCATGGATAAATTCTTGGAATCTCTGTTTGCCACTTAGTGCTTGAATGGTCAATAGCTCCCTCGCCATTTTGATATCAACCAGAGCCTTTTCGTAATCTGATGTTATCCTTCCTACAATTTCTTCCAAATGTGTATAGTGGTATTTAGACCATTCTTGGATATACAATTCAGACACCACGTTATACATTGGAACGCAATATCGCTCTAGTCCACCTTGCGCTGATAGTTCAAACATCTTGAAATGGTAGTTCAAGCTCACCAGCGGAGTCTCGGTTAAAATAGCCGCGACCATGCCGTGCAAACGATGAGCCACTATGATGCCACATTTCGATACTTCGTCCAGCAGATAATCAATCTGGTTCTGCATATCATGAATCCTAGGCACAATCCATATTCTGGAATCGTCTATGTTATTTCTTAAAATTTCGTATCTGGGGTAATCTCCGCTAGTATCACCAAAGGGAATCAGCGAGACATCATACCCGTTCTCAAGAAAAAATCTTATCTTGGCCTCGTAATACTCCATGGCATAAGTAAATGTGGCGATAAGACCGACCCTCTTATTTTCCCTTGGGTACTTACGGGCAAAGGGATATGTTATCGCCATATCAGAAGCCACAGTTACATCTTCTTCCGCTATCATTTTGAGATGATAAGCACTGATCTGGTCTCTGACGATAATCAAATCCATTGCATCGAATACCTTTTGCATATAGACCCGACTATCATCTCGATAAATGACATTGACCCCCACATCATAGGCGATTATTTTGCTACCATATTTCTTGGCATTCAAAAAAATGCTGTAGATAAGCCCCTGCGAGAAGCCATCTTCTCCGAACCAGCCCCCGCCACCAGCCACGACGAAATCTGGTCGCATATCAGGTGAGGCAAAATCACAGCGATTGAGTATCATGTCTTCCCATGTCAGATAGCAAAAATGGGCAAGAGGGTCTACCTCTAAAATGTGTTGCTTGGTCGTTTCTCGCAACATATTATCCCCAACGTTATCCTTCCCGTAAAAACCGACCAAAAGATATCTCATCTAATTTCTCGCCTTGGCTTTGACGATATAGCAATTGCTGACCGACAGGTCGTCGGCAACCACATCAAACCCTGCCAACTGCATTTCTGCCCTCAGCACTTCTGGGGTATACTGGCGAACATGACCGTTGGGGTTTATAACAGAATCACAACATGGGCACCTGAGCGATGAAGCCATCAGGCTCTCATTGATGGGAACACTGACCACAATAATGCCATCTGGTCTCAGCAGGTCTTTAAGTACCCGCCAAGCATCAAACGTCTGTGAACAGTCTAGGTGTTCTAGGGTCTCCAGACACAAAACCCATTGATGTTCCTTTTCCCACTTCTTTGGCATCTCGTCAAGCCTCATCATCCTGAAGTCTCCAGAGTAATGCTCCATCAACAACTTGATACTGTTCGGAGAAAAATCAGTAGCACTCAGTTGGGCATTGGGGAACCTATTGATTAATTCTTCAACCGCTAATCCATAGCCAGCCGCAACATCAATCACATCGGAAACGTCACCGTCCAACATATCAATAGTCTTTTGAATACGTGCCTTTGTGCCGGGATTCTCCTGTTCGAATACGCGATGCTCTTCCATGTAATAATCCCACATCGTTACGCTATTAAGTTCGGGGGCAAGCTTCTCCAGATAAGACTTCCTAAAAGCATCCATATCATCATTCAAAACTAACTGATGTCTTATAGAATCAGCATCCCAGTACTTTGGCCGAGGTTCGCGTTTCGCTTCAAACCCAAGAGCCTTGATTTTATCTGCTAGCCCTAACTTCTCAGAGAAATCTTTCAACAACTGTTCGGCTCGTTTCTCATAACTATGGTCTCGCACGGCTCTTCTATATCCAGCCCTTCTCATAAGTTCTCGTTTTCTTTCATTGGCAAGATAGTACTGTGCTTTCTCAATACATTCTTCTGCCGATGCGAACATTTCAATTTCTTTCCCCACCCTGAAAAGCTCTGGGAGATAGCTGAATTCCTGAGAGAGCATAAAACCGCCATATCCGGGTATCTCCATGTGCCGCATCTTCAGCCCAGCAACCCCTGCTGGCTGGTCGGAGAAAGCCAGATTGATTTTCGTCCTCTCGGCTATCGTCGCCATGTCTGGTAGCTCCACTCGGTCTCCCCAGTCCTCACAGCCCTTGCGAGATAATTCACATCCCATCAGCTTCAATTGTGGCAACGCTTTTTTGACCTGCTGGCATATCTCGTACCTGTTTGATTCGGGCCAATTAATAAGAGGGTTTCCACAAAATGCTATGTCTTGAGGCTCATAAACCATCCTGCCCAGATTGCGCCTGTCTCGCCATTGAGTAATCATGCCATTAGGCTTTGGAAGACAATTAGAATCATAGCCAAACGGCAACCATTTAGCTGTCATCCCGTGTTTCGTGTATAAAGAAAGGCTGTTCAGTTCTGTGGTATATATCATGTCGTATCCGACAGAATGAACCAGAGAAACCTTCTCGAACCAGAACGGGTCATCAATTTGCCATACAACCGTGAGTACTCCAGATAGCTTAATCCTTTGCAGAAGATTGGAAGTTATCATGTCACCCTTCGCCAAGAACATAACATCGGGCTGAAACTCCTGCGTGGCTTTTAACACCTTGCTATCATTCTGTATCAACCTGATTCTTAATCTCTCTCCCTCTAGCTCCCAAACATTAGCATTGGATACTATCTTCACCTTATGCCCTAGAGCCTTAAACCCATCCACTATTCCTGTGGTATAGAACCCCGGCCCCATACACTCGGCTACAACAAGAATTTTCATCTCAAACTCCTAGCTCCTAATACCATTCATCTGGAACAATGCCCCCGGGAGATGCGTCCGATGCCCCCTTGCGAACTTTCAACGGACGCTCCTTCAGATACTCACCAAACTTCTCTTGAAACACTTTTAGATTGCCTTGCAGAGCCTGAGAATGATGTTCTCGGTTAGTCGGTTCCATCATGTGCCGAAGCTCAGACTTGGGGCAGTAGACGACTTTCATCCCTGCTTGCTCTACTCTCAAGCAGTAATCATCATCATCAAAATAAATGGGCCAAAAACGCTCCTCCAAATACCCTATCTTTTCGATAGTAGAATTCAGATACAGACCAAAACCACCATAATCACATTCATATTCCTCTTCGGCTGGTTCGTAGTGTCTTGGCTTGGTAGCATAGGCACAGACAGTCTGCCCGTCACGCAATTTAAAGGCCCCAGCCGCCTGTATACTGTAATCAGCCCTGAGTTGCTTACTGGCTATATGTCCCGCCTCAGGATGCTTCTCAGCGCATTTGATGGCCTCTGAGAGCCAATGAGGCTCTACATAGACATCATTATTAATCAAATAGATATATTTATAGCTCCTGCACATCTTCATAATCCTATTGTTGGCTTCGGCATACCCCAAGTCAGGACTATGGTCAAAAATCAGGGTCGCCTTATTTCTCATATTAGAAAACAACCATTGTGCCGTGCCATCTGTCGAACACGAATCCACGATATACAAATTGAACAAATCAGTATCACCAGATTTATACAGATGTTTTATCGCCTCTTTCGTCATCTCCAGCCGATTGCGGGTCGTCAATATAACTGCCGCCTTATTGGTACAGGTCTCTGAGAATTGCCGACCATCTTTCACTATACTTCTCCTTATTTTAGACACTCTTTGATTGATTTAATTATCTTCATAACCCACTTATGTTCAAGCGAAGGATAAATGGGCAAACACAAAATACGCTCAGAGACATCTTTCGCTACAGGACATTTTACGTCATCCGAAACCAATGGATAAAAATACTTGCGGGTACTGATAGAGGCCTTGAGCAATTCATCATGCACCCTGTCTCGTTGGCTCTGGTTCGCAAATCGAACTGGCATATACGCCCAGTTATACTCTGTAGCCGTCAGCCTCTGGAATTCAATATCTTTCTCGTCTCCAAGATACGTCTTGTAGATATAATAGATGTTCTTTCTAGCTACCAAATGGCTGGTCGTATCGGCAAGATTGCAAAGCCCTACTGCGGCTCTGAGTTCATCCATCTTCGCGTTAGTGCCTTGGGGAGAAAATCGCTCACAATTCACAATGCCATGATTCCTCATCAGCCTTACTCTTTCGGCACTCCATTCATCTGTAGGGGCTATCGCCCCACCTTCAAATGTGTTAAAGACTTTGGTGGCATGGAAGCTCAATATAGAAATATCTTTGCGCTTGAGAACCGATTCGTGCCGATACTGAACACCAAATGCTTGTGCCGCATCAAGTATCAATCTCAACCCATGGTTCTTGGCTATCCTTTCCAAAGCCACAATGTCACAAGGATTGCCATAGACATGGACGGCGACTATGGCAGAAGTCTTATCGGTAATCTTGCTCTCTACATCTTCAGGATTAATACAATAAGTCTCTGGGTCGATATCGGCATAGACTGGGATAAGCCCCTCCCACTCGATTGCATTCTTGGTAGCAATAAAAGTAAATGGGGTCGTGATAACTTCCCCCCCAAGATGCCAAACCCTAAGAGCAATCTGCAATGCTAAGGTTCCATTGGTGACAACCATTAGGTCTTGCACACCCAAATAATCCTCAAGCTTTGATTCTAGTTGTTGCAACAGAACGCCATCATTAGTAACCCATCCCCTGCCCCAAATGCCCTGTACATATTCCATATATTTGCCTATCTCTGGCAGGTCTGTCTTGGTCACATAAATCATGTCTGTCTCGTAATCTTGTAGTTGTGCAGGGGCGGGAACGTAGCACTCAAATCCCAATGACGTTCAAGCTTGAGTTTGAAATAATCTGGGTAGTCCCGCCATGCATCCCAGCCCTGATGGTATACCTCATGTTCAAAGCGCCCTGTAATAAAACCCGACTGTTGTATGAAGCCTATTAGCACAGCATCAGCTATAGCTAATGATGTTTGCATAAACGCATCAAGTTGCTGTTTCCTAATACAAGTAAAATAGCCCCCGAAATTCGTTTGGGGGCAAAATCCATATTTGATATCAAAATAAGCTCGAAGCTCCCCGAAAGCTTTATTGGGTGTATCATAGAAATTGCTCATGTCAGTAGGCCAGCCCATTATGCCCACCTCAGAGAATCCGAACGCCCTTCTCATCTCTCCAATCCAATCAACAGGCTTGTGGAAAAGAACATCAGAATCAGTCACCATCACAAAGGCATCCGAATCTTCTCCCGGGAGATTCAACTGATAACCATATCGATATGCTTGGAGCATAAGGTTATCTTTGAACTGGATGAAAGTCTGGACTTTACCTATCTCGATGCGGTGGAGGATACTGGACTCTAACTCAGAACTGCGTTCGCTTCTGTTTTCAAGAATCGTTAAGTGAATAGGCTCACTAGCATTAGCTACTATACTATCTATGAACCGTTCTGTGTACTCCAGACAATAATATGCCAGTGCATAAACATATATCATGCCTTCCCCTCGGACTCTTCGAGCCTCGCCTGTGCTTCTAGCACAGGGCGCTTGGGTCTGGTGCCAATCTTTTTAACAGGCACCCCCACGTACACAGACCATGGCTCTAGAGTAGAATCTGCCAGCACTAAAGCGCCAGCACCTATTATCGTCCCTTCAGGGATATCATTATCTGGCAACACAATAGCGTTAGCACCAACAAAGACATATTTTCCAAGCCTAATAAACGAACGCCTCACACCCCTGAACTCATCTGGAATTGTGGGGTTATTGAGCAGATATGGGTCTTCGGTGCCAGAGAATAAACGAATCCCTGAAGATATACAAACGTAATCCTCCAAGAAAGCTTCTCCACCACCAGTAATCGATGTAAATGAAGCAATGTGAATATGATTCCCAATAAAAAGCGCAAGATGCTTTCCTATGAAAACGAAGTCGTCAATAACGATATGATTGCCAAGACTGATTACCTCTGGCGAGATAATCTTAGCAAGAGGATATATCGTTACATCTTCGCCTACGCTCTTATAACTATCCTGCCAGTACTCTATCATGCCCTCTCCTTATCTCACTAGGGGGAGTTAGCTTGCAACAACAACCCCCCCCCCAACAAGACTTTAGCCCTTGACCGTCAATCAATCTATTGAGCAAACCCTGCAGGTACAGGACAAATCTGAGCTTCCTGCGCCCTGAGAGCATCTACTACCACCTGACAGTTGTCAACATATGGGTGGTCAGGGACACAATACCCAAGCAACTCGGTTACGTTTTGAGCCTGACCCCAATGACTTACGATATTGTCTGAGTACCTAGCGATGGCCTCGTCCCAAGAACCAAAGTGGCAACCTATCATCCCAAATGGATTAAAGCTCCCACAGCATATAGCCCCTTTTGAGCTTTCTGCTTCTGCCTGAACTGGCCCCATATAACAACAAATCCCAGTTCGCTCCGCATTAGCGACGAAGCATTCTCCTAGACCTGCCATCGGACTCCCAGCAAGATAAGCATCAATTACTTGTACCCTTGCCACTCGTTTATCAGCATTTCTTTGTGCTATAAGCTGGTCTACTATCCATGCATGCTTTCGTGCTTCCAATTCATCAAATGTAACTGGAACATCTTGGGATATCCCTGTTCCTTCTATCTGCACTGGAAACGAAGTCTTCTTCGCTTCTGCCTCAGTTTTAGGAGCCGCTCCAGCCTTCCTTAACAACTCTGCATTCCTTAGTATATCTGCGTCTATCTCTACCCGATAAGCCTTGAACCCTGCCTCAAAATCTCTCATGAACTTAACTTTGATAGCCATCATTCTTTCTTTTTGGGTTAGAACCTTGGCTCTTACTGGCATCATGAGAAACATTGTTCCTATTAATGCCACCAGCACAAATCCAGTCAATAGAAAACGAGTAGTAGCTTTCCTTGTATCATTCATTATAAACACCACCTAAGCGTCAACCTCTTGAGGTCAATCGCATTGGGCAACCGCTTAGTGTAAACGCTTGCGCTTTGTCCTGCTCGATTACTTCATTCAGTTGTATTTTCTTGGATGGCGTTAAATGCCGACATCACTTCCTTATCTAATGGATTACCGTGGTGTTTTTCTCTGGCAAGGATTTTGCAATCAGGAAATTAGCCTACCCTAAAATATATCCTATCGAAACGCTGTTTCCACTAGATTGGCATACTAGCTTCCGCAGACGCTTCACACCCCTACTCAACACACCCTACACTATATGCGCTTTACAATGCACAAAACTCCTTGGTCTTGGACGCAAAAAATAACTCCCCAAAAATACTATCTTTGTCGATTGGCATCGAGGGCATCTAAAGAAGAAATAGTATTCTCTCCAATAAATATTCCCACATGCTTTACACTTATAAAAATCGGGGGCAAAAGGTACACCCCAAAACATCTCGCTATCTTCATACCTGCTAAGGTCTGGGTCGATATCATAATCAGGGTTCGTCATCTTATTGCCCCTTAAGATTTCTTGCTTTAGTTTGTTCGTATTTCATGTTGGTATTTATTATAGAAGGCTACCAAGTTAGTTACCATAGGTGTTCGTAACGTAGGAATCACTTCTTTGATAATTTCAACAGGCCAATCCCACCATCGTATTTCAAGCAATTTCTGTATTTCATCTTCGTCAAATCTCTTTCTGACCATCTTCGCTGGATTACCAACCACCAAAGCATAAGGTTCTACATATCCAGCTACCACACTGAATGCACCGACTATGGCTCCATTATCTATCGTGGCACCCTCTAAAAGCCTAGCGCCCTGAGCAATCCATACATCATTTCTAATAACTATGGGTTCGGCCTCATGCTCTAGCGGTGAGTCGTATTTCGAATCCAAATATTTGCCTTCTCTTACATATGGTTTTTGTTCTCTATCTGTGTTTGCCACTGTTACATCTGTCAGGTTACTAAATGGATGCAGGGCAATATTGTACTGGGAATGTGTCTCCCCAAAATAAAACCCCACTTCATGAGCTATCGAACAAAACTTACCGATAATAATATCGCCCAATCTGCCATTTAGTTTATTTAAAGCGGTCATAGAATAACTATATGCGCCCATCTCTATCATTTATTAGCCCTTAACTTGCTTACCTAGAATTTCTCACCTTGACTAGATTTCTCTCTTTGGCGCACTTCTCCAGTTCTTCTGTCTTGGCTACCCCACACCTGCAACACTTATCCTGACCCTTAATGAATTCATGCAAACATGCTTCCTGCCGAACAGTAACCATCAACTCTGCATACTGCTTGGCTTCCTTCTCATACGTTTCTGCCATCTCAATATTGCCTTCCTTTTTGGCTTCAATAAATAAAGCCATAGTGTTTTCGAAAGCATAGTTCAGGTTAGCATAACGGCTGGCTAAGTCAATCGAAGGCCCAATCTTTTTCTGTACTGCCTTCCTCGCCCTCTCCCTCAGGTTGATAACCTCCCCAGTATCACTATGGATATCATAGTCTGGTATACTGAGACGCATATTCTCACTACACATGAGCCTCTCGAAATAAACGTGAACCTCTTCCTCAGACATCATCTTCCCCTTCCACTTCTTTCTCTATCGGGAGCATTTTTTTCTGTGACATAATAGTATTTGGCATGATACCCAAGGTCTGACCATGCTCACTTACTATACCAGTATATAGGTCTAGCTCCTGCCCCATCTCTATCCCGAAAGCTTCAAGAACCCTCTTCGCCTTAAAGGGTTCTGCGTCGAACGCCATTCCATTAATAATTATTCTGCGCTCTTCCTCGTGATAAAATACTTTTGGCATTACTTCTTCCTCCCTCTCTGCCGTTGCCCTTCACCATTTAGACTAGTAATGTCTTCCAGAACTTTTTGTTCATAGGCAGTCAATATTCTCTTATCTTGGTCAACTGGCTTCGAAATTGATAACTCCTTCTCATATATAATCTTTGCGATTATGAATGCGTCTATAACATGTTCATTATCAATACCGTCCAGTTCAGACCATTTCCGTACGGCAGAAACCGCTGCTTCCATTTTCTTAGCATTGCCTTTACCACAGGCAAACTTTTTTGCCATGTGAATCTGAATCACATAAAATCTCTTAACTCGCTTAACCCTAAGCTCCTGCACAGCCACCAACTTGGCAATGCCACCAACCTCTCCCATGGCTTCACGACCATACTTCGAGCCTAATGAGTAGCCCTCTATGGCCAAAGCGTCAACTGGGGCGTGTCTTTTAACAAGCTCCTTTATAAACTTATAAATGGCATCAAGCCGTGTGATGTCAGTTACATCGGGAGAAAACACTCCCTGTTCAACTATACCTTCGCCACCAAGTACTACAAAACCTGTATTGGTGAGTGACTGGTCAAGGCCAATAACTAATGTCAATAGCTCACTAGCTCCTTCTCCAATCGCCTACAGGCATGTATAGCCTCTTCAAGCGAATCAACTATCTCTGTGCTTACCCCAATAAGAGTATTAGCTAAATCCCATCCCTTAGCTTCTGTCCAAATGACAACTGGCTTCCCCAAAAAATGCGCCAAGGCGCACTCGCGTATCGTCCCCCATGAAGGCTCTGGAGAATAAGCCAGAACGCCATCAGCCTTGAGAACCGCAACGAAGTCTATGTCCAAAATCTCCTGCATCTCCTGCCGTACAATACCAATCTTGTTTTCGGTTCGCAGTCTATTAAATCTGTCTTTTGGTGATTCTCCATCGCCATGACCACCAATGACCTCCTCCTCAAAGGGGTCGATGTAATCCAATTTTTTCTTCGCCTCGTCCCGCCAAGCCCTATCACTGTCATCTTTAACATGACAGATTGGGCCAGCCAAATACCATTTCATATCAATCTCCTAGTTTGTCAGGACATTAAAGCAACGCTCACAACGATGACGATTATCCTGCGTTACCATCCCTGCCGCTGTTTGCAGATTGAGACGGTCATTGGCATTCTCTACATAGTTAGCCGCCCTCGTAATTGCGTTGACAAGCGTCTCATAACTATCTCCCGGCTCCACCTCGAAAGCCTCTCGAACATTCTCCCTCAAGCGATTTGGTATCTTAAAATCCTTGAACACCCGATTAAGAGCCTCATTCATATCATCAATCTTTCGATTACGCAATCCATCTACTTTCTCGCTCAGTGTCTCCAAATAAGCGACTGAGCGTATCACAGCCTCTTCTACACTGTTAAGGATAGCATCCCTATCCTGCCCCACAAATTGGAACCTGTGACGCCCCTCAGGCGCTCTCATGCCGTTTGAGCATATCTGCCGCCAATAATAGCTGGTAATACTGGGGTGTACTGCCAGAACGTCCGAATATATCGAGCTTAGCCCCCCAAAGTACACATTCCCTGTCCCACCATCACCATATCGTTTCTCGGTGGTCGGCAACACCATTTCGGCAACATGAATTGAACCCTCTCTGTGATAGCGATGGATATCTATCTCGTGCTTCAGTTTAAACAGTGTATCATAGATTTGGTCATAAACGTCCACCGTTGGGACATAGACCGCTCTAGTGGGTAAAAGCCCGTGAAGCTTACCGTCCACCATCACCATACGAACATCATCTTCCTGACGATGAAGCCAGTAATTGACGTTCACTTCCTTGAGCATAGCTGGACAGCGCTCAGCGTACTTCGATGGAACCGCAAGGGTCTTAAAAAGCTCCTCCTCTAACTCAGGCTCCATTGGTATCCTAGCAGTATCGTCAACTGTTAAAATGCCATTCTCGGCTGTTGAGATATAGGCGAGATGTGACCAAAGGACATCTCTAATCTCAACGTCTTGGGGTAATTGTTCGCGCAATTCCTCGTACTGCACCTGCACCAACTCCTTGTTAGTAATCTTTGTATTATACCATATCTTTTTTTCAGCTTAGCCAATATCTTTAACTGCCCATGCTTTCCTGATTTGTTCTTCTAATGCTTCTTCTAATTCAAATTGTTTTCTATCCCAGTAAGACCAACATCGCATCGCACTCCACCATGGGCAATCTGGTCTAAAATAATGTCGGCCTTCCCAACCACAACAGCCTTCCCCATATACCCAGCGGAAGGGAATAGGGACACGACACACCTGATAGTAATACATACAACTTCGGCAAGTTCTCCATTGTCTCTTTTTTAGAGGTTGTGGAAACAAAAGCTTATCTGTAGGCACATCAATAAACTCAGAACTCATTTGCCTCTGCCCTCAATTTATTTAACACTTTTAGAACTTGTTTCGCCCTCGCCTCTGTCGTGTGATGTTTAATAACATGCTGGCGACCCTGCTCTGCAATCTCCATACGTTCAGCTTCGCGCCTGTCATCTAGATAGTATCGTAGCAGACTCGGAAGCTCATCGATGGACAGGAAGTAAACGCAATGCTTTTTGTCCCTGAATGGCTTGTTCTGGTCAATCAAAAGCCTATGGGTCATCAGCATCGACCCCAGCATGGGAATCTCGTACATCCTCGGGCAGTCAAACTTGGTTCCCTTAGCATTGATAGATATCTTGGAGCGCATAACAATGTCCCGATAAATATCATGCTCAAGCGGAGGGTCTTTAACATACACTATCGAACCGGGGAACTCCTGCGTCATTGGAGTCAGAGTTTCAGCAATCTCCATACGCATGGTCGATACTGGTTTACATATGAAACTAAAAGGCAAGTCCTGCTCCACCTTTTCTGTGGTGGCAAGCATCATGTCTTTCGGATACGCAAACTGGAGTGGATAAGCCCCATAGACCTTGTATATCTCCTTCATGAAATACGCCAACACCCTGCCACCCAAAACCCTCGTGACCATGTGTTTCATCGAATCCATATCATTCAGAATGCTATCATCATCCAAGATGACAAACTCTATCTTGGTTTCGAGCAGAAGCCTCTGTACTATGACATTCAGATTCTCATCTGGGAAATATGGTCTGCTCAAAAAGACATAATCAAAAGCGTCATGGTTGACCAGCCACACAATCTCATCGTTCGTATACCGCCTTTGCTCCCCAAGTTGAAAGTGTATGATAGCCAAATTGGGGCTAGGTCTGAAATCCTCGGGGGTATTATATTGCGCCCTGTATGGATGGCTTACTACCCGATTCCGACCAAGAACCTTCACCAGACCATGGAAAAGCAGGTCTGCTTGATAGTCAGGATATTCTGGCGTCATGAATAGAATCCTAGGATGCTTGATGCCAAGCCATTTTCCCGCACCGTCCATATCACTTGGCATAGAATAAGTGTGGGCAAAATCTTCTTCAGAATACCAAGTGTAATGGCCCGATTCACCCATTACGACCCTAACTCCCTAATCAGGATTTTTGCTATCCTTTTCCCCGCCATACCATCGCCATAGATACTCAAAGATTCTCGTTGCTGTATAAAGCCATCATTGACACCCGCCGTGACTCCCTTAAAAATACCTTCCTCAGTTGTGCCTATCAGCCTAGACACACCCGCATCAATAGCTTCCATGCGCTCTGTGCTGTCTCTCGCCACGAATACTGGTACACCAAGCAAGCTGGCTTCTTCTTGAATCCCTCCGCTATCGGTGATAACAAAAGTCGAATCGGCTAGCTCCTTCACAAATGATACATAATCCATCGCTGGGACTAGCTCAACATTGGGGTCCCTCATATACTGAATCGTATCTGCCACCCTAGGATGGGTCACAAACTTGAACTTGAATCTCTTTTCATATCTATTCGCCAAACGGTTTATAGAAGCGCATATCTCAATAAGCTTATCCTCATTCTCACGCCGATGCATAGTAACAAGAACTTGACCACTAGCCCCCCGAAGTGGATACACCAGCCCTTCTCTAAACATTATGTACTGAAGCGTATCAATAACGGTATTACCAACCACATAAATACCTTCGATGATGCCAAACTCTTCCAAGTTCAATCTCGCCGTTTCGGTAGGAGCGAAATGATAGGTAGCTAATTCTCTTATCAGGGTTCGATGCATCTCTTCAGGATACGGACTGAACTTATCCCAAGTAGTCAGCCCAGCCTCTACATGAGCAACTGGAATCTTGTTATAAAATCCTGCCAATGCTCCCGCCAAAGCAGATGTGGTGTCTCCCTGCACCAGTATCACATCGAAAGGCATATCCCAACGGTTTAGTTCAACAAGACACCTGCCAAGAAGTTCTTGTATCGATTGCCCATCTTTCATCAGGTTATGCTTGGTTACTATAGGGATAGCCAAATGCTCATGGTCAACCAAATCGTTGTGCTGACCAGTAAAAATAGTGGTCATATTCTCGCCGTCTACCCCGAAGTTATTTAGCTCCAACCAGACAGGATACAATTTGATATGTTCAGGTCGAGTACCCCAGATAATTGCGACACTTATCTTGCTCAATTGAACCCCCCATACTTGCGCTGTAACCAGATATTTAAGCTGGTCAGATAATCATTTATGAGATTTACAATAACGACAGTCTCTTCAATATTAACTCGTTGATATTCAACTGAAGACTTCAAGACCTCAACATCATGCTCTACACAGAACAGCCTCTCGTCAAGCATTTCCTCTTCCCACACCATCAATTCGGAGTCTTCTGCCCATGCCAGAAGCCATCTTATGATTCGCTTGCCCAAATCTGAGTACGCTTCGAAAACTGATTTTAGAAAATCCATCGCCTACCCCTTTTCCTCATGCGACAAACTTACGACACTACTTGCGCCAGTTAAAGTCGCCCTTGTACCCACCCCTCTGCTCAACCTCTCGTATGAGCTTCCCAGCCTCATCAATATCAAAACTAGTTCTCCTGAGTATCTCTACCTCTGGAGCCTGATACTGTGCGAGGGGGTTGAATGAAACCTTGACCACAAACCCTATAGCTTCCATCGCCAATACAATATCTTTTTCAATTTGTACTTTAATCTGTGGAGTAATAGACTTACCAACATACTTCTGATTTATCCCGCTCAATACTGCCATTATCTGTTCTTGCTCACTAGGACGTATCTCAGGAACATGCTCTTCCTGCATTTGATTGAGAAACTCTTTCTCGATTGCCTTGTTCTCTTCTGTAGTAAAATCTGGATTCTTCTCTCCCGGCGTCCATATTCTTTTTACGGTTGGGTTGTCATCCTCAGTCAATTTGGTCTCCCTGTTCGTCATCCAAGTCTTCCAATATTGGTATATTACTCACATCGATTTCTTGCCCATCTATAATCACCGTCTTGCGAGGGTCTGGCTGTTGAGGGGCTTGCTCTACAGGTATAAATACTTCTGGCGGCGGGGCTTCTGGAATCGGTGATTGTGGCTCTGGCTCGGGCAAAGCTTCTGGTTCAACATCAATAATAGAATAACTATCATCAATCTCTACATCGGCCTGTTGGCCCAGATGCTCTCTCATCATCACAAATCGTCTACGAGCTTCTTCAATCTGTTCTGGAGACATTATATTCTGCATGATATCCAGCACTTCATTAATCTCTGCCTGAGTTATTTCGTTATGATGTCGGATATCAAGTCCCTCCGTTATTACATGAAACTTCTCTGCCGCAGCAATCGTATCTCTTGTTGTGACTTTTTCAGGATGTTCTAACACCCCATGCAGTCCCACTTGCATAATTGCCATCAGTACTTTGTACTGGTCAACAGCGCCTTCTATTGACCCAGCAAGCATATCACCAAGTTCACTTGAAATAATGCGCTGTACCACTTGCATAAAATTGGGAGCATGGCGATTCATATGAAACGAGATATTGCTAGGCAAGATTTTAACTCCATAACGAGCGTACATTATCTTGCCTATCTCTTTATATGATTTATCTTCAATGACCAGTAGTTCCACTTCATGTCTCAATGGATACCCCTGTGGGGTTCTAAGATGGCAAATCTTACAATTAGGAGCCTCTAGATATTTAAGGCGTTCCTCTTCTGGCAGATTCTTCATCCATTCAGGCAATAATTCATCTTCGACCACCCTGAGTCTAGTTAGTCTAGATTTTTTTTCCTCTGCCATATGACCTCCTACGTATATTCTCTCAATAACCAATGCAATTTTGATAAAGCCGCATTAAAACATTTGGAAACATTTGGCTGACTTACTCCCAACCGATGAGCCACATCATCTTGACTTTCTCCCAAAATCAAATGACAGAATACAACCTGAGATTGTCGCGTTGTAAGCCTGTGAGCAGAAGGATTGACACGAAGAGCATTTGTAATATCTGCCTTAACACATAAGGCAGTCATACAGCCCTGTTCAGCCAGAGTTTCAAGCTTCTCATAATTGCTTATCATCCATTGTGTCTGGCTTTTATTCTCATGGCAAGACTGCGGTGACGCGCTCTCTCCGTCCAAGACCTTGTGCAAGAAAGCGTCCTCAATAGCCTTGAAGATTTTCTCTCTCTGTCTATCTTCCATAGCCCCTACTCTACGTAGAAATTACCACACAGATATTCTCGTGACTTGCGTCTCCGAATCTGTTGCCTTCCAAGTATTGGGTATTCTTTTATTTCATCTGGAAGGTGAGACTTATATTTTTCACTATAAATCGGCCCCAATATCAAATCAGAGAGTACCGCACTGAGACGCTTCATCTCATCCTTAGAAAACACGCCATCAGCTAGCCCCAAAATCTCTTCTGCCACATCTGCTCGAACCTGCATCTTCTGGCGTACTGGGTCACTATAGCTCGAAATATACGCTCCCGCCCTCAACTTCCCTCGCATGTGCTTCACTTATCTCGTCCCACCTCCTATCTTGTATCTCTTTTGATGGTTCTATCAATAGCACATAAAGCTTAGACAAAGCAACATTAATATGCTTTGAAATATTCGGTTGGCTAACACCAAGCCTTTCTGCAACCTCATATTGATTCTCACCCACAATCAAATGATAATATAATGCCTTGTATTGCAGTGCTGTGAGTTGTCGATAAGGAGAGTTAGGATATTCAAAATTGAGAGCCTGTATGATATCTGAACGAATACACATGGCTGTTGTACAGCCCTTGTTTGCCAGACCACTTAACTTATCGAAATCCTTGATAATCTGGCGAATCTGTTTCTTGCTTTCGTAGTTATACTGTAGCTCTGTCTCTTTCTCTCTATTCATATGGGACGAATAATGATGTGACAATCCTTTCCTCGATTATTTGCTGGACTTCTTCATCTCCTGCTCAAGCTCTGCCCTCTCTTCCTCGGTCATATCTGCAACCGATTTCTTCCCAAGCTTTTTGAGCTTAGCCCAAATGGTCTCATGCTCTTCTTTACCAAGTACCTGACCCGGTTCAGGACTCCCATATTTCTTCAAATCACCCCTCCCTTTCTAGCTCTAACTCATCCTTGCGACGACTCATTTCTCTAGAGATAGCAAACACATATCCCTTAATCTGCTCGACAACACCCTTCATCATCTTATCTAACGCTTGAGACTCAATAAGTTTCTGTTTCCATGCCTTAACGTCTTCACGCAATTCTACCTGACCTTCCAGAATATCCTTAAGCTGTCTGCTTTCGGATTGACTACTAACCTCAATAAGACCCAATGACCTTACCCTGTTATATTTCTCCTCACAATACAACTTGCGTATTTCGGCTTCTGCGAAACTGAAATGCGCCCTAGCAAGCTGTGCCGCCCAGTACGAATTGAGTTGTCCCAATTTATGATTAGACGCATCTGTCAAATCCAAGGGGAACTGAAACTCAGGAGGAATCGGGTCAAGCTTCATTGGGAGAGGATGACCGCCATCAGCCGAAATCCTCAACAGTATTGCATTTCTAAACTTGTCTATCTGTTGCTCTTCTTTGTCATTGGTCTTGGTCGTCATTTTAACTTTCCTTTCCTGCTTCAACTACCGCTTTTACAATAATCTTTACGGTCACACCAGTTCATCATGGTGCTATTTGCCACACATCCTTCAGGCTCTTCTGGTGGTGTTTCTGTTCTTACAGCCTCAAGCAATATCTCCATCCTCTGTTCAAGGTCAAAACTGATAATTGGGTCTGGCTTATAATAAATGAACTCCCTGACATCTCGCTGGTCATTCTTGTTCTCATAGATAATTATACCACGAGGAATGTCCAATGCTTTCATATAAATATGAAGTTGCAGGGCATCTCCCTCTCGTGGCGCTGTTCCCTTGACAATCTGCTTGAAAAATTCAGAGCGTACACCCTTCAATTCATATACCCAGTCTAGGTCATCAATCCACAAAATGCCATCACAGAATCCATGGATATGCCACTCTGGAATCCAAAGTTCTTTTTCGGCTTCTTTGAGTAACCCTGCATCTCGAAAGGTATTAGCCCAGCGAATATGTCTGGCTCGACCATCCTCTAGTGTCGCCATGCTCATAGGGTCTCGTGTTCTGCCCTCTTCTATGCCCATGTATTTATAATAAGAATCCCTCAGGCATCCCCCTAACATAGACGGAGAGAACCTTCCGGGCGTTCCCGCTGAGTCTCTGAGGCTGGCGTAATACTTCTCCAACATAGGAACGACTAGGAACTTCTCGCCCTTGTTTATCCGCTTGACTTTGCCCATAAGGGCTTTCAGGTCGCTACTAGGCAATTATCTCGCCCCTTAAAAAATCAGTAGACTTACCGACATATATGTTAGAAATTCTTTTAGTGTCGCAATCCCAAGCTACAACCAAAACCCTGCCAAATGGCCTTAATAGATAATCCATAAAACGCCACATTAGGAAAAGCATTACTCGTCTTTCTCCTCAGCCAATGCAGTCAACAACTCAAAGAAGTAGACCCCACAAGCCTCACCATAACTTTCTGGTGTTTCCCTAAGTAAATGTTCTACTTCATTCATAAAGGTCTCTGGTTCTTCTCGATACCGTCTGTCCCATTCTGCAAAAATCTCTTGTGCTTGCTCTAAACTTACCTCTGTCATTTTTCCTCCTTGTCTTCTATCTCTTCTTCCTCGTCCACTATAGATGCCACATCGGGAACCTCTTCACCAATGAGCTTAGTCCTCGCTTCTATTTTTGATATCAAATCTTCTTTGACTTCAGGATTCATGTCGAGATGGTTCTTAATCCGCTTGCGTCCTACAAATTTCTCGCCATCCAGAACAAACGAATTACCAGTTTTAAGAATCAGGTGGTCACTCATAGCAAGACTCAAGACTTCTTCTGTCCTATCAATATCGCCTAAGTCATAATTAAAAGCGAACATTGCCTTACGCATAAGGGCTTGAGTTTTATCCTTCTCTACAACCGCTTGGATATAATTGCCCACCACCATGAGTCGCTCAACGTTTTTCATCTTTACAGGGTCAAAATCAATTCGCTTCTCCTTAATCTTATCTGCTACCGAAAATTGTATCTTCTGCGATGAAAAGAAATCCATCGCTCTACCACCCGGCTGGGTCTTAGGTGAGCCGAACATAATGCCCACCTTCTCCCGAACCTGATTGATAAAAATGAGCAAAGTATTCTCATTAGCGGCTGTCAGCTTCCGTAGAGCCTTGGACATTATCCGAGCCAATTCTGCCACGCTTGCTTGTTCGGCTAACTTCTCCATCTCGGCTTTGGGTAAAAGAGCCGCGATGCTATCAATCACTATCACGCCAAAAAGCTTACTCTTTAGCATTTGATAGATAACATCCATAGCTTTCTCACCATATGCTGGGCGGTTGATGATAAGCTCGTCACAATTAACCCCAAGCCTAGTCGCCCACTCAACATCCAGAGACTTCTCTGGTTCTATTAATCCACAGGTCATTCCTGCCTTCTGGGCACAAGCGATTGTCTTAAGCGCAGTCAGCGTGTTGTGGCACACAAACCCATTTGACCAAAATGTATGAATATCTGGAACTTCAAAGTCCCATACTTCAGCCATTCCTGCGCGGATTTCGATGACTTCATCATAATAGTAATGAAGTTTTATCAAATCCTCAAGATATAGAAAGTCATCAAGGTCTGATGCAACTGGCTTCAAAGCATCGACATAAGAACGCATATCATCATAAGGTATCGCATCAGAAGTTCTATGACTTGAATACTTGCGATGTGTAAGTAACGGGTCTACTTTCTCTAACAAACTCCATAGGCCATCTTTGCCAAAAGCCCCCTTACCACTTTTATAAGTACCCATTCTGCGCCGAACATCATTGCGTAACCTCGCTATTCTCTCAAACTGGTATGGAACACGACCTGTTGTAACCATTCGTTGCCGACCAGTGCCTTCTTTTTTTTGAACAAGTTTATCACTCAAAACCTTGACCTTGCGGGGTGTAAGAAGACCAATCTCTCGCTCAAATATTTCTAAATCATCTCCTCGTATCGAAAGCATCCAATAATCCCGCATTATCTGTGACCCATTAGTTGCACAAGTACTAACATGCTTGACTTTGGAAACCACCCCAAAGTTAAGCAACATCAACTGGATTTGTTGAATCATTTTACTAGACGCACTCACTATCCGCATGTTTCTAGCAGATATTTCCATATCCATATAAGCCCTAAGAAATTCGGCTTGAATTTCTTTGGGAGCCATTATTATCAAATCTGGGATATACTTATCCCTAGATTTACCTTTTACCCCAAGTTGTTCAAGACACCACACTAAGTGAGCAGAGCAAATTCTTACATATCCTATTCTGCCTTGTGACAATACTTTGACCGCAATACCCTCCCCAAATAAAGAATCTGCCACCGCCACAAAATCATTCAGTGTAGCCTCGTCCTTCTGAGTAAATGCTAGTTGCTTGCGTTGGATATCCCCTTCAGCTATCATATAACCCAAAAATCTAGCAAGTTCCTTTGTTACTTTCTTCGGAAACTTAATGTGTTTGGCAGTATGATATTTGAATTTTTTATTCTGGTGTACTTCCTCAGCATAAACATTGAACCCCAAATCACAAGTTATCTCTGTCTTGTTTGCAAACTGAAGCATGCCTCGTCTTATTGCTGGCTTATCGCCTATTTTCAAATCCCTCAGGGCTACAAAGTGAAAATTCCCATCCTCGCCCATGACAAGTATCGGATGATTCAAGGAGCCTTCCAATTCAAGCCCAGTTTTGGTCACAACTCTTATGGTTGGTTTAACCCCTCCCCTATACAAACAACTAGTCTTCTTCATACCATTAGCCGAAACAATCTTGCGTTCATGGGTGACCCACTCATCAGGTTGCAGTTCAATACCCTGCGTAAGTTCCCCCATAGTCACAAGACCCAACTCCGAATCAATAACATAACTATCAAGTGCTACGCACTTAGCTGTTGCGAAATCCCCCCACAGAAGCACCGAGCGACCCAATGGGAATCCCCCACCAAGTACCCTATCTAATGTTAGGCTACCCGAAGATATTTTAACAATCTGAAGGCTTGGGTCGTTGGCAAATTTGACTACTCCTTCTCCGAATTCCCTATTGAGACTATCCTTAAGAGCTTCCAGTTCTTTCTGATGGTCAGACTTAGCTTTCGCCATTAATACACCCTCCATTTTATCGCCATCCCTCTTCCAAATCCCTAACTTTAGTATATGACATCTCGGTCATTCTGTCTAACTGTTGACCACTAAACAATATCATCTGCCCCTTGCTTTGTTTCTTCTTGGATTTCTTTATAATTTCAAGTACGGCCTCGAACTGTTCTAGCATTTTTTCTTGGTTAGGATACATCTGCGAAAAGGCCCCGCCCTTAATCAATGATTTAATAGCATCCTTTTTCACAGTTTGCCCATGAACCTTCTCGACAAAGTCGATAAAATCCTTGAAGCCCTTGCCTCGTGCCTTTATGATTGCATCAATAGTCTTTTCACCAATGCCCTTAACAATACTAAGCCCTGCCCGGATGGATTCTCCTTCAATTGCAAAGGCAGCTTCGCTCTTATTGATATTAGGTCGCACCACCTTGATACCAAGCCTCTTACATTCATAAACATAATCTCTCATACGGTCAGCATCAGGAGCAGAAGCAAGGCTGGCACACATAAACTCCAGAGGATGATAGACCTTCGCCCACATCGTATAATACGCGACATAGGAGTAAGCCGTGCTGTGCGCCTTATTGAACATATACGCGCCGAACTGCAGGAGTGCCTTCCAGAACTCTTCGGCTTCATTTATACCAACCGTTTTAGTGGCTCCTTCAATGAACTTCTTTTCGTGCTTCTCCATCCCGACTTTACTGGACATGGCTTTTCTTACGCCGTCTGCTTCTGCCAAAGTAAAACCAGCGATTGCATGCACCATCCTGATTGCCTGTTCTTGATAAATCATGAGTCCGTAAGTGTTCTTGGTTATCTTCCACATCTCGTCATTCATCGGGGGTATCTCTTCTCGCCCTCGCTTTCTCTCGACGTACTTCTGGGTGTATCCAGAATGCAACGGCCCGGGGCGATGGAGTGCGTTAATAGCTACTATGTCATCAAACGTTTCTGGTCTCATTTCCTGACAGAGTCTAGTGATACCCGGCCCCCAGAATTGGAATATACCCGCCGTGTGACCCAAGGCGAACTCCTTGACAACCTTCGAGTCATCCAGCATTAACTTATCCCACTCGATAACCTCACCAGTACGTTTCTTTACCATCTGGCGAACATGCTCAAGTATCTTAATAGTACGAGAACCTAAGAGGTCTAATTTCAAATAGCCCATGCGAGATAGCGAGTATTTATCCCACGCCGAAGTGACCTGCTCGTTAACTATCTCCAGAGGGACACTACCAAACAGAGTATCTCGTGCTACAATAACACCAGCGGCGTGTTGCCCTCTTTGGCGCACTTTCCCTACCAATCCACTTGCAATCTTTTCGATATCTTTTGAGCCAACCTCGGCAAGAGCCTGTTTGAAAACATCTTGGTTGAGATAGTCCTCTATGTTTTCGTCTACTACGTAATCACTGAATAGCTTGGTAAGCTTATTGGCTTCTTGGGGAGCAACACCCATAATACGACAGGTATCTTTGAAAGCATTCTTAATACGAAAAGAAGAGTTTACCCTGATACTGGCGACATTATCGGCTCCGTACTTCTCAGCCAGATAATCTTTGACCTCTTGTCTTCGGTCTTCCTGAAAATCCATATCAATATCAGGTAACTCAAAACGGTCAGGATTGATAAACCGCTCAAACATCAAATCATGTTTCAGCGGGTCAACGTGGGTTATCCCCAACGCATAAGCAACAAGTGACCCAGCGGCTGAGCCTCTTCCCGGCCCATATGCTATGCCCTTGGACTTGGCGAAGTTGATTACATCGTGGATGACAAAGAAATAATCAGCAAACCCATGACTACAGATTATTGATATCTCATCGGATAATCTTTCAATGTAGCTGGGAGATATCTCTGTAAGCCCTCGCTCGTGCCACCCTTCATGACATAGCTTCACCAAAAACTCTTCTTCCCCCATCCCTGTGGGGCGCTTTATTTTCGGGAGTTTACCCTTCCTCTTTTCCAAATCTATATGACACATATCAGCGATAGAAGCCGTATTGTTCATAGCTCCTTGCCAGATATCAGGCTTAAGGTCTGGATGATAGAGGTCGAACATCTGTGACATTTCAGATGCATCAGCCAAGAAGAATTCCCGCCAAGAAAATCGCATACGCTTTTCGTCGCTCAATAGCTTACCAGACTGAATTGTCAACATAGCATCCTGAAGTAACCAGTCGTCTGTCCCAGCATAATGAACATCGTTAGTCGCTACCATCGGAATATCGAGCCTCTTCGCCAGCCCAGCTACCCTCTTGTTATACAGAATCTGTTCCTCAATACCGTTGGGCTGGATTTCAACGAAGAAGTTATCTCCAAATAAATCTCGGCAACGCTCTAGATAAGTCACAGCCGCGTCTTTGCTCTTGTTGAGAACATGAGAAGCTAGCTCCCCCTTTAAACACCCAGACAATATGATTAGGTCTTTCTTATAGTTCGAAATCAATGAGAGGTCTGCTCGTGGCTTATAGTAAAATCCTTCGAGGTCAGCCTTACTGGCTACCACGAGCAGGTTGCTTAGCCCCTTATTTGTCTTGGCGAGAACCGTCAGGTGTGAAACGTCTGCTTTCTTTTCTTTGTTCTTCACTAGGCGGTCACCAGTTACATATAGTTCACAGCCAATGACTGGATGGATGCCTGCATTTTTACAGGCGTCATAGAACTCGACTACACCAGACATCGTACCATGGTCAGTAATGGCGAGGGCAGACATTCCCTTTACCGAAGCTGTCTGTGTTAGCTCTTTGGGAGTAGATACACCATCAAGCAGAGAAAACATCGAATGTACATGCAATTGCACAAACGGAGCCATATGGTCTACCACTCTTCCTCTTCTGCATTCTCTGCAGAATCAGTCGCTGTATTATCTGGCTCTAGAGGTTCTGCTGGCTTTGCTGGCTCTGCTGGCTCTGCTTCGTCCTCCTCAAACATGTCTTCCACCGCTTGAGCATTTGTTTGCTGGTCTTTACCTCCACCATAGTAACGGTCAATTTGCCCCTCGAAAATATTCTGTAGGTACTTGGTTGGAGTCTCCGTTATCCCCAGCTTCTTAAGGGCATCCTTGGGGAGCTTCTTGCCATCATCAATCTCCAAGTCATACTTGGTGTCGATGCCCGTCCCTAGGCGAGTAAGGATATATGGCTTATCCATCATTGTCCCTCGTCTCTCAAAGCGATTAAGGATAGTAGAATTCAAATCGGTATTGGCCTTAAGCACCAATGCCTTCCTGTCATCTGCTGGCATAACCAGATAAGCAACCCTGAACGACTTCTTAGTCTTATTGTCGTCTTCAGACGCACAGAGCTTGCAGTTCTCTGGGCAGGGTATATACTGCCATCCACCTTTATCTTGAAATACGTGTTCATAGTAGCCAACAGCTACATCGGGGTCATGCATAAAATAGAATTTCTGGCTCTCCCCATCGGCAAGAAATAGGAAATTACCCCCCGACCCCTTCGCCTTTGCCTCGGCTTTCTTCTGTTCCTCTTCCAGTCCCTTCATCCCTGTTACATACTCTAACGCCATGCTACTCTCTCCCTTCATCCGTACTTTCGTTGCAATATGGACTTCGTCCATCGCACCTTGTCTCTACTGCCCAGACCCATCGCTACTATCTCTGCAGAACTCATGCCATCAGCCAGCAAGCATATGATGTCATAGTGATTAGGATATTCTCGTTCCCAATCAACTTTAATATCAATATCATCGAAGAACTCGACCTGACTTGTAGCAATAGAGACCTCTGGCCTTTGTTGCCGTTTGGCTTTTCTATTTAACCATATAGTTCTGTTGTGAACCGACTTCCTGATATACGCAAAATTGCTCTGTCTGCTACCATTACACCTCCTTGAAGCTCTACAGGCAACCTCCATTAACTCCTGCAATATATCGTCCCTGTCATAATAGTTCTCTGCGTCACAGTGCCCTGCCTCTTTAACGAGAAACCACTGATGTGTCTGATAAAAATCCGTGAGCAAATTATCATTTTTCCCCAATTCACCCTCCCTTGTATTATACTGCTAAACAACGACCTTTGCTAATGCATCACAACCAACTATCACCCCATGCTCATCTCTCACAACTTTATCTGGAAATAGCAAATCGTCTCGGTGCCTTGCCGCTTCCGCTACAACCATACTAACAATCAGATAAACACCTTCTTTTTTATCGGGAAGCCCTACAACTTCGCCAAATGATTTGGTATTAATAGGCACCCGATGATTATCAATCATTATATGGTCACTAGTCTCCCTTATCTCTTCTACCCGTATCGGTGTTTTCTCTGGCTTGATTCGAACTGCATCCAAGCCTTCAGAACCAAAAAACACAATCGCATGTGGAGTATAATTCAATATCACCACATTATCTTGGTCTGCAATTCTTCTTCGCATTATCCAGTCCTTCTCTGGGACGGCTTACACTATGCAAGCCGCATCTTCAACCCAACAAACGGCCTAGTTTTCCCCAACACCGCCTCAATTTCTTCCTTGCTTAATTCTTGTGGGTCTTTGCGTTCCTTGGGATATCTGGTACACATCAAATTGATACCAAACCGTACCATCTTATCGCCCAGCCCATTATCATCATAAAGCGCATCCTTGCCAGCATCGTCGTTATCAAGCATTGAAATAACAGTATCGAATTCTGATAGCAACTCCAACTGCCTATCGCCCATGCCCAATCCCAGCAAAGCTACGGCTGGATAGCCATGTTGCCATAACCACATAGTGTCCAATGAGCCTTCGGTTAATATGACTCTGTTGGTGGAATCAATCATGTTCATCCCAAACAAGATTTCCTGCTTCCATTTGCCACGAGTGTAGAGATATCGTGGTTGCTGGGAATCACGAATACCCCTCAAAATAAACCCACGCACTATGCCCTTCTCGTCTGGAGCAGGAACCACAATGCGCTCTGTATCGGCATACCATCCCAGCTTCCATCGCTCTGCCGTTTCCTCTGTAAATCCCCTCTCAGCCAGATATGGATGCAGAGTCTGTTCGTAAGGTATGAATTCAGAGGTGAGTGTCGGCTTCTTGTCCATCAGCAAGTCTCCAAGGCGGTCTTTCAGCTTCGTGATTGGAATCCCGAACCCACCCTCACTTAACTCTCTAAGCCGCTTCTTAGCGCTCTCAGGGTCACAGGACTCCATCCTCATAACAAAGCCGACGATGTTACCATGAGCGCCACAGCTAAAACAGTTCCATAAACCAGATTCTCTATTCATACCAAAGTGATGATGAACATCATCCTCGTGGAAAGGACAATCAGCATTCAAATCTTCTGGGCTGGTTACAGTTACATTCTCTAGAGCATAGTAATTGAATAGCTCTTCTAGCTCTAAAAAAACATCCTTAATGCCTATCATGGTTCTCGCTTTATGTATGTCAGCTTTTTGCTATCAAAGTCGTAAGCTTCTTCCGATACCCCCGCGACTTCCTCTTCAAACTCGGCACTATGCTTTTCGCATAATGCCACCATCCTGTCGGTATTCTTACCAGTGATACCCTTCTGAATATCCTCTACGGGATTAGAGATTAGCCATATTGCTTTGACAGGTTCCCCACACACATCTTCTTCGTCACCACTAAACTTCTTTCCACATGTCCTTGTGCTAGTACCCTCAGCTACCTCAACCTTGGATATCGTCATTAATTTGTCCATTTTCAAAGCTCCTCCTCGTCGCCCTCTTCATCCTCTTTAACTTTTTGGGCTTCGTCATCCCAGAACTGCCCATCAATCTCTTCTTCTCTAGATGTACCAGTAGAAATTTCATCCAATATACCCTCGTTAACATGGAAATCCATCTTAGTGCTGAGGAACCCCTCTCCACTACGATTCTTTATCAAACCGTAATATAGCGCATCTTCGGCCTTATTAATTGATATCACCTTATCAGAATCTGCCCCCAACGCATCTCCAAAACTTATGTGTTCTAGGCGAGGCAGTAATTCGCCACCTTCTTGCTTCCCAGCACCTGCCCGATTGACTTGAGCCACAGCAATAGAGCATAAGTTATGCTTTACCGCAATCAATTTAAGACCATTAGAAAGCTGTCTCACCATGACATAGTCTTCGGCTCTCGCCTCGGCTTCAGGTCTTAACAGAGTCAGATAGTCAACCATTATCAGGTCAGGTTTCTCAAGACTACAATCACTATCAATCCTGCCTATCGTGTATTCTTCTCTTATCTTGCCTATATCAAGGATTTTCAGTTGCCCCTCATATTTTTTATAGCACTCCTCAAGCAACTCCTTATAGTCTCTGTGGTCGCCACGCCCTTTAGATAAATCTCGGTTGGTTATACCGTAATCCATATCATGCGCTAGGAAGGCATGGAGTCTAAACATCACCGCCGTCAGATTCATCTCAAGAGGATAATATACTATCTTACAGCCAGCCTTCAGAGCCGCTTGTATAATCTTAACACCAATCCACGACTTGCCCCTACCAGTCCTCCCGATAATAGATACCAACTCTTGCTTTTGGAATCCACCTGCTACATTATCAAAACGATTAAGTCCTGAAGGGATACCAGTTCCTGTACCGTCCATACGGCCTATAAACTCATCCAGACAAATCTTCCCTGCGCCTTCCTCTTCCATAGAGAATGCATCGACAAGACTGGCAGAAGCGACTTGGCCTAACATGTCCTGTATAGTCTGCCCCAACGATTCGATAACAGGTACAATATTCCCCCTGTTTTGAGCCAGCGTCACGGTCTTATCCATTTCTATTGCCAAGGAACGCCTTAACTTTTTGTCTATAAGAATTTCGGTAACAACAGAAACATCTTCTTCTGACACATCTTCATGCCGATAAGATTCGAAACGGGCTTCCATCCCCGCTGGGGTAAGCCCCTCTCCATCCATTAAGCGTTCGGAACCCCATTCAAACATCTCACGGTAAACTGGGTCTCGAAAATGTAATGTTGTTATTCCTTTTTCCTGAAAGGGATGTATGCCGAATTGACATAAACAACGAATGGCAAGTTCTTCATGACCAGTTATCATTTCTTATCTTTTTTCCTATTGGGATTAGTACCCATTCGAAAGATATGTAAAGCGCAACCAGCATCAGGACAATCCCTGACAATGGCGAAATTTCCTCCAACACAATCTAAACAATAAAGATGAATGCTTTTAACTGGGGTGCGCTTCTCGGGATAATTAGGTCTATTATAGTCGCTCACTGTTCTCCCCCTCCCCGCACTTACGGACGCCATACACCCCCTCCCATATCTAGTGTATTATACGGCAAATATTCAGCTACTGTCAGCTATTCTTCCCAAGGACTTTTATCCTCATCTGCGTCAGGGTCTGCTTCGCTAACAGCAACGAGCCTCTCGTAACAAGCCTCGCACATAGGAAGACCCCTCTTATCTTCCCACACATAAAAAATCTCACCACAATGATGACATTTTTGTCCTACTACTCCCTGTGGTGGCTCCTTGACAAGAACAAGGTCTTCGGGCATATCCCAAATATTACCACAATGATTGCAATTGAAAAAACGCTGTTCTCTCCATGTGCTTACAAATGGACTATTACAGCTAGGACATTTCACACCCAGTCGCTTCCTCTTTATCAAATGCAGGTCTACCCTCAGCGTGTTCATCACAAAGAGTATGTAACCAGCTACCCCGCCTCAATGTTGCTGTCCAAGTCTCACCACATTTCTCACAAGTCATCCCCGATTTCTGTCCAGCCTTTTCTATTCGAGCATAAATTATCCTGTACCAGCTATCAGAGAAATCCGTATCTTCATTGTGATAGTTTATGCTAATATAAAAACAAAGTCGCCCAAACTTCTCCTTCACCTGCACAGCGATAATCTCTATGCCAGTTGCTTTCTGGATAGCATCGAGGTCTTGGCATAATTCATCTACTAGGGTATACCAACCCGCCTGAATGTCAAATCCCCAACACATCAGCGTCTTGGTTTTGTCTGCACGGCGGTCTCGGAATATATCTGGATATTTCTCTACTATATAGCTATCAAACTCTTCCTTGTCCATTAGGGGCTTCTCTGCCGTGTCTGTCATTTCATGGTTCCTTTCTTCCTCTCCTGTATTAACACTATAGACATCGATAAGCTATTTCTCCTCTTCGCCCTTCTCTACCTTCTTTGCTTAGCCACTTTATCAATTTCTTTCTCCGACCTCAGCCTTGACCTGAGCCATAACCGCCTTGGTTATCGTCGGCAGTTGACCCTTGGCATAATCCGTCAATATCTCATAGTTATCGGCAACCCTCTTTCGATAATCTTTATGCCAGAGCATCACTAGCGTAGGTGGTATCTGCCATCCTATTTCGTCAAGAAAGAAGCTAGTCAATACCAAGTGAGCGGCACCTCCAGCACCATACTCTCTTACCATCTTTCCACCGATGATAAAATTGAGCTTGGTACTATTATTCTCTTCGGCTGGGATTTCAATATGGTGGCAGTATTTCCAGCGTTCTAAGTCCTTGAAGAAGACCACCAAATCACCACCGTTCCAGTCAGCAACATGCTTCTTTTTATGGGAAGCTTCGACAGTTGCCATCATGGAATGCTTGGTTTTCTTTTGGGGCTGACTATGCTTCTTCATCTGTTTGAAGACTTCCATACCTTAATCCTCATCGAATGGAAGTTCCCACCATCCACGCTCCACCATAACAGCTATTATACCATAGTTGCTCAAATCCTGCCATGTATCAATAACTGTTTCAGCCACTTGCGCTTCCCTTCCTTCCCACACCAGACGCTTGAGCCTGTTCACCTTGTCCCAAACCCGAACGAAAATACCCTTAACGCCAAGGGATAATATGTTATCAGGGCCATAATCATTATGCTTATGAATCATCAGAGTACGAAGCTCTCCCATAACGATATCAAGTGCGTCTGCCCATGTCTGGGGCAAGTCGCCCTCAATCGGTGGACGTTGATAAGACGCATCAATAGCATACTGTCTCAATTCCTCGCCAGTCGTCTTCTCCATACTATAGCTCCTTCGTTATGGGACTATATAAGTAATCCTATGGTCTTCTACCTGAACAACCACTGGAACGTTTGCTCGGATATCTCCATGGGCTACCTCTACTGACGGAGCAATCCTTACAGATACACCTACCACTTGAGCCAATAAGAATAGTACAATAATCGCCTTCATTCTGCCCCCCCAAGCTTCTGTTCTTATCTCCCTATCGCAATTAAGCGTAATAGTAAATAATCAATGCCAAGACTAAAAACAGGACTGTAAATCCTGCCACTACCCACATCATTGTTTAGCCTTGACCTTACGGGCTTCCATCAACTGATTCATGAAGCCATTTATGTCGTCCATACAGCCCCTTGAGTATATACCTTGATTGGTCGGGAAGTAACAATACTGCCGCCATGGCCCGTACCACTTTATGATACCAAGATGGTTTCCAAGATTGTTGTTACGGCACTGCCAGATGGTCGTCTTGCCAGTGTCCGACACCTGCTCAAAGCTGATGTACTCATACTTGGTCTTCATCGTAACTTCCATTCCATATCAGGTTCATATGAAGAACACTCTAGCCAGCTTGCCTCATGCCAATAAGCACAATAATTTTTAGGGCAATTCGGTGTTGTATCCAAATCCACAAACCACCGACAAGGACGGGGCTTCGCGCAGAGATACATTTCGAGATTCTCCACCACATGCTTGAGTGCTGGAGCGTGGGGGCAGGAATCAGGGCCGACAAACCATTCCTTCGTGACGGTTGGCAACAGCGGGTGGATGCCCAGTCCGGTTTCATACTTCCACAGTTCTTGTCCCGTCAGAGGGCAGTACCAGAACTTGCCACCTATCCCACGTTCGCCCTTGGAATGACTAATCGGGCATTCATCGCATACGTTCATGGCTTCCTCCCGGTGCCGTGGCAGGTGGGACAGGGGACTCTTACTGTCTTCTCCATCCCCCTGACCATCTGTAGGGTTAGTCGCTCCTTCCTCCCGCCGCAGTCGGGGCAAAGTTTCCTATTAGGATAAATCTTATAAACTTCTTCCTTCCCTCCTTGTTCCCAAGTGTGCGTGACCTTCGCCCCTGCCAGCACCGCCTCGATGATGGCGAGGGCTTCGTCAGGGTAAATCTTTTCTTGTAGCTGATTCTCTATCGCTTCCTGCTTTGCCATTCGTCTTTCAAGAGCCTCTTTCTCGCTAATTTTTTCCACCGCCTGAATTGCTGTCCCATTGTAAGAAGACATTTGGAGCCTATTATTATTAAGTTTCCACTGCTGTTCTGCAAATGAATCTGCTGGATGAACTATCACTGTAACTCCATAAAGAGTACAATTTTCAAGAACCCCATCCCTCCCTAAATCAATTATCCCCATTCCGTTCTTCATAGCCAGCTTCTTCATTAGGTAGTTCCTGAATGCGAACATAACTTTCTTCATGCTTACTCCCTCGTCTCCAGTGTGGGCAAAACCAGTCTAGTTCTTCATATTCTTCCATCTCTTTACACCAATTGAATCCACTATCAGGGTCAGGCTCAGGGTCGAGATGCTCACAATGATTGCAATCAAACTCCCCCAAAATCATAGCATTGATTATAATACAATCATCAGAAGCAAGCTGACAACTATCTTTGGCGTCTATCCTGCAAGCCGTCCAAATCTCGGGGCCGTCTAGCCGCCTTCTTCCGAAAGTACACCCTTCACACTTATCCATTATTTTTCACACTTGTCCATGCCCCAGCCAATAGACTTCGGGCTTTAAATCTTCAGGTATAGAAGTATGTACCAAAATTGTTTCGGCTTGTATCACATAAAGATAGGCTCCAGTCTTTCGACTATGGAAAAACGTATCCATGATTTCAAATTTTTCTGCTGTGACAGGGTGCATATGTACAACTTCAATGACATACAGAGGGGTTCCCTTATGAAAAATCACTATATCAGGAATAAATAGAACTTTCCCCCTGTCATAATTCTCCATAATTCCAAATTCGCCTGTTCTGGTCAGACCACCTGAATCTTCAAAATAAAATACATCACTAGATTCATAAAATGGTATTTCCATATATACGCCCCAATTCTTTCTCCAACCAAAATTGGCGAAGTGGCAATCATCATTAGAATTATTTTCGGTTTCTACAAGCCACCCATAAAGCAATTCCTTTGCCAATTTATGTTTATAACTTTCTGTATCGTCGGTGAATGGACTCTTTGCAAATTGGCGGCAAGCATCAACCTCCCTGTAACCCATTATTTCTCCAAAACAGATTCCAAAAAAGCCAGTTCTTTAAGTATGTCTTCTAGGTTCCTAGCCATCTTCAACAACTCTGCGTTGGTTATTCCCTGCTGGGCTAGGGGCATGGATTGAACCTTCTTAGTCAACTCCGCATACCTTGCTTCAAATGACGATGAGCAATTTAAATCAAGACTTATGCCAGCCCCACACTTGTCATCAGCATCCCAATAATCAAACAGACAATTTTCACATTTCATCCCCATGCCTATGCCCCCTTACAGAGATATCATATTCGTCTTCGTCTGTCTTTCTTTCCATATGCTCTTCGGCCAGTACATCAGAAAGAACCTGAATCATATCAGCAACATTATTGCTCATGCGAAACAATTCTTCTCTGACTGACCTCAACCCATTGATAGCAAAAGCGATTAGCTGGTCATCCATTCTCTTTCTCCTGCTCTATCTTGCGAAGACAATGCTTGCACACCTCTCTTGGATGGTAATTCATTTTCGCTCCCCAGTCCTTGGGGAGTCTTTTGCCACAGGCTGATATCATCACATGGTCAAAACTGACGGCTCCCCAAGAAGTCGTGTTAATCTCATGAGCCATATCGACCACTATGTGAGCTACGGTTCTGGCGTTCCACTTGCCATCATAACCATATACTAAATCCATCATTTCCCCTTAGGGGTTAACCCGAACAGACTCTTGATAGGATGGGCTTTTCTCCATGCCGTCTCTGCATCCCTTGCAATCCTATGCATCTCCATCAACTCGGCTCCAGAACAGATGTTACAGCATCGCCGTGTGCGTAGTTCTATCTCTGTTTCTCTGCCACATTCGGGACATACCTCGATATAACAGAGAGTTGTACCAGCAGGAATCTTTTCCATCAAACCCTCCCAGAACCATGACAATCAGGACAAGTCTTAGCAAATAGCACAGGGTCAGTTGCCCACTCAAATTGAGCGGGAACCACAATCCCTGTCGCTTGGCTCACCGTTACTGGCCCTTCCTTATGGTGTTCATTGCCCATCTCAAGTAGGCCAATGATGAACATCCCAAGTACCAACAATGCTATTATTACAAATATCGTACATTTGATTCCTAATATTATGAATTTAGTCATTAACTTTTCCTAATTCCCTTAATAATAACAACTGCACCCGATTCTACATCGGCATCGCTTAGAAGACCAGCTTGCTTATAGGCATTAAACTCGGCTTGATTTACTACAAACACTGACGGTAGACAACCCCCCTCTAGCCAGCCCATATCAATCATCTTCGGACTCCTCAGCAAGATTACGGATATTCACCATATCCTTGATTTGACCATGTTCATCAAGAGAGACCAGATATGCCTCATTGGTCAGCATCAAAGAACCCTCTCCCCTAGACCATCGCTGAAGCGTGTCAAGGTCTTTCTCGCTGGTCTCTGGCAGGGCTTTGAGAATAGTAGAAAAAGGACAGGATTCAGGAATCTCGCCAATCAAGACTCCACCCAGAATATTTTTATCAGTCCTTGCGCTTTCTTGATATTCTTCATGCCAAAGCTTGAACCCACACCCGTCGAGTTCACCCTCATACCCTAGACTAATAAGCGCGGGACAGCGATAATCATCGCCAAGCATATTGCAATCCTGTTTCTCTTTGCGCTCCCATACGCTCATGCCTTCACCTTCCCAGAGCCATGACAGGTGGGGCAATCAACATCATAGAACTTGCCGCCCAAATGCTCATTATCAAACTTGCCCGTCCCTTTACAGGCGGGGCAAACTTTGGCATCAGCCATCAAGAAGTCTCCAGCTTGCTTCCTCCCAGAACTATGACAGACAGGGCAGGATTCATATCCGTTCTGCCAGTCTTCACATTCAGGCAATCCCATCCCGCCAACGGGTTCTTTCCCCGTCCCTTCACACCGGGAGCAGATATCTTCGCCGTGCAACCCATCAGGAATCATGCCATCGCCATCACACGTAGGATACGGTGGGTTGGCTCGTTCTTTTTTATATTGATGCCAACTTCGCGTCCTGCCCCGATAGCCACTCATTTCTGTTCCCCTGCCCCTCCACACCAATCACAGGTTCGTTCTTTTCTGTTGTCGCCTGTCATTGGGAATAGCTTCCCTGTCCCACCACATCTAGAGCATTTAGTCGGGCTGGTTGGTGGGGTCAGAGTCATGCCCAAGCTACCAGTTCCTTTACACTCCTCACAAATAATAGAATGCATCTTCCCTTTGACATCCCCCGATTCTTTACAACGTTCTTCCTCATAAGGAACCAGTATACGTCTGCGTATCTCGGCTATGCACTCCCCCAATTCACCTAAATAATTCTTGTAATTATTATAGCTGGGATGCACATACCTCTTGCACAGGGCGAACAGGACATAATTCAGGTCGCCGTCCATTGCGAGAGCATCTCCCAACTGGTCAATGATATCGTCTAGCTCTGCCCTGCGCTCTTGTCTTATGTATGGCACTATTCATCCCCCCACAACGTCTGCCTATCATGTTCTTATTTCTTTGCCAAGCCCAACCGCCAGAACCACAATAATGAAAAGGGAAATTAACCCAGCAGGAGTGAACCCCAATATCATCCACCAGCGGAAATCTTTTTTGTGCTGTAGCCTGTCTGCCGTGTATACCGTAGGCCACAGAACAACAGTAAAAAATACCAGTATGATAAGTATTACCAGCAAGCCAACGAGAAAATCCTTAAGATGTTGCTTCATTATCTTCCTGCTCTTCTTTAAAGCTCAATCCCAACTCCTGTAGTTCTAGAGCAGAAGTCTGCATCAAAGAGCCAGCGATATCCCACAACCAATCCGACAGTTCCTCTAAGCCAGCTTCCCCAGCATGTCTGGCCCAGAGCGCAACCTGCTCAGCCCTATCTCGTGGTTTCTGCCCTGCGATAATCCTCGCTAGCAAGGCCTTATAGTTAGGCCACGGTTCTGTTCTCATGGATTATCTTCCTTCTCGCTATCAGCTAAAACATCAGACAGAACAGAAATCATGTCAGCAACATAATCAGCCAAGCGAGTGAGTTCAGTTCTTGTTGACCTAAGCCCATTGATAGCGAACATAATTAAATCATCCTTGTCGCTCATTTGGCTTCCTTTTCTATCTTGGTCATACCAAGTATCGTACAATCGCCTAGCAAACAGAACTCGTGGTCTACACCCTTACTGTCACGCACCATCATGGAGATTCCAGCAATAGCCAACCTTTTCCCACAAAATGCACACCTACGGTCTCCAAAGTATTCTCTATTTTTCCGGGCTAGCGTTTCAGACCATTCTTTTTCAAACATCGCTAGCTCTTCAAGAAAAGCCTCTTCCATTATATCCTTACTTCCTTCCTCATCTTATCTATGGCTTCTTGGTGATGCCTTTCATACAAACCCTGACCGACAGCGACACCGAAAGCTAGTATACAACCTAGTAATAGTAACGTTCCCATCCTCATCATCTCCTTTCAAAAAGAATAGGGGCTGGTAGGGGTTACTTGCTGAGTGTGACAGAACCCGAAGCTCGTCTAGTTACCAGCCCCCATTATTTTATGGATATTTGTAGCCGTTGTCCTGCAAGTACTGTTCTCTATCGCTGTTACTATATCCCTCGTCATACAACTGCTGACTCTTACGTATGTAATCACCTCGTTGCTGCTCTTTCCTGTTTTCTACAGCCTGTTCACGAGTAGGTGGAGTGTAGTTCCTGAGAGCATTATTAACGGCGTCATCGGTGTAATCGGGGCCGTTGCTATCAGTGGAACTCCCGGGAGAATAGGTGACGCCATTGCGGAAACTAGTGGAACTTGCACCATCAGAATCCCTATTGTGGTTAGACACGAAAATAAACGCCAGAACAAATACCAAACCAAGGAGCAAGCTCACAATCCCAACTAGAGCCAGAACCATAGTCCTATTACTCCTCATCCTAACTGTAGCCTGATTCATCTTTGCTTGTATCTCTTCGGTTCTCTGGGTAGCTAGGCCAGAGTATTCCTCGTAACCCTTTCCCTTATCTAAGTCCATTGTGGCTCCTTCCCCTCGTCCTCATCCTCGTCCATGTCAAAAACAATCTCGACTTCCTGCCCCCTGAGGATGCCTAACATAAACAAGCACTCTCGGAAGCTCAACGTGCCATCTCTCCAATCTATCCATGCATCTGTAATATTTCGCCAGTGTATGTCTCTAAACCTTCCCATTTTCAATATTCCCTTTCAACTAGCGCCAAAACAGCATGCACAAACTGACCTGCTATGGCTTCTGCTTCCCGCCCAGTCATTGTTGTCTCGATTCTGGGCTTCTCTCTTTTATCGGCTGTATCGTCAAGCACCTCTAGTGGCGAGACGAACGAAATTATAACTTCATCATCATAAATAGAGACTACTGGATAGGGGCTGAGCTTGTCAGTTTTGATATCATAATCAAACTTCTTCCTGTTCTTCGTCGTTACACCCGATACTCTCATCATTCCTCCTATTCCTTTTCATTCCAGTTCTTTATTTCATTTCGACTTCTCTGGCGGGACTCCTTTGCAGTTACTCGTCTACCAAACTTACCAGTAGTCATATGAATCCAACCATTCGTTTTAATATGACCCATACCTGAGCTTTTGGCTGGGATTTTGCCTTCGCCATTCAATACAGGAATCTTACTCATGCCTTCGCTTCCTTTGCGTCTTTGCCTTACTCTTCGAGGAGTTGCTCTCCCTTTTATGGCAAGACACTCAGGGCACGTAACTGGAAGTCTAGTCTCTTCCCAACTCTCAACCAACCATCCTGTAAAAACTCTCTTATCTGGTTGGCAAACTAGATAGCCAAAACTTGCGCTTTTGTATGCCGAAGTTGCCCAATGTACCACATTATCTTCAAGACATTTAACTCTCATAATCTAATCCTTAGTTACTTCTTAATGAACTAACGATGCATATTATTGAAATATGTTTCAATATCTTGCATCGTTAATATCCTAACTTCACAACTCTATTTATAAGCAAAAATAATTCCTTCCAACATTTCTTACATAAAGTAATTGAATGAAAGCCTTCCCCTTCTATCCAATATAAAACCTTATTTTTCCCACACTCGTCACAATTACCTTTTTCTCTTTGCCTAAACTCCCAAGCCATTTCCATCCTCCGTCCGTTTCCCCCTTGACTCGTCTGATTCGAGCGTCAGATATCGGACTGCACTCAAATTAACAAAATGGACGAGGTCTTTGTTTTCACACACAATCATGATGGGGATATCCAGCATTATTTCAGCGTCAATGCTTTCCCATTGTACTACCGTATCATCCAGATATTCCACATGTACAAACATTACTTTCTCCTGTCCATCCAATCTTCAAGGAACCCTATCGCCACGATAGCTATCATAAAGCCAATAATTATCCCTGTTATCAACATATACCAAGGAGCCATTATTTCTAATCCTTTACTTGCCTAGTGTACTTCTTTCTGTATTTCTTACAATCAACCTTCTCCTGAGGCCAACCATTTGCAAGCTGTCCCTTCAAGCACCCATATATCATACCACCAGTATTGAAGTGGTTATACTGGCACTCTCCGCAAACAGATGGATTTCGTGTATCGCTCTTCCCCATCGGATACGCCCCCTGCTTCATGGTTCCTCTTCCACTTGTATGGGTGCTACTGAAAAGAGCGTCCGTTTTGCTCCATCCTCCCGCTCCAAATAGCGAATATTACTTCCATCATCCTTGCTATATGGATTATCAAGATAGCCATTTTTAAGGTAAAAATCTGTAGGGTCACCTGATGTAACATCAGTTTTAACTCTTATCACATCTGGCTTCAAGTAGGCCAAAAGTGTGCGACCTATTCCTTGCCCACGATAGTCTGGGTGGACGAAGAGATTGATAAGCGTGTTGTTGACCCAACTAACTATTATAAGGCCCACAATCTCTCTCCCAGATTCCGCAATCCACACTTTCATCGGCTTACGCTCCGCACGGTCTGGAGCTTGACCAGTTATCACACGCCACAATTGCTGATTAGTGGTAAAGTAGTCACGGCGATAATGGGTATCCAAAAGTTCTCTGATATTCTCGAAGTCAATATCGAGTGCTGGTCTGATGATTATGAATCCACCAGCTATTGATTCCATTACGCCCCCTTGTCTAGTATGGGTTTTGGATTGCATGCTGGGCATCGCTCTCTGTCGTAACCATGCATGATATATCCCTTCCTTGCTCCTCCCCTACATAGAGGACAAAAAACATCCAGCTTTACTATTTCTTCTTCACAGAAGAACCTTTCTTCTATGCAATCCTCCTTCAATGCCAACTCTATGGTATCGAGAGCAAGCTCAGGTATCATCGCCCCATAAAGCATACGATTTACTATGGAGTCTATCCTGTCACCGTATTCCATCACTTATCACCTGCTTTTTTGGCACCGATATGATACTTAATGATATGGTTGTTCTTGCTCCAAATGGTAATGTCTCCGTTAACTCCTGTTGACCACGCTTGCTCTCCCAAGGATTCATCAGAACGAATGGTATATTCTCTTCCATTAATCAACCCTCTCACATAAAACGTTTTGTTATCTGCTCTTGGATAGGTGATATTAGTTATATGATAGGTATAAGCTCCATCAGAAATGTGTGGGCCTATATGACCCTTGTTGATAAGGCACCCCTGAACGCAATAGGTAGCCCCACACATTAGTCCAGCACCTACAGCTATTACTACCACAACACAAACAGCTATCACCAACATAGCGAAAAGAACGTTCAACACATCTTCCCTAAATTCTCTCATTTTTCCTCCTTCTTGGATTCCCACTTATTCCATTTTCTGCACCGCAAACACATCTCGGATTTACTAGCTGGTAAATCGAACTTGCAGTTGTAGCAGTCCTTCTTTTGCGCCACCAGCACCAACTCTGGATTCTCGACCACGGCTTTGAGTGCGGCGGCGTGAGGGCAGGAGTCGGGTGGCAAGTTTTTAGTGAAATGCAACCCGCAAAATACTTCCAAATCGTCATATTTGTCGCCTCTTTTTAGACACGGGCAGTCGGGATAATCCATCGGCCACAATTCGGGATGTCTCCCATCGTTCTCACACACGCTCATGGCTTCCTCCCGGTGCCTACCAGTGACATATCAAACTTTCTAATCCCACAAAGCCAATAGAATGATAAGAACGCCAAATACCCAAATCGCTATCAATACTTCCGTTTGTGTTGTCATGGCTTCCTTCCGGTGCCTTTGCAGGTGGGACATTTCTTTTCGCTCATGTGGGATGCGGGCCAGTAATGTCCTCGATATGCAATGGTTCCCTCGCCACCGCACTTTTCGCAGGGATTTTCCTTCTTTACCCACACTTCATAAATCATCACGCCACCGTCATGCTTCAACTCGAAGTGTTGGTCTTCTAGCACAGCCTCGATGATGGAGAGGTCTTCGTCCTTGAGCATACTGTTGGCAATCGCAATACCAAGTTCTTCGCGGTGAATCTGCCTTTGCAATATCTCGCTCATCGGCACCTTCTCGGTCATTCTTCGGCCTCCTCAACCTCGTAATCCTCGCACCATTTATCGATGACAGATTGGGCTAGTTCTTCGGCGCAGGAGAGGCAGATGATGGAACCATATTGAAAATATGCTGTTCGTATCCATTCGCCATGTCCGTGGCACCAATGCTTTCCCTCTTCTTCATTCTCATGGTATGTCCAAGTCATCGTTATGCCTCCCATATATCTTGAATAATAATACCAGACTCGCTCTCGGCTATCAGTTCCTTGCAGATAGAAAACCTATCATCCAGCCAAGCTTCCTTCCCCTCGTCTGCCGCATGCTCTGATGCTATCATCCTCGCTTCTTTCTCGTCTTTCGCCCTTACGACTACTGTGAAACACTTGTCATACCACGGTAGCCATGGGTTTATCTTAAGATTCGCCTCATCTTGTTCTTGTTCCTTCTTCAAGACCTTCCAGAATACCTCTTTCGTCTCTCCCTGTTTATAGATATCTGCAAAAGAATCAAACTGTACATCGGGCAAATCTTTCTGTGGCTCAAGTATCCAGAGTTTCATGCTTCCTCCCTAGTTCTTTGCAACAAATGATACACCACTTAGAATCAAGCGTATCAATATGATACCCTAACGAACAGCATATGAACTTACGCCACCAGAACCAGAATCTACCTCCTCGCCATATCATACATCTTCTTCCTTCGACTTAAAATTCTCACACGCCTTCATCTTCCCGGGGAACCAGTCAGGAGCATTATTGTTCTTTTTTATTCTGGTGCTATTCCAACAGGCTACATAAGACCTATTATCATCATTGATGGTCAATAATGAATTGGCACAATCCCCACACGTATACTCCCACCAGTCATGCAAATTAACATCTTTTTTGATATCTTCTAGCTCTTCCTCACAATAAAGACCATCCTTGCTGAAGACATCATTCGCTATTTTTGATTCTTTCTTGCTGGCAAGCTTGCCCATATCATCATAGAACTGGTCATAGTCTCCATTCCAGTATCTCTCCAAATACTGGTCATATACGGCCTCAATATCAGCAGGTGAATAATTAAACTCCTCTGCCTTAATTGGCAAATCCAGACCGTGTTCGTACTCGATGCCCCAGACCTTCTTTTCGATACGCCCTTGGTCAAGGATTAATTTATCATAATGGGTTTGTAGCTCTTGTATCTTCTTGTGCGTCTCGGCACTCCATTCGTCTATCACCTGCCGGTCCTCTTCTAGAGAGAATATGCGTCTCTCTATTGTGACTGCATAAGACGCCAGTGTATGAGATATCAAATGAACTACCCTCTTCTGCATGAACTTCGGCATCCACCCAAGCTTATTCTGTGCCTTTATCATTTCGCTCTCCCTCCGATTGCCATTTTTCATATTATACCTCTTTAAATATTTTTCTGATACCTTGCGTCATTGCTACCAATATTAACTCAGGGTATTTCACTATAGCCTTAAGAGCATTAGCATGAGGGCAAATATCAGCTTCATCTGGATAGATAATCGTCATCCTCAATCGACAGTAAATATTTCCATCAGAATCTTGTTCCGCACATGGACAAGTAGGCTCGTCCACATCCCATCCTTCATCGCAAAGCATCGTGCTTCCTTACGGCTCTCTGCATCTGTCTCCTGTGTCTACGGTCTCGCCAGTGAAGCTTCTTCCCCGCCTTCTCTTTGTCCTGAATGATAGCTTCGACATAACTTGTCCAGTTTATCTTAGAAGGATGCGACATCTTACCACCCATTATCCCTCCTCTTTATCGTCGCTCCAGCCTATACAATCAAAAAAGTAGTTAATCTCTTCCCCCGTCATGCTCTTCTTCCACAGGATACTCTCTACTCGCTGGCACAAATCCACAATGGGCAGGTTCTACCCAAAGGAAACTCCTTAATATCATGGCATACGGTTTACGAACCTCCTCTTCGACGTCTCTCTCAACCGTCTCGCCCCTAAGCTCAGGAATCCATAACTCACACTTGCTCTTGATACATTCTACTCTTTTCCATGGAGCAGGGCTTATGGGCATTCCCCAGCTACTCCCCGCCCACTCTATGTTCGCAAACGGACACAACCCCTTACCGTTCATCGTAATCTTCCCTCCTCGGCGATATAGGCACCGCCGCCAACTCGTATATATAGTAAGGGTCATAGAGAACCTTCTTCAAGACTTCTCCTGTAACACACTCTTCGGGTGGGAAGTTAGGCATAACCGCCGATTTGGATACCCATTTCCAGAACAGGCAGTGGTCGAACATCCGAACCTCAAATCCAAGCTCTTGCTTGTGTACCTGCCCTCGCATGAAAGCTGGGCAATTATCACATGGATTCATTTTCATCATCTTCTTTCTCTATCCTATCGGTTGAGCCAAATAAACGTTCAAGTTCTTCTTCATTCATGCCTAAAGATTGCCAATGCCTTCTACTTAATAGCCTGAAGTGTTCTTTTTTATCCCATTCTTCTTTCTCTATCCTGCCACCAGCAACATAACCGGCTATCCACTGTTCCACTGAGTCTAGTCGGTCTGCCAAGTTACGGTCGAAGTCGTGGTGAGCTTGTTCCTGAAGACGTACTATCTTCATCGCCAAAGTCTCTATCAAGAGAGCCATATCCATCCTAGGATAAATTCCCAGCTTCTCGGCGTTAGAGTTATGCTTAACTTTTCCAGTTTCCCATCTAGGCCGAACTTTGATACAGTTACCATTCCCCCTCCCTGTCCAAATCGGGCTAATCCTGCCGCCTGTAAATCTCCTAATTCGATTCCAGAACCACCATTGAAACATTTGCCAGTTTGTTGCAGGATTCATGGCTTCCTCCCGTCCGGTGAAAAATCCCAATGCAAATATCATCTCTCCACCTCCGCTCTAATCGTCATCTCACCACACCACCCTCAAATCGAATCCCTCGCTTTGTGGCACAGATTCGCGACACATCTCTTGCAAAGATGAATCCCGCGCCAGCCTTCCCAATATTCTTTCATCGCCCTACCGCAGTTCGAGCATTGTGGGGTCGCTTGTGTGGAACGTCTTTTAACAAAATCCCAAGTATGATATTTCACTCACTCACCTCGCCGGTGCCTTTGCAGGTGGGACACTCTTTTTTATTCTCAATCCCAGATATGATTTCCCAAACAACTCCTCCCGTCCCTCCGCAGTCGGGGCAAGTGGCGTCCTGAATCAGATTTAGATTAGATTTATCTCGTCTCTTGATTTCGGATGGCAATTCCAAGAGCATCTTCCAAGCATCCAAATATCGCTCATCCAGCACAGCCTCGATGATGGAGAGGGCTTCGGGAGATGCCTTTTGCAATTTATCGCAAGCGACATTAATTCGGTCTGCCAAATCCTCGCTCATCTACTCCACCTCCGCTCTAATCGTCATCGCCAGTCAAGCCAAGAGCCGTTTTTATTCTTTCTCTCAACGTTGGTGATACGGGATATTCCAAATCATCCACAGTCGCCGCCAGTTCTTCGGCGCAGGAGAGGCAGATATGAAACACATCTCTATTCTCAGGTTGCGACTGGAAATATGGTCCTTGCGTGAAACTCAAACAATGAGGACAATATTGCGAACGCCGCTCTTCATTCTTATGGTATGTCCAAGTCATCGTTCACCTTCTATACTTCGGAATCGGCTCATACATTGGCATATAGATAAGACCATCGATGACTATATTTTTCACAAATTCGAGCCAAGCTTTTTCTTGAGTGTTACCAAAACCTGCAATAGGATTCTCTCTATCACCACGATACATAACACACCATATATCACCATCACGAAACATCTTGATGGTCAACTCCACTTCCAAATCAGCCATCGTCATCTCCCCTAGTAACCATCATCAATTCTTCTAGTGCCGTCTCTTTCTCTTCTTGCTATCTGAGCCTGATGCATTCTGCCCCTTGCTTCCCAAGACCGTTTTTGACCCTTACGGGATTCACTTGATTTGCGCCTATGTTCTTCTGTTTGCTTATAACCTAAAGCGTTTTTCTTTCCCTTCATGGCTTCACTTAGTTTGCGCCTTGTTTCTTCAGTGGGGCTAAAACCCTTATGGGGCATTATTACCATCCAACCCTGTCCAGAACTTTGATAACCAACCAGCCACAGATAACCCCAAGAGGGATACCCGCAAGACAACCTAAACCAAAAGCATAGCCATGTATATACATTACCTGACCCACTTCCACTTCTTGACCCTGCCGTACTTGATTACAACCACAGCTTTCATACCTTTTGATGCTAAGTCAGCTACCACCTGTGAATCATCAGATATCTCCTTGCGATAGAAAACAACATATCCATCTCCCTGTATATCCATCAAAACTGTGTTGTCGAAGTTGTTATTGACATTGACTACCGTCCCACTATAAGTGCCATCTTTTAGGACTGGTGTCGTGTAGTCACCATGGAAATTTATAGCCCATAATGCAATAACTACAGCCGCTATTATGGCAACAATAGATATAACTATAACTAAGGGCATCTTGGATGGCATAGGCTCTGGAAAGTTTCTTGCTTGATTAGCCATTAACCCACCACCTCCACTCTCCCGGTGCCTTTGCAAGTGGGACAATCATCGCCTTGCTTCAAATCATTCCTATGACCACCCCATCGCCATTCACGATGATTTATGTCGAACTTCCCGCTCCCTCCGCAGTCGGGGCAGGTGGTGGACTTCTCAGCACGGGCATTCATCGCTTCGGTCAGTCCCCACGCTCGATTTGTGTCTTCCAGTATTTCCCTAATCTTCCACTCACTTATGCGCCCCTCCAGCACCGCCTCGATGATGTCGAGTTGACCATTTGACGCACCGCCCCGAACGAGGTGTCCAAGAGCATCGCGGTATTCCTCGTTTAGTTCACTCATTTATCTTCGACCCCCTTACGAGGTTGCCACATTTCACATGGATAGAGATTTGAAACTTCACCACCGCGCATCTTACAGCCGGGACGATGAGGGCCGTAACCTAAATCAGCATGACCACACTTCGAGCAATTCCATTCTTCCGCTATCATCGCCCTTATGATGGGGAAGTCAGCAGGGGTGAGGTGGCAATCTTGAATGTGACAATCCACATGACCCGCTGGATAAGGTGCTTTTCCATCACAAGGATAAAATCTTTTTGCTATCGGGCATCCTTCACATTTAACCATTCTCGTTCTCCTCTTCAGTATCAAACATCGGGGTGACGACCTCATACAATTTGAGGTGTTCCCCATCGAGATACCTAGACCCGACACGCTCTGCCTTCCCGTTCAGTACTGCCTCGATAATGGAGAGGTGCTTATCTGAAGCATTGATAACGGCACTGGAGATGCTTGACCTGCGCCGTGCATCTTTCCATTGTTCCTGTGTCCAAGGTACATTTTCCATTATCTCACTTCTCCTTTCTATCAACAGAATCCAGATGGTCAAGATAGATAAGCGTACTGATATACATGACAGCCAAGCCCACTATCAACCCAAAACAGAAATTAAACATTAACTTCTTCTCCCTGTTCTAGAGACAGGCAAAGCGGAGTGAGCAGGAACAGCCGCGAACCCACTTACGCCCACATCCGCTTGCCTATGCTCTAACATCTTCTTTACTTCCTAATCTCTATCGTCAATCTGGTGGCAGGGTGCCGTGGGATGCCGACATATATCCCGCCCTGTAACCCTCGTACCAAGTTTTTTCATCGTACTTGTTGTTGTATTGAGGGTCTGGCATCGCTGTTTTATAGGCGTAGGGATTGTTCAGCGCATCCCAATGTCCATGGCTGTAACCATCAGAGGTAACGTCTCCCTCATCGTGAGGGCCAGTAGCCTCTGGCGTGTCTGACTCGGACGTACTGGTATCCGTACTCGTCGAGGTGTCTGTGGTGCTGTAAGTACTGTCAGAAGAACTTGTAGCATTCGGGTTGCCGAAGTGTTTCTGGCAGATTATGATGGTGGCGACCAACAGGCCGACTATCACTATCACAACCAGCAGGACTTTTGCGAACGTCTCAAAGTAATCCAGTCCAGTTTTTGTATCCATCTATATCACCTACCTCTCGTCCTAGTCCATCGAAACTTTTTTGATGTGATACATCACGTATATCATGTCCTTACTGCGAACCCCGCCATTCTCCTCTACCCACTCGATAGGCTCTTCTGGTCTGCCGTACTGCGCCTCTGACTTGTTATGCTCTCGCTGGGCTACAGCCTTGGCTCTCTCAAGGGTCTTGCAGTACTTCCTCCAGTTAGCCCAAGTATGCTCCGTTCCCATCGGCCCACCCAGACCAGTCAGGTTCTCGCTCTCCAGTTCGTAGACGTACTCCTTCGCCATCTCTATCACCTAGCTCTCTTACCCGTTCGAATTCTGGACTTCCAACTTCCCCATCTCGTACGCCCACTCCAGCATCTGGCGAGTGAACTCAGCATCGTGGAGATTCTTGTAGTACTGAATCATCAGGTGCTTATCCTCATGGTTGGAAAGCCCAACAGCCCAGATAGTCTCACCGTATACATCCTTATCAACCCATACATCGAACATGTCCTGCTCCTAGTCCTTAATCTGGGATACCCTTATCCCAAAACTCGGCATCGACAGCCCTGCGCCCTATATATTCGTAGTCACTGGCTTACAATCATTGACCAACTTCCTCCTTCTGCTTGAACGTCCATTATGTAAATTCCGGGGGAGACGTTGATAATGACTGAGTCGTCCCTGTTGCCAATCTCATTTTCCAACAAGTCGACTTGTTCTCCGTCAGAACGGTAAAGCCAGATAATGAAGTTACTGTCTCCACGATATGCCATGTCAAAACGGGCGGCTCCCCCATTAAGTGTGAAGAACCCCGTATGGCTGTCAGACGACCCTTGATACGTCTGGGGTACTCCAGCTGCCGAGGCAGGACGAGGCTGTTCAACGTGTATCGTCCACGGTCCAGAGGCGTAAGTGATGGCCAAATAATAGTTGCCGTCCGAGGGAACACTGAAGACTCGGCCTCCGCTATATTTAGACAGTTCATTAGCTATAAGTTCTAGGTCATTTCCCTGACTGTCTCTTAACCACACAATGAAGTTCGAGTACTGTTCCGAAGTACTGTACGTTAAATCAAAGGTCGTAATCCCCTTCATCAACCCGAAAATCGCGGTCGCTTGGTTGCCATTTCCGCTGAAGTCATAGGTGTAAGGTGCGGGAGGGGTAGGAGGTGGAGGTGGTGGAGGCGGTGGAGGCGGAGGCGGAGGAAAATTAGGCCCCTTGCCTTGATAGTCAAAGTACATCGGTCGTTCCACTATAAGGCCCGAATCGGATGTTACGTCGATAGCGAAGTCCTGTTCAGGCCCGATAGCAAGATTGGCATCGACCGTTACCCTAGTGTTGGCAGGAACATTAACACTTTGAGGTATAGAGGTTCCACTCGTGTTCCTGTAAGTGATATTGGCGGTCGTGGCAAGGCTGTTCGGGTTCTGTATGCAGAGCCAAGTCTCAAAACCGGCCCTGCTACAACCCTCGGCGAACATCGAGACGGTCTGGGGAGAAGTAGCCCCGAAGGAGTCGGAGCCTCCGTCCCACTTGTCCCTGTATAGGAAATACATAGGTCGTTCTACGGCAATAGGAATATTGCTTACTACCTTGGAACTGACATCCTGTTCTGGCCCGATGTCGGACGCCACGTTCACGGTCTTCCTCGAATGCGGCGCGACCGAGTATGACTTTTTCTGTGTTCGTCCAGTCGCCATCTGATAGGTGATATTTGCCGATGCCGTTGTACCGCTGGGATTCTGAAGGGTCAACCAAGTATCGAATCCCTGTCGAGTACACCCCTCCCCAAAATACCAGCTAGTGGACAGGCTGTTGGCACCTACGGCATCATGTCCCCCGTTCCACTTGCCTTGGTAGTTGAAATACATAGGACGTTCGGCCACGACAGGACTTCCAGTAATCTTCACCGAAACGTTCTCGTTATCCCCGACCGCATCACGGACATTGCGGGTGAATCTACTCCAAGGGCCAACAGAAACAACCTCCGACAAAACGGAACCATTCTCATTCATGTACTGTATGGTTATAGTCGCATAGGAATCACTTGGATTCAGGATACAGAGCCACTCGTCAAATCCGGGCTGTGTACACCCCTCAGCAAAGTACCACGTTGACTGGGGATGACCAACTCCCATGGCAACGTGGCCACCAGTTCTACCATTGCTGTTGAAGTACACGGACCTCTCTACGACAATGGGAGTGGAGTTAGTAACCTTACACGCTACATCGTGTTCGCCATAGAAGACATCGTTGACATAGATGGTCAAGCGGGAATTTGCGCCGACTTCAACTGACTGACTTTTAATGGAACCATCTTCCAAGTAGTAGGTAATCTGCGGGTTCACGGAATAAATTGAGTAGCGGTTGAAAATGCACAGGTAGGTATTGAACCCGCTTCTGGTACATCCCTCAGCAAAGTACCACGTTGACTTGCCCTGCTGGGTTCCCATTACAACGTGGCCACCAGTCCAGTCGGCGAAAGCAGCCGGGGACAATGTGAGAAGTAGGAGGAAAATCAGAACCGCTGATAGCAATACCTTTCTCACTATGATGACCCTTTTCTTTGTCACCTTCCCCTTGATGAACGTCCGTATTCGCTTCGTCTTCTCCATCATCCTTCTCCTCTCGCTATTTTGCTTGCTTTGCCTTACATTATTTCTATAATTTCATAGCTTATGATAATATACTTCTATATCTGTTTATGTTTTCCTCCTTGAAAAAACCTCTTACCTATAAGGTAAGCTTTTCGACCCCTAAAATGGGGGTTGGGTTTGAAAATTGAACAAAAAACTTTCATTTGTCTAGTAGTCTAATCCCTGTCTTTCATCCGCTTAAGCATCTTGGCATTGCCATAATAGAGGTGCCCATCTATCCATTTCCTAGTTCGTAATTCTAAGGGACGGGAACAAGTCCAACACTCATCGGTCGTATCTCCGTCCTCCACTATGTTCCACTTCTTAGGATTGAGTTTCGTTCTTATCCCACACAAAGAACGTATCTCTCCTTTGTATCTTATAAAAAAATGCTCTCGACCTATAGAATCATATCCATACCACTTGAACAGCTTCTGAGCGCCATTGAGCCATTTGTTTGGGTCTGGCTCTGGCTCTTTATCCTGTTCTCTTTTTTCTAGAACTCTTTGCCGTAATTGTTGGAGGTCTCTTTCCCTAGCCAAGTACTCTTCCAAAACTCCTATGTCCCTAGCACCCAGAGTCAATTGGGCAAAATGGCGAGGCTCTTTAGAGTCTTCAAATGAAATTATAAAATTGCCATTATCATCCTTCCCTACCCAAATACCCGTATCCTCATCAAATTCTTTAGGGCCTTCTCGCTTCCAATCCATCTATCTATCCTTTCAGCGGAAGCGTGGCTCGGTGTCATCGTATCTGGTAGACCAGACGATAGCGTCACTGTGGCGTGTGGGGTGCTTGAGACGCTCCCAGAGCGATTCTGAGCGTGGTGCGACCCCTCCAGTAGGACGGATGCCTTCTTCATCGTTACCGGCCTCTACAGGCTCAAAATCTACTGTTTCCTTCGGGGGCGGTGTGCCATCATATAACTCACAGAATTCCTGATAGCCCATGTCCTCGATTTGGGCGATGAATTTGATATGGTCAATAGAAAGGCGTGTTCCTGTGATTTCATTCCAAGTGGTGATTGTGCCTTCCTCGTCACAGGGGAAAGCCATAATCTCCCAGCCAGTATATGGAACATGGACTCCGCTTAATACGAAATACCTGTCGCCCCATCGGCAGAGCCACGCCTCACCACGCCAGCCCTCAAGGTCTCTTTCAATAACCTCGATGTTACCAAACATCATCCTCATCCCAATCGACATCCTCGATGGGTGGCAGTTCGTCAGCCAATTCTTCTTCTGCCATAATCTGCGCTTCAATCTCTGCGTTTTCGTCTGCTTCCATCTCTGCTCTTATTTCTTCTATGTCTTCTGGGGTTGGGGATATGGTCTTAACCCAGACATAGCTCCGACCATCCTTTTGGATATCAAAACCGTTCTGCTTCAAGCGCCTGACCACGTACGGAATGTCCTGAACGAGTGCTTGTTCAGGTGTCTTGTTGGTCTTGAGTGGCAAGCCAGATGCTATGATATCGTCCATGATTTCTTTCTTCGTCCCTCCCTCTAGTATTCGCTTTGCTATCGCCCTAGGTGCGGCGTCCCGAAAGATTTCGTCCAGAGACTTAAATCCGTTCGTCATTACATCCTCCCTTTCTTGCATTATGTGGCTCATGGCACTAAAAGCCTTCTGCACCTTCGCCGTTTCTTCCATATGTAGCTTCTGCAAATCCAACCATTCTTTGACGGTGATACCGACAGTCAGCTTCCCTCGAAGCTCCTCATCAGCTATGATGTTCGCCAATGTACAAACGACTCCAGTTTTCAACGTCATTCACCTCCTTGACGCCTTCGCTTATTAATAGCCTAAGGCGGTTCTTGTCCTCGTCTGTTTTGATTGCCCATGTCATCCATGACAGAGACATTATCACCCAGCATATACCGGGTGCTCCCCCATATACGACCTTTCCTTTGCGTTGCCACCATTTCTTATCGATTCGAATTGGCTTCTTGGTATCACCAGCCGTATAGACTGGAAGGGTGATATAGTCCTCTCCCATATCTGTGAAATCAATGACGCTCTTTTTCTTGGGAAACAATTGGTCTTTCAATAGCTCCTTCATACCCTCGTCATATTCCTCAGAATAAGAGTCAGCGAGAGCATCCAGAGTATCTTCCCCTGCTTCCCAAAGAGCTTCTTCATCCCTACCAGCCAATGACCTCATGCTCCTTTTTCTCGACCTTCTTGAAGTCGTCTTCTTCCCAAGTATCAACATCCTTGAAATCCTGTAAAAGAGTTACTGCTAGTGCGAACATCGCTCCAGTAACAAACGCTACTATGATATACAGTATTGACTGGTTTGGTGCCAATACTATGACCATAGATAAAACCCCAAAACTTAACACAAAAAGCAGACATTGAATAATGAGCCATTTATGCTTACTCATTCTAGCGCTCCTTACGAGTTCAGATATGCATCCCTGACTGCCGTAGCCTCGTCGTTAACCTCTTGTTCTACCTTGCTCCAGAGCGCGGCGAATGTCCTATCGACATCGTTCCTGCTATTGGTCATGATAGTCTTGCTGACAGAAGCATCGACTCGTGCCGATTCATATTGTGCGAGGCTTATAGTCAGCCCAAGCTTGACCTGTATCGTAGTCTCACTTGGTTGCGGTCTTGGTTCTAGTACTTCTTTCTTATCCTGTTCCGTTGCCATTACCTACTCCTTTCATGATTCCCATGAATTGGTGGGACAGTTTTAATGAATGTCCCTGCTCTTACCAACTGTATCCATTTCGTTTTTTCTTCTTCGGTAAACTCTTGAACATGGAAATGACCCAGAGCTTCCTTTGGGACAAGCATCATCGGATACTCTTCTTCTAACTCTCGTCTCAGCCATGCCTCTCGAATTCGTTTGCGACCCCTATGATAATTGACTCGTGCCAAATGTCTGCTGGCATCCCATAGAAAAATCATAGCAAGAATCGCTACGCCCCCGACAATCAGCAATCTAAGTATCCATGCTGGCATCATCCATCTCCCCATCCCAAAAATCATTCTCCTGTGTCTTGTCGTATTCTTCTATAATTGCCAATGGGTCAGTAACACCATCGTTTCGCTTCTTTAATATGGCTTCCCAACCCCTACGAGCAAGAACATCGAGCAACCTCGATAGCTCATAAAGCTGAGTCCAAGTCAATTCTGATATAGCCCCCTGTACCGAAGACTCTATAGAATCTTTGAATCCCTGAAACTCATCTTGACTAGCCATGATTATGCCTTTACTGCCGACACCTTGACATATGCCGCTATCTTCTTGATAGTGGCCATCTCTGCCGTCTGCTCTTGGGTCAACTTGCCCTCGTTGACCAGTGCCACGATACGCTCTGGATTAAACTGGGTAATTACTTCTACCACATCATCCCAAAGCCCTAGTGGCTCCAGATAGGCTTTGCATTTATCTTCTTTCCATTCAATCGAGCTTGGCTCAACCTTAGCGATACTCAGCATCTCGCCATCGACATCCAGTTGTTTGGAATCGATATTGTTGGCAAGCATGTACGATAGCAATTTACCGTTTACCAGCTTGAGCTTTTTATCTGCCTCGGCTTTCTCCTTGTAGATTTTCTGCCTGACCTTGAGGGTCGCCAGAAACTGCTCTTCCGTTCCAATTCCAGATTCAACTTCCATCCCATTCTCCTTTTCTAATCATCTATCCCTTGATTACTGCTAATGGCCTCAGTACCACTAGTGGCTCGATTAAGTCAAGCTCCTGAGCGATAACCTTTTCGATATTCTTATAGGCTCCGGGGGCTTCATCCAAATCTTTCTTATGGCGAATGCCATGGACAATATCACCCATCTTAGCCATCTCGTCTTTTAAGCTAAGTTCGCGCTTCGCCTGATTACGACCCATTTTTCTACCGGCTCCATGGGAGCATGACATAAAGGATTCAATGTTGCCCTTCCCCTTAACGATATATGAGTGCGTTCCTTGAGAGCCGGGGATAATTCCAATCTGCCCTTCTCGTGCTGAGGTTGCCCCTTTGCGATGAACCATAACATTCTGCCCAAAGTGATTCTCAAAAACCGCATAATTATGATGTATATTGGTTATCTCAAGCTTATCCCATACATCATCTGCATCAATATCAAATGCTTCTATGGCCTTTCTCATCATCATCTCACGATTAGCCTGTGCGAATTGCAAACAATATTCCATTTCTTCCATATAGGCTTGACCCTCATCTGTATCTAGCGGGAGGAAAGCTAATTGCCACTCCTTAGGAATTGAACTGTGCCATCTATTGTTTAGCTCGACAGCAATCTTATTGTAATAATCGGCAACCTGCTTCCCAATATTCCGCGACCCTGAATGAATCATCACATAGATGAACCCATCATCGCCCTTTTGTATTTCAATAAAATGATTGCCACCGCCTAGTGTGCCCAGTTGCTTACGAGCCTTTTCATATTCTCGCTCCACTATCCCATTCGACAACGTCAGGCTAGGCATATAGTTTTCGGGGCACGGCACATCACGATGGCTGAATCCAACTGGAATAGTATCACGAATAAGCCCCATAGTCCTCTTGAGCGAATCAGTATCGGGAAGAGTGATATCGGTCTTCACCGCGCAGACTCCGCAACCGATATCGACCCCTACGGCATTGGGAACCACAACCCGCTTGGTCGCTAGCACCCCTCCGATTGGCATGCCGTAGCCCTGATGGGCATCAGGCATAATGGCAACATGTTTAAAAGCGAATGGCAATTTAGCCAAATGCTTTACCTGCTCCATGGCACCATCCTCGATATAATCGAGCCATAGTTTTATCGGAAGCCCATCACTCTGCACTACTTGCATATATGCCCCTAATCATCTGAGCCATCGCATATGGCTAACTTCAAATCTATGCTTTTGTTAACAATATCTTGAACAACATTGGCCTTAAGAAATGGGGCTTCTGCATAACTCCCATCGATATCAAATCCCATCGAATCAAGCCAAGTAGCCAGTTGCGTATGATACAGAATCCATTGGTCATTAGTATAACCATGGCCATCTCGAAGTCTGAGCCGTGGCCCAATCTCGACTACCTGTATGATTTCAGAAGCGTCTTGATACTGAACTACCACAAAAGGAATCCTTTCGTCGTGTATGCTTTCGAGGACGTAATTTCCTTTAACAACAATTTTCTTATCTCTCGTTATCATCTCATCATCAATGACTCTTGTCTTGTCAACCATTATTATATCACTCTCCTATGACATCATATAAAAAGTACGAGGGTCTATCTCTAGCCCTGCGAACTTACCGCTATGGATATGAATCTTACAACACAGGGTCTGCTTGCATTCTGGGCAGATGTCAATCCCCTCTAGGCAACCACTTGCTACGACATAGTTGTTCTTTATCGCCCCACGCAAGTCGAATCTAACCTCATCTCCCTTACGAAACTCAGCCAGCATATTTTCAAGTTGCTTGGTTTGCACTTCTGCCTCGTACTCATGCTGGCAATAAGGGCAAACTATATTGTCATAGAAACTATCAAATAGTCCCATTTAGTTTCTGCTCCTTCCTTACTTGCCATATCACATATCCTTCGCCATGATTATTAACACCATAGTAAGCATCATGCCTAATACTACTATTAAGCCTTCCAACAATATTTTCCACAAAGCTTCCCAAGTGGACATAACCCTAGAAGTAGTTACAATAACTGGCCCGTTAGGAAAATCAACTCTGTCCTGATGTTGCGGGAAAGCGTAATCATTAAAAAACAAAGCCCCTGTTATCGTAGATGCAAAAACAAGAATAGCCAATGTTATTAAAACAAATCCTCTCATCTTCCTACTTCTTCCCTATGGCGTCTAATATGTGGTGCCACTACCATTGCTATTATCGTTACTGTTATCTGTGTATTCAGATAATGCAATTTTCCACTTCCCGTTTTCTTTATAGCATGGATAGTACAGCATATCCCCAGATGACTTATTCAGAACCGTAAGCTGAGCCTCGTCACCCGATATCTCTTCCTTCTGAACTACTAACCCGCCTGACTGGTCACCTGCCCAGTAATCACGAATATCCGAAGAAGTCTCATTAGCGGCATCCTTCGCTGTCAGGTACGAGTGAGCCGTTGCAAAATCTCCTCTATCCAATGCCTTGACGAAAGCCAAGAACGTTGCCGATGGCCCCATTGGCTTGATAAGAGTCAGGGGCAAGACGACTGCTAGAGCTATCACCACCAATAGCACCAGTGCACCTATAATGCCTATCATCCATCCTTTGGATATCTTCTTCTTCGGCGATGGAACCTTGGGCGTATAATATGTCGATATCTTGGCTCCTAGTGGCTCTCCACAACTAGTACAGAACGGAGGAACCTCGTTGGAAGAATACTGCTTCCCACATTTTGGACAATCCATTTTATCCTCCCTTTTTAGGTTTCTGATTTAATCCCATCAGGCTTTTCCTCTATTTCCTTGTCAATTGATATGGTCTATGGACAAAAATTCTGGAATTGTTTCCCCACAACACATACACTTGCCACCATAAGCTTCTATCACCTTAAGACGTTCTTTCCAGCGCCATGTTCGTTGAATTTCAGTGCGGCGTTCAGGGTTCTCTTGTCTCCATTGAGAAGCTTGGTTTTTATAACGTGACTTATTGAGTTGATAATTATCTCTAGCTATCTTTTTGCCTCTTTCCGTATTTGCTCGATACCACTCTTGAGATTTCTTTGTATAACACGACTTACATTGAGCCTCAAGTTTGCCAGTCTTTTTCCGCATAGGAAATTCAATAAAAGGTTTCCATGCACCACAACCAGAACATTGTTTGAGTTTTGTATCAGCCATTTTTTTTCTTCTTTTTTACAGCAGTAAAATCAGGATAGAAAAAGTCTCTCGTTTCAGTAACAGGTTTGATTTCATCGCAAATATCACAGGTATCCTCATGCCAGCAGGAGACTTCGACCTGACGACCACCAGAAGACTCACTACCACACTCCTGACATACCCAATGCACCTTTCTAAGCCATACTGAGCCGTCTTTGACCATTTGCCTTATCGTGTCACCCTCGCGCCAGCCTACCGCTTCTATGGCTTCAATAGGAAGCGTTATGGCTCCCTTTGAATTTATCTTTACTATCCACATAGCTTTCCTACTTCCATTTTATAATTTCATCTCTAGATTTAGATGTAGTCTGTATAAGACTTCTGTTTCTGTGGAAGATTCCCTTGCTCTCAAAGTGTGAAACACAAACATTATCAGCAGCCTTATTAAGCCCATAATAAGCACAGTACCCAATGGTATGTTTAATTTTACACTTCCAAAAGGTACAGCACTCACAGCGTATTCTGTTCTTCACCAGCTTTCTCCTTACCGCCTCAGCAGTTCCTTGATATCGTTGAAAGTCATTTGAGGGACTATATTGCCACCATCTGCTTCGACGATACGATTGAACAATTGCTTCTTCCTTGTCAGAATCCTTTCCATGCCTTCTTCTACCGTGCCCCGGGCAACCATCTTAATAACGTTGACCGTGCCTTCCTGACCGATTCGGTGCGCCCTCGCGGCGGCTTGCTCATTAACGGATGGCACCCAGTCTTGGTCAAGAAATATCACGTAGTCAGCCGCTGTGAGGTTGATAGCTTCCTTGCAAGAATCGATAGTGCCTATGAAAATTTTACACGTTTCGTCCTCTTGAAACCTCTTGACCTCGACTGCCCTTTCCCTGCCCCTAACATCACCATCAACATAGGCTATATGATAGTCATGTTCCAGCAGGTAGCGCAACCGCATCGTAGCTTCTTTAAACTTGGAATAAATGATGGCTTTATGACCGTTATAAATAATGTCCTTCAGTAGATTTTGAACCTCATCGAACTTGGCGCTAGGAGCCTCTGACTTTATCAATTCTGGGTGGACAGCGATTTGACGAAGACGCATCAGCCTAGCGATGGCGTTCGGTATCGTCAGGACATCGCCTTCCTTGTTGACTATGAGAGCCTGTGCGATTTCCTCTTCTATAGCATTATACAACCCACGTTGTGCAGGGTCGAGGTCTATCATGATTTTCTGATGTATCTGTGCTGGCAGTTCCTTCAAGACTTGGTCTTTGCGCCGACGAATCATCACCGAAGCAAGGTTGCGACGAAGCTCGTTGAGGTTCTGATAGGCGACGACCTGCTTGCCTTCCCAGCCACCGTACACACAATAGCGATGAGAGAAGTTCCAGTAGCTTTTGTAATCCTCAGGGAACATACAGTTGAGAAGTGACCAGAGTTCATCTGGGCGGTTCATGATGGGAGTGCCAGTCAAGAGCATTGTCCTCTTGGCCTTGATGGTCTTGATGGCAACCGTCTGCTTTGCCTTAGGGTTTTTAATCCTATGCGCCTCGTCGATGATTAGCATATCCCATGAAAGGTGCTTAAGGTCTTCAGCGTGTATTCTCGCTAGCGAATAATTAAGAATAGTAACGTTGACGTCCTCTGTCATTTGTTTCTCCCGCTTGGGCTTAGTACCTTCAATAACTACACTGGTCATGTCACTCCACTTCTCAACCTCGTCTTTCCAGTTCCATGTTGCCGTGTTCGGGCAAACAACAAGAATCTTCTTGCAACCAGTTAGAATTGCTACGGCAAGAGCTTCAACGGATTTCCCCAATCCCATCTCGTTGGCATTGAGGACATTCGTGCGTTCTAGCAGATACTCGACATCGGCCTTCTGATAAGGTCGAAGCTTGTCGGAGAAGGCCAACTCCTCACACACATCGCCCTGAGGGACCTCAGGCTGGTCGAACAGGTCTTTGTTCACCTGAGTCACCAAGGCATGGACTTCATCGCTTACGTTAGCTTCTGGGAATGCATCAACGACAGACGTAACCACCATGGGGGGATACAGGTTCGCCTTGGTACTGGCATCATAACTGCGACCGGGGATTTCCTTGCAACGCTCTACCAAGTCCCATGAGAAGTCAAACCGAACTCGAACCTTATCGCCAGCAAGGTCGATGTTGACTGCCATAAGCGACTCCTTTCACACGTTTCTCAGTCTTATGATATTATACCACAAAACGTGTGATTTAACAAGGAAATTAAAGACTATTTCTCACCTGTTCAACCCAATCTCGCCATTGTACATCGATGCCTTCGCCCTCGTACGAGGCTACCTGCCAGCCCCTCTGTATTGACCCAAAGTTTTCATAGAGATACTTGCAGTATTTTTCTATCTGTATGGCTGGGCTATCGGCTGGATTGCTAAGGCCACCAAAGATTCCAATAGGCCCTCTATTATTGCCACCAGTCTCCACTACGGCAACCCCTGCTAGTATTCTTGGGTCTATTCCGTAAGCCCCTGCATCTATTATCATCTTTTCGCCCATGCCAGCTAAGTCAGTGCCAACGAACCTAGCGTTAAGTCTATCAACCAGCCCTTGGTCAACCACGACCCTGCCCCGATTCTCTTGCATATCAACTCTCTGCTGGAGCGTTTCTGTCTTGGCAACCTGCCTCTTCATCTGTTTCTCTAACTTCACAATATGATTGCTGGTACTGGCCCACATAGGGAATATCATGAGGAACGCCAGTAGCCCCATAATAGACCCGCCAATACAGAAGCCCAGCAACCCCATGAGAGGACGTCTCGCCGCCTCTATAATATCCTTTTTCTCTGTCTCACGCCTTTGCTGTTCATCCAATTCCTCTGGCGTTAAAATCCCATGCTTCTTAACCATATTGACTTCCTTTCCTCATCTTAGTCCTTGTTTATAGATATTCTTCAAAAGTCCATGTTATCCTCTAATTTTATACATAATCACGGCTGTGCAATTACAAGTCTCTGCCCCACACTTCGGACAATACACATCTCTCCAGTAACCCTCTACTCTCGCTATCTCTTTTAACCCTAGGTGCTGGAATAGTCCTAGAGATGATGCCTCACTTTCCAACCACACTTCAGCAAATAGGGCATGGTCTGGATATGCCCTTCTTATCTTTTCTAAAAGCATCCACCCTATCCCTCTCCTGCGATATGCCTCATCAACCACCAAGTCCAATATCCATAATGTATTCGGCGCTAAGTTCACCCCTAACTGTTTCTTGAACTTTCGTCTATACCCTCTGGTCATGGGTTGCGCTGTCCCTACGCCTATAACGTCACCGTCACGATGGATAACATTAATCGCTATCCCCGACACCATTGATTCTATAATCTCAGGGTCTACCTCATCCCCCAGATACTTAGCCACCAGCTTCTCAGAGGCTTTTATCGTCTCACCTTTTATTGGCTCTATCTTCATGCATCCCTCCCCTGAAGGCTATCTGGCTGGAGAGGTAGGATTCGAACCTACGACATGACATTTGGCTCCAAGGGCCAACGTTCTACCGCTGAACTACTCTCCAATATATCTGTACTGATGGCTCCTGAGGACATGCCATCTCAATGACTGTTCATCTTTGTATGCGTTCAGGCAATAAGGACAATGCCAAAACACATACTTGTGAATCTCATCTACATTTGCCATGTGTCCTATCACGGCATTTAACAGAACACTCGCCACGAACAATGCAATTAGTATTATCAGCAATCCCCACGTTACTCCACGCATCCACCCCTTCCCCTGTGTCAGACCTCAAGCTATCTATTAATCAAAATGCATGCCTCTTTTGAACGTCCTTCGGTACAACCAGTTATCGTATTTTAGGATGCCCCAATCCCATAACCACTCTGTCTGGTCTAACCAGAACAAGAAGTTGAACCACAAGTCTTCTTTTAATGGCCTCTTCCTGTCGGTGGGGATGAAGTCGCCATTCTCATCCTTATCGCATTCTTCCCAGCGAACCCACAGTTTGTTCTTGGCTTTCACAGCTTCCTCCAGACATGCAGTTGAACTGGCACCATCTTATGCATCGCCATAAAAACTGACAGGGGGGTCTTCTCTTGCAGATGAAGACCCTTCCCTATGCCACCGCCTTCCTCGAACCATGTCTCTTCAAACAACAGTCCTCCAGAGTTCAATCGGGTCAATAAATGAGCCAATAGAGCCTCGTAATCGGCACAATGCTCTATAACGTCCTGCATTATTATACTATTATAATTATCACGAATGCAATCAATATATGTGAATTTATTGTCATCATCGAACGGGCTGAGAATCCTATACTGATATTTTGCACGACCAACCATGCCCTCTTCATTCAGTCGCCAGCGAACGAAATTGGTGCATGGCAAACTGATATCAAAATAATGGACTTCGAGACCTCGTTGCAGGAGCGGGAAGAAGTTGTTCCCAATACCGCCACCAAAATCCAGCACAGGCCCAATAGCGGTATCGAGCAGTTGCCAGTAAGTATGAGACGCAAGATGAAACATATAGAGGGTGCTGGTGCGATAGAACCAGTCCTGTTCTTCCTTGGTCTTGGGGGCTAAAGCGTCATACTCTTTTGGATAGTAATAGTCAGGCTCCCGATTGATTGCCTTCCTGATGAAATCCTCAGACAACCCAGACCACTTGGTAAACCATCGGACGTATCGCTCCATCTCGTCTACAGTTGCCCAAGTACTCAATGGTGTGTCCTTTGATTTCGCTGTGCAGATGTCTCCTTATCGGCATATGGGTTTTCTACATGCGGATGTGCTGGTCTTTGTCTCTCGCCATGCTCAGCGATGTCCATAGCAATGGGGGGGGCGAGTAATGGTGGATTATTAACATACTCTCTTATAAAGTGGTTCGTATACCCATTCTCATCTTCCGCTGTCACATTAGTCGGGCCATCACGACCAATCTCAAGCCTGATAACTGGCTCTCGTATTGTCATCCCATTACGATTCACCATCGGCTCTGGCATATGTCCTTCTGTTAACGTCCTAGGGACTGGTGACAAATTCATAGATGGGAGTCGGAGATTAGCTCCTCTATCATGATTAGCGATGAGACCTCTTTTCATCTCATCTGCTATCCTATCAATCTCGTAAAGCAAGGCTCCTACCCCACCATCCATTAGGCGAGGGTCTACAGTGCCTTTACATTCTAAAATATCCCCCGGCACACCGGGGCTTCGAATTTCAAATTTCAAAGCAAAGTAATCCCTGTCTCTCCACCTATCATACATCGCTATCCTCCTACTCCGTGATTACTCCGTGATGTAAAACATCATATCATATCATTTGGGGTCAAGCAAAACATCCGTGATTAATCCGTAATATGGATTCCTGACCCAAATGAAAGTTCGAAACCTTTGATATCAATATCCCATACTCCGCGAGTACTCCGCGAGACTCTATCATAAATCCATAATATGGAATCTACCCCCCCCCCAATGAAAGTTCGAATCAAAGTTCGAACCTTTTGATATCAATATCAAAATAGCAAAAACCCCCCTGCATTTCTGTAGGAGGGCTATATTGCTGAGTCGGAGAAGGTCGTCTCTAGAGGCAACCACCCCTTATCTCAGGGACAAGCGTGACTACGGTGGACTCCGATTCCTTCATCGGAGCATCGGGGGTGGTCGGCATGCCGTTCACCCTGATGTCGAAGCCCTCGCCAGTCTCACCAGCCTGAGCGAGTACGCTAGCTACGGTGGTAGCGTCTGCCGCCGCTACCTCAATCTCCCTGACATCCTCACCGAGCTTGGCAAGCTTTATCTGCATCTGCAACACCTCCTCCTTGTCCTTCAGCCAGTTCCTTGGCTTTCCCCTTATCCAATCCGCTCTATGAAGTTTTCAAACTGTTAACTTCTTACTATGATATTATAACACAGGTCAAACTGGGTGTCCAGCTTTTTCTCTAAGCCGTCAGGAGCGTCATCGTCTTCAGGTCGAAGATTATCTCCTGATTCACAGTCTCCCCCTTAGCGAACTTCTTGACCTGATTGCATATCAAGCCAGCTATCATGAACACGTTGTAGATAACGGCCTGTGCTGTGCAAGGAGCCTCGATGGCCTTATCGTCATCGTACAGGGTGCGCTCATACATCTTTATCTCGCTGGGCGAACAGGTGTTCACCGTATAAAGCCGACATACCTCAGCGCCCATACGAGCCTCGATGTAGACCTTCACAGATGGATTGAACTTTACCCGCTCCCAGATGGCCTTACGAGATTCCATGCTATCCACACCGCTAATGACTATACCATGGATGGGCTGGCTTGTAAAATGCTCAGCATGACCCTTGATTTTGATGGCTCCGAACGACTCACAGATTTCGGTAAGAGCATCGACCTTGTTCTTGGTAATGTCCTCGCACCGATAGACCTGATTGGGCAGGTTGTGGTTCTCAATGGTATCGCCATCATAAACCGTGATATCACCAACGCCCATCTTGCTAAGAGCCAGCACGGTAGGCGACCCGATTCCACCAGCACCGATAACCGTAACAGGGTCGGTAAGCTCCTTGTTAGGGTCAAGAATATCTAACTGCCGCCAGTAGTCCAGTTTAACTGCCATATCGACCTCCTCTCCTAGTCCTCGTCCTTTGGATGCATCCATTATACCATACTTTGTGTGAATTCACAAATACCTATGAGGGGGTATCGTCCTCGCCTTTTTCCTCAACATCCCATTCGACATCTTCGACATCGTAATTATTGAACATATACATGTGGTACTGCTCATCGGTTAGCATCACGATGCCATCCTGCATAGTACCATTCGCTATGGCTTCGGCTTCAAGCTCTTCAGCCTCTTCCTGCGACCCCATGACAGCCATCTTAGTGCCATCCCTGTCCATGTAACACCCTATTATGACAAGGTCTTCGTCATTGTCAATAGCATCCTTGTGTATGCAAGCGTTATTCTCCTGAGAGTAGACGTAATTCTCTGAACAGTTACCGTCACCGTCATCGTAAGAACACCCTACACAGGGATTCTCTTTGTCCCACTCGATGCCTATGATGCTATCGGTTACTTCTTCGTCATCCTCGACATCAACCCATACTTTTTTTTCGTCGTCCCATCGCCGTGATTTATTCCCCCTAGCCTGTCTGTTCTTGGCGTAGGAGCTAGCACAACCGTCAAAACCATACATCCCTCCCTTGCCACCCCAAAGCTGCCCGGTCTCGCTATTAGGCTTGCCCTTATAATAGGGGAAATGAGTGGTCAATGTCACGACTGTAACCTTGGCTTCGATATCTGCCTTGATAGCGATAGCAAGTTCATCCTCTTCCTCAGTAGTCTTGTCAAGCTGAAGCGAGAGCTTATCGACTGACAGGCGATAGGGGCGGTACTGGTCGATACGAACCAGATACTCACCATTCTTGTTGCCGACGATTGATATCATCCACTCGTTTTTGAACCGCTCCATGGTGTCCGTATCTGTCGTACTCCAGAAGGTTCCCATATCAGCGTGGCTGTGCCACCACACCCTGAAGTTAGAGGGGTTCTTGCCAGCCTGTACCGTCTCGACGATAAAGTTAGCGATTGCCTCTTCACTCAGGTCAGTGGACGCTCCTGTGGCCTTCTGCTCGAAGAGCATGATGTCAGTGATGAGGAACGACATCTCCTCTGCGTTATAAGCCACCTCGCCCAGCCCAGATATCTCGCCCTCTGCAAAGGCGATATACAGGTCAAGCTTTCGTTTCGCCAGCGGGGTAATAAAAACGTCAGGTATCTTAGTTTCAGCGTTACTCATATTACGCCACCTCCTCCTTCTTGGTTACTTTCTTCCTAGGCCAGTGTCCAATACCATGCATTGGGTCGGCATCATTATATGTCGCAAGGTATTGCATCATTATCTGCGCTATCACGGCGAACTCATAACTCGCAGTCAGTTCGGCAATACCGTGTCCAATATTGCCTAGGCAACACCAGCCCTCGCCATCAACGTGCGGATGCATCCAACCATCGACTACCTTGGTCAGATTGTAGCACCTCACGCCACCCTCTGAACCATCGGTGTAGATATCAATCCGAAACTTACCGATTTCGTACTCGTCACCATCATACGGAATCGAGATGCTATCAGTAAACACCTGTACGATACTATCCTTGACTCGTACACGCTCGACTCCCGGCACGTTACATAAGCTCGTGAACTCAGCGTCAAACTTGCCATCGTCTCCACCATTGAGCTTTTCGATAACAGCCAGTTCAGCCTCAAGCTCCATAATCTGCCTGAGCTTGGCGACCAGTTCTACCTGATATGTCTGTACGTTCTTTTTAGCTTGGGCAAGGCTTGCAGTAGCCTTGTCTTTCTTTACATGCATCCTCTTGCTACATTCCTGTATATACAGTAGGCGTGAAGCCTCAGCCTCTGCCTTGATGGCTTTCTCACGTTGCTTTGCAAACTTTTCTTTCATCTTGGGGTCAGCACTATACTGAACGACGAATGCTTCCATGATATGCCTAATAAGAATGTTTGTATCCCTACCATGAGGAAGGTCAAAATGGACGTATAGGTTGTTTCCAAGATACTCAGCGACTATCATCCCATTCTCATCAAGAATGGGATTGCCAACGCCACTAAAAGCCATGCCATCTCGCTGAGAGCCTGTTAATTTGATGCCAAAGGCGCTGTCCATATATCGCTCTTCTTCCTTATCATCAAAGTCAGGGATAGACCAGAACCAGATGTACAGCTTGCCATCATCAATGACAGGTTCATGAGCATAACCGTGAGGATTACTGACCCGAATCTTAAGACCCATAGTGTCAGCAAACTCTTCCAGAACAGGGAGCATAAAATTCCAATTTTCTATGTTGGCATTGCTAGTGCGCCTCACAGGCATTTCGGCTTGTCGCGCATTCTCAGTCGCCGTAACAATACTAGTTTCCTTCATAAGCGTGACTCGCCGCTTGTCAGTCTGCATACGATTAAATCGGATATCACGGCGACCCAGCAAATCTAACACTTTATACAAAGAATATTCTGGGAAGGCAACGCCAGTTATGGCTTCAGGCATTTCAACCGTCATTTCGGTAACCATAATGTCGGCGTCAGCCAACATTCTCATGGTGCCGTAGTCATTGAATCCTTCAAGCATCAACCAGTTCGTAGCCGCCATATCCATCTCCTCCTTTGATACTTGTCCTTATTGCTATAATATTATAACACAAAATTGTGAAATTAGCTAGACCGCCTCGCTCTTATCCTCTTTCTTATCCTTCTCTTCCTCAGGCAATTCGACCACTGGAAAGCCCCTCACGCTGTAATGAGGCCCAGCATTGAATGTGCAAAGAAACTGAATCATAATCTGAGCAACCACGGCGAATTCATAGTTTGCTATCAATTCAGCGATACCAGAGCTAACATTTCCAAGGCAAATCCATCCGTTACTATCGATATGCGGATGAGCCTTACCGCTTATCGTCCTAGTCAGGTTGATGGCATGAAGTTCACCGTTAGTCCCGATATCAATTCTGAACTCACCAATGTCATAGGTCTTGCCATCGTAATTGATATAAATGTTGTCGGTGTATACCTGCACCATGCCATCTCGCACGATTACCCTTTTAACCTTTTCGACTTCAGCCAGAGCATCATACTCTGCACCATACTTCGTGTTCTCTCCACCATCGATAGCTTCCAGAGCCATAACCCTAGCCATATCTTCATCGCGCTTACGATATGTTTCCACCAAGCGTTTCTGGTAATCTGCAATCTCGGCATTATGCTCTTTAATGGCCTTGCTAGCTCGTTCCTTCTCGCTACCAAGCCTGTTCGCACACGCATTGATATAATTGTCACGAGAATGCTCTGCCTCCTTTGCCAGAGCCTCTTCACGTTTAAGAGTCATCTTCTCTGCTATGTCGGCTTTATCAACCCCTAGCATAGTCTGGCAATACGACTCAAGGATGGCACGAAGAGGCTCAGCCGCCGGTGCGTGAGGAAGGTCGAAGAGTACGAATATGTTATTATCGATAACCTCTGCAACAGTGTTTCCATCACCATCGACCATTGGCACCCCAACACCAGTAGGCGTTATGCCGTCAGACTGCCCACCAGCAAGTCTGATTCCAAAGCAAGACTTTATCTTAGTAGCAGCCCCCCCATCATATCTGCCTCGTATCTTAGGGATTGCCCAACACCAGATAAACAGAGTATCGTCTCGCCCTATAGCAACAGGTATTTCAGAACTATGTGGATTGCTAATACGTATTTTAAGACCAAGCAACTCTGTATATTCTTTCAGGACAGGTTCCATATCACGGTAATGTTCCATGTTATTATATTGGATTACCCTGACTTGCGTTGCATAATCATTAAGGTCTTCTTTAAACTCTGTCTGGAGAGGAAGTGCAGTCCCTTCTTCGAGGAACTCTATGAGGTAAGTGCCATAACGGTCTGTCTCTTCGGTACGATATTTTTTGGTAGCATCCATACCAAGGATAGTCATGGCGTCAACGAAGTTCTCTTCTGGGAAGGTTATTCCCATCACTCCATAGGGACGAGTGACACCAATCAATGCACAAGGAATACCGTGAGCGTCAAGACGCATGGTGGTCTCGTCTGCAAAGTCTCCTTGAAGCAATAACCAATTTGCCATCTCCATCTCCTCCTCTCGTCTTCGTCCCTGCGAATGATTCTATCCTAACAGAGTCTAAAAGCTGAAGTCGTAATAAGGTCTCCGAACCCCAATTGCCAAGCCAGTTCCCCTGAGGCTCTCGCCCACCTTAACCCATCTATCGTTCTTCCGTAAACTGAACTTGTAGATTGCACCATTCGAGTTACGCTCTGTTCTGTATTCCTGAGCCTCACTCATGCCGTTGTTGTCCACCCTCGTTACCTTGTCTGTCTGAACCGTGACCACCTTACCGCTCTTGGAAATGTTTATGATAGTCGCGGCTACCCTGTCAGACCAGTAGTAAATGGTAGCTCCATCGCCAACTTGGATTTCCTGCTTGTTATCCATATGGCACCTCCTTGTCCTCGTCCACACGCATATCCATTATAGCATAAAACTATAAACTCTGCAAGAAACTGTGATTTCACAGGAAGGTGGGAAGAGTGAGAGTCTGGCGGCTCGTAGGGGAGTTGAATCATCCAAGATGGAAATTGGCGAGGCTGATGGGACTTGAACCCACGACCTCTGGCGCGACAAGCCAGCGCTCTTCCACTGAGCTACAGCCCCGCGAGTCAATACGTCAGATGACCCCTCCTCTAGTTCAAACTGCTCTTCTGGTCTTCGGTCATCTCGAACCAATCTGGGCACCTCGTCATCATGAAAGCAGTACCAAATCGCTTACACAATCTAAAGAATAATTTTGCTTTCAAGCAATGCTCAATATCTCCACAGTTCAGACATAAACATTCTTTTTTGCGGGTCGTCTCAGATTTGATATTAACCCAGACCTTTCTGTCATAATGGACTTCTCGTGCTGGCTTATCCATCGTTTCTAATCCTTCCCTCATATTCCCAACAAGGGTCATTTTCTTCTATTCGGTTCCATAGCTTTTTCTTGTAGCACTCAAATAGATAACCCAGCCTAGGATGTTCGCATAAGTATATGCATCCTAAACATTGATATATTTCCACTTTGGTTTGCCCATCATTTTCATCCTCTTCTCTTTCTTGAAGACATAGCCCTTGGGATAATCCAGCTAGTAGCCGTTGGCTTTCAGCACACCATACCAAATCCGTTCCACGCCAAGGTGGAGCAACGCATACTATCTGCCCAATACTATTAATCGCCCATCCAGTATTCCCCAGTTCATACGTTTCCATTTTAACCTCTCTTGTTTCTTATACAACGCTCTATTCCTTCATCACATCTAAGGATGTTTTTTCTTTCATTTTCTAAAGTATCTTGAAGCTTAACTGCCCATTCGATATTCTCTACATCTTCGCCCTCTTCATACAGGCCGTCAATAATATCTTGGCCTTGAATTATTGCAAGCATCGAGTCTGCTTTGGACTGAGTATAAAAATCCACTAACTCTTGGTCGATTGGGTCTAGTTCCTTATCTGGCATCTTACCTCTTTGTTAGCTCGTCAATTCTTGCTTGCTTTCGCCGTTGCAGGTCATTGAAATTCAGAGGACGAGTCGCCATGACCTCCCTTATTTCATCTAGACTCCACGGTTTAAAATCGTGGCTGTCACAGCCAACATCCAACAGCTTGCCCTCACCCTTAGCGTATTCATTCATCCCGCCATGACTGTGTCCGTACAGGTGCCACGAACCATAGTGAGAAAGAGGCCATGTTTTATGTAAATAGTGATTCATGAAAATGTGTTGGTCTACATTCATATCATTTTTGAAATGAATCATATAGGACTCTTTGATGTCCTCGAAAACACCACTGGGCCTCTGCTTGTCGTGTGACCCTATGCACAGGAACTTATGACCATTAAGCATAGCTCCAAGCTCTTTATTCTGCTTGCCATTCCCAAACGAGAAATCACCAAGATGATAAATGATATCATCCTCGCCAACGACTTCGTTCCAGTTCTCAATCAACTTGGCATTCATATCCTCCGTTTTATAGAAAGGGCGATGACAGAAGGCCACGATATTGGCATGGAAAAAATGGTGGTCGGCAGAGAAGTATAGCATTAGCACTTCTTCTTTTCGAACTCTTTTACAAAATACTGGATGGCCTCTTTATCTGCAGAAGTGAACCTAAATCTTAAGTCGCCAGTTTCAATTCGTTCCAGCAAATTCTGCAAAATGATTTTACTATTTTTCGCCCTCTCATGGTCAACGACCTTGGTCGGGTCGAACATGTCTTTTATTTCATTCGAGGCATATTCGTTGTGAAAAAATTCATCTTCAACAGACCTGCCATCGGCTATTCTACTTGCATGATAAAGCGCAAGCCGCTCAATTGGTGTCACCTTGCTTTTAAGGTCTCCCTTTTCCATTCTATGACTCAAATTACGATAGATAACAGAGTGCTTCTTAGGGGTAGGTTTGTTTGCGATTCCACCCTTCCCCTTAGGGCTACGCTTCAAAGGAAAAATGCGTTCTTCTTCCATTATTCCTCCTCTCCAAAGCAATGACTGCACAAGGTGCCGTCTTCTGGGAATATCATACTATGGTAATGATAACCGCACTTGCCATCAAGAATACGATTCCCACACGCCGTTGAAAAGTAATCCCCCTCAGCGGAGATTATCCTATGGATTTTACGGCTTCTCCATCCCGGGACGAGAAAGTAACCTATCATAAACTTTTCCTTTAGCATTTCATTTGTTTCCCACATAGTCTCCTAGTCCCTTACAAACTCACTTGGCGCTCCCCCTGTCTTCATGTCGCCACAAACAGTACAACGCCACTTGCTACCACCAGATGTGCTAATACAACCGTTATGGAGCCTTACGCCTTTACCGTACTTCTCGTCCTGATATTTGGCTCCATCCTTATTCCCTGCTTGGTTCGAGACACAGCTACATTTTTTTAACGCTGTCGCCATCTTATTCTCCTTCCCCTAATGTTACAAATTCATAAATAGCTTCTTCTATCAATTCTGAAGATGTTTTCCCTGTTATCTCTGACATTTCCTGCAACATCCTTCTAGCTTCCTTATTGTATTTTATCTTCAATTCCCACATGCCATTCGCCAACTGTGTTTCCTTAAGAATCTTGAAGCTTGGCTCCTTGGGTTTTCGTTTCATGATGTTTCCTCCTCGTACAGCCTCAAACATTCTTCACAATCGGCTAGCTTTTCGATACGGTTTATTATCGATTTGTTATCTTGTTGACCACACAGAGAAGTCAATCGCTTGCTCCCAAGCCGTGTAACATATCTTCCTAGATGAATCCTATCATCTTCTTCCATCTTGAAGCTTACATACGCCATTATTACATCTTCTCCACCATATCAAAACTCTCGTTATCCCTTAGAACGTCTTCTGCCATCTTGTTCTTTAATTTTTTCCTAGTCCTCGTGAGAGCATTATCTACAGCTTTAGTGCTACACCCCAGTCTCTTTGCACTCTCTTCATAGTTATCACCTAGAAGATGATTTACCAAAGCTCCCTGCTCTATTTCCGTAAGGTCATTTTCTGCGAAATTCTCTATGCCCTCCATGGTGCCCATCATTTCACTGTACTCATAGGGTTCATCAGGAATCGTAGGTAGATGTTTATCATTGATATCCTGAAGAGCCGTAGAAAGACTCAGAAGCTTGTGCTTGATTCTGGAGTGGGACTTGACGGCAGTAAGCACCTCAGCCCACACACAACGCCCCACAAAGCTCTTCAGCGTACCCCTATCAGGATTATAAGTGTTTATGGCCTTCAAAATTCCTATCGAAGCTTCCTGTATCATATCATCAGTTTCGGCTCCAAGCAGAAAATAATGCTGAATACAGCTATAGGCAAGATACTTATAGCGCCTGATAAACTCTTTGACCGCTATCTCGTCCCTGCCCCTAGCCAAAAACAAAATCTCTTCATCGGTTTTTCTCTTGTAATCAATATAACCCATGTGACATCGACCTCCTTATTGTCGTTCATCATCTGGCGGGGTCAACGAGATTCGAACTCGTGTTGGCAGATTGAAGGTCTGCTATCCTGACCTGACTAGATGATGACCCCTAGCCTCTCAGTTTGTTCTGCTTGCAATATATTTCGTACTTGGCGAAATCACGTTCCTCGGCCAGATGCTTACATATATGGTTGAGCTTTTTTACAATCAACCTGAGTTTCTCGTTCTCTTCATCAGATGATGCCATCTTAGCCAACTGTATAGTTATATTTTCTAGGTCTACAACATGGTCTTCATCAAGCCTGATTTTCAATGGGATTCTGGCATCATCATCATGTTTGCGTTCCCAGTGCCGTGGCTTGGTATCATTTGGCTTAGTCTCAAATAGCGTATCTGGCACAAGAGACTTCGTGCCTTTTGCTTTTGGAGGAGATGGTTTCTTTTCTGGGTTGTTCTGAGGGCACCCCTCAGCCGTCTTGGAACAACACATCCTGCCATCAGGCGCTGGCAAGTCATACTTGGCCACTTCCCCACAACCAAATTCACATAGCATATACCCAGTAACGTCTCTAGCCATTAGTTTCCTCCTCAGCCAGTTTGATTGCATACTCTTCTGGAGTCAGCAAATCGACCTGATACCCTTCCTTTTGGAGAGCCTCAATACCTGCGTCATCAAGGGGATATGTCTCAATCCCTAAGAAGTCCAGTATAGCATAATGGACGTAGGCTTCCAAGTCCTCTTGGAACTCAGGGCAATCGCCATGTTTCTTGGCGACCTCGACCAGATTCGCACAGGCCATCTCCTGCATCGTCTTCGGCACGAATCTGAGCAGGATGCTCTTAGAGAGCTTCTCCTCACCCTCAGGCGCTGGACGCTCCTTGTAAGCCTTCAGGCTCACAGGCAAATACACCGTTGCCACGAACTCGTCTCTCTCAGTCGTCATATGCTCCACCTCCTAAAAATCTTCGCCTTGGTGGTATTCTAGGGTCAAGCCTTTCCACTCCATAATCCCTTGGGACGGAAAGACATCACACTCATACTCATCTGGCAGTACCATTACTGCACCTGATGGCATGAGAATTACCACCCTGTCCTCTGGTATCTCTTTTGGGATACGGATTTCTTTAGTCTCTAACATACGTACCACCCCCTCACAGGAAGAAAACTTCCAGCTTGGTATCCATATCTTGCTCACGCATCTCGTGCAGGAATTCCCAGTCAACATCTTCACCGTTATAACCCCAGCCCTCGCTTTCATGGTCTATCCCAGCAAGCTTCTCAAGCATCCTGTCATAAACCTTCAGGAAATCGCTGGAACGCTTCATATTATCCTTGGCGATGACGTTATTATGAAACTCTACGGCCTCACTGACGGCAGTAGCCATATCCAGATAAAACTCAGCATTCTTGGCGTTCTTGGTCTCCATGCCCTTTTCACGAAAATAATAGAACGCATCCAGCCCCTTACAGAATACATGACTCCAGTATCTAGCCTGTAAGACCAGATTCTTCCTGAACTCCAACAGTTCGGCCTTGGTAGCCTCTGAGAGGCGCTCAGAAGCGTTCTCAAAGGCAAACTCTTCCAGAGTGTCCTCTACTACTGGCTCTGGCTCTTCAGCCGCCATCATAGCGTAGAAACTTATAATATCACCCACGGCTATCATCCCTTTCCTTAATGGTCTTCCCATTCACCTTTTTGCCACGCATACATACCCTCTTTCATCCACTGATAACCCATCACAGTGACTGTATGCAAAATAGCTCCATCCCCGGGGGCATGGATAAACCTCTCTGCCCTTTCTGGCACTGTCACCAGCTTCAATTCAGGGCGCTCTGCAACAGCCTTGAGAGCCTCTGCATGAGGACAGGTATCCCTATGGGCTTCGCCATTTAGGAGACTGCAACGCCAAGTGCCAAATCTCCCCCGAACACGGCAAGGGCATTGCTTAGGATATTCGCCGTAGTACTCGCCTTCATATGTTCCGAAACCATCTTCACAGATACTCATGACTTATCCTTGATGAACAGATAACCGATTCCCCTGATAGTGTCGATAAACTTCGGATGGTCAACGACTACGTCTCCCAGCTTTGTCCTGAAGCGTCCGATATAGGGGGCTACGTTCCCAGCACCCATCTCGGCATCTTCGCCCCACACTTGCTCTATCAACTGTTCACGAGAAAAGATGATGTTGGGATTACTAGCCAGCACCCACAGAAGGTCGAACTCTTTCTTACCAAAGGGAATCTTCTTGCCATCCAGCACCACTTCTCGCTTTTCAGAGTCAATGGTGAGGTTGCCATTGGTATGATAGTGAAGCACCGTAGGGCGAGGCGGTTCAGCGGTGGCATGCAAAGCAAGATTGATTTGGCTCAATAACCGTGGCATCTCGAAAGGCGTAGATAGGTAGTTCATTGACCCTCGGTCTATATCACCAGCCCTCCATGTATCCTTTGCCCCGAAAACGATAGCTGGGATATGCTCGGTCTTCATCAACATTTCTACCAGACCAGACCCAGTCATCGTGGTGTGAGCCACAACGCAGTCAGGCTCTTCATTCTTGCAGAGCTTGAGAGCGTCTTTGACCTTGGAAGCCGTCAGCATCTCAACGCCAGCCTTCTTCAGGTAAGGAGCCAGCAATTCTATGTTCATTTCGTCATCATCGACCATAAGAACTTTCAGTTCTGCCATCCTAGTCCTCCTCTCGCCTGAGTGGCATCAGTCGCCACTTGCAACCATGCTTTTCTTCGGCAATGAACCTACTAGGGTCAAACGCCTTCGAACGGTGCCTATGACCATCGATAACAGGAACATAAGTCAGCCATCGAACCTTCACTTTGTTCCCGATAGTTTCGACATCACCATACGCCAAGCGACCATCGCTTCGAGTACAAACCTTATCTCCCACGGTCATGATTGCTTTGACCTCTCGGCCTATCTTCCTACGCTCATTATCTGTCATAAGACCCCCTACTGCTCGTGGTTGGCGATACGAGCCAACTGACCAGCGTACTTCATCATAGCTTTTTTGCCAGCGCTGAACTGCTTCTCGCTAAGGCTCCGACCATTGAGTATCTGCTTTGCCAGCGAAGTCAAGAACTCGTCGTCGGCACCGCTAAGCCCCACACCGTTCTGATGCTGGGTATGCTCAGTCACCTGTTCGTCTGCAGTCTGGTAATTATAGATAGCGACAATGCCCCTGATGACTGCCACAGGGTCATTCTCCAGTAGCCCCCTAGCCATCTGCTTAGTCCATTTCTTCTCTTCTGCCATAGCTATCACCTCTTTCCTCATCCATAGTTCCTATGATATTATACCATAAAAACTGTGAATTCGCAAATCAAGAGGCTGACTTCAACAGCTTTTCGTGCAGAGACTCGATGGTTTCGCCTTCGGATGAAGATGATAGAGACAGCCCCTGCTCATCCATCAATCGGAACAGAATGCTGGGGTCTTCCGCAATATCCTCTGGCCTGATATCGGCAGGAACCTTGACCTTAATAGCATCTACATACCTGCTCTTGAACAACTGTGCCATGATAAACTCGTTAAGACCCACGAGGTACTCGTTCTCTTCCTCTAATTCCTCGACCCTTGCCAGCAACCCCGGTATGAGTTGCTCTGGCTTCGCCCAGCCAACGTGAGTCGTGCTAGGCTCCTCTTCCTTCTTCCTGTTGTTGATGTCTCTGTATCCTATCACCGACACCACCTCCTTGTCCTAGTCCTTGGCGAAGGGCGACGAACCTACTCCACTATCCCTTATCTACTCACCATCTGCTTTCCCTTCGGCACACGCCTTGCATATACCCCTCGGCTCGTCATACCCCTTTCCCTATCAGATGCAGAACACTCGCCCCTACTGCTCTCCCCGACTCCCATTGTGCTGACTCCTTCGCCTCATTATGGCGCTATCCCTGCCAGCCAACCGCCTGTACACGGCTGTCGGTTCCAAGCTCCCTCTCTTATCTTTTGCCATGGGCTTTTGAATTTACCTCCCAACCTCAGGGCGGTGTCTGCAATCTATCTATCTTCAGGCTTACGAAGCCTATCCCTCTCCAGATTCTCCAGAGCCTGTTGCTTCAGTTCTGGCAAGTCCTCAAACATCTCTTCGATGACTGGACGCATCCAGTCTACTAGAACTTCTCTCATTTGTTCTACCTCACGCTCTCCCATCTGCATCCTCCTTTCTATCTCCACCATTCACTTCCACCATCATACTGATGAAGCGTTCGTGATATCGCCCCTGCAGAAGCTGGGCGGTGACGATAATGATATTCTTTCTGCTTAGGCCCCCAGAACTCCTGATTAACTCCGCTTGTGTCGTATTCCTCATTGATATTAACGAACTCATGCTCTAGCTCTGGTATGTATGCTTTGCATATTGCTATCCCCATAGCGTATTCTATCTCAACTACGACTCCTGAAACACCCATACAGACTTGTGGAGGATACAGAACACACTCGCACCTGTCATCTGGCGATGCCCCTATAGGCCACCATCTTGCACATGGAACACCAGTTAATTTATACATAGCCTTGCATACCCAGTTAGGCGCTTTCGGTTCTGGCTTGTTAGGCTTGGTGTCCATATCCTACTCCTTTCCACAAAAAAAAGAGGGACGCCCGAAAGCGTCCCTTCTTCCTTCTGGGTCACTATCTTGCAGATGTATTATACCACAGTAACCCTATAATTTCAAACTTACGGTATCTCTGGAGGGGTGGGCTTGAATATGCTAGTCTTCTCATTCACCACTGTTTCCACCCCAGAATCTTTCCAGAAACTCGCATATGTCGCCTGTGCCGCTACGAATACCAGAGCAATAGTACCGACAATATTTGCAGCAGTCCAACTCAACTGCCCAGTCGCCCATATCGTCAGAACTCCAGCACCACCACATGCCACGATTGCCACTAACAGGTTCGCCCATCGAGGGAACTTGACCTGTTTCAGAACAGTAATTAAAAAGGTCATCAAAATACCAATTACTATCGCCGCCGCTTGCGTGTTAACCATACAATCTCACCTCCTCTAGCTTTAATATCTTATATGATAAACTTACGGTTACGAAACCCATGCAGTTAATTTAAAGTCGATACCTGAAGCATCCCCAGCAACAGCGTCACACAAAGTTGTAGTGGAAATTGTAGGCCAAACATGAGCAGTGTCATCATGACCATTATAGGCTTGTGCATGATAACCAGTTTTAAAAGCAATTACTCCGTAATTGACAGCATGGTCAAGCCCAGTTATCGAGTAATTTCCATCTGCACCTGTCATGGCCATATTGACATATATAAGAGCTTTGCTCTTTTCGTCATAATCAATTGCCACTACATAACACCCCAGAAGATTTGCATTTGTAGGGTCTTTGACGTTACCTGTAATCGTGTCACTAGCACCTATCACTGGCAAGGTAATATCTGCCGAAATGCTAGGAGCTATTACAAGAGTAGCGCTGTCTATATCTGTCACTCCACCTGAATACTCAGACACAAAGTCAGAACCACCTACTTGAGCGTTGTAGTATGCTGCAGAATAATGGATAAGATAGAGTCCATCAAAAACTCCAAACCCATAACCGCCATTTTCTCCGTACGTATTCACTGGATTGTTAATTAATCCATTGTACTCAGAAAGTTGATTACCGTTAGTATCTAAAATTGTAGTGGTAATTTGACCCAAGAAGCCAAGACCAGTTCCATATACTATTCCATTTATTGCGGCGTACTCCATCTTAAAATCAACACTTGAACTACCTCCTTGAATTGGAGCAGCATTTTTGATTCTTTGAGCATAATAATAAGAATCATTTACAGGGGCTACGATATTACCGTAACTTGCAGTCTTGTAAGGAACGTTATTTATGTTACCTATAACTACTACTGCATAAGCTATGTTTGAGTCAAGCCCAGTAAGTATATACTCGCCGTTAACGTCTGTTTGTGTTACACTTGTTATAACATAGGAGTTAGTATCGTCTTGGTTGTTTGACCACAAGTTATAAGCGTAAACCCAAGCTAGTTCCAAAGGCTCGTCACTTACTCCAGTAACTGTACCTGTAATTGTTGCATCACCAGCGGTAACTGTTGGCAGTACAACATCGGCTACAGCAGTGGTATTAGAAATTGCAGTAGCAGTTACTATACTTGACGCATTGGTGTACCAAATAGTTCTATAGAATGGTGGACCCCCTCCCCAATAATTTTCCGTGTCAAATGAAATGTAATAATCGTACTTGTCAAGTCCAATAATTGTATAAACCCCATATTCATCTACATTACCATCACCCAAGCGATAAGCTATGCCATCACCTTTTATGTAATATCTAACATTGGGAGTTAATGGGTCACTAGTTGAATTGGTTATAGTGCCCGAAATGTCAATAAGGTCTCTTGGATGAAGTACAAAATCAATTCCAGTTGCCCCACCAGATACTGGGGTTGCATAATCCAGATTGTTTTCCCAAGGAGAAGAAGCTGTAGAAAAACTTGAAGTTATTCCAGCATGGACTGCACCTTTGTAGGTGGCATTTACCCAATCCTCAACTACTATGAAGTAGTCTACTTGAGTATCAAGCCCAGCAATAGTGTAATACCCATCAACATCTGTAATTGCCATTTGAGTCATAGGGTAAATATATCCACCAGTTGTAATATCTGCTTCAATAGCACCAACCATTATGCCCTCTAAAGGCAGAGGTGTCTCGTCCGAATTTGTGACAGTCCCAGTAATAGTAGACAAACCAAGAACATCTGGAATGTGTGGAACAGTTATATCAAGTTCTGTTGCCGGTGCCGTTACCTCTGTTGCTTCCTCAAACGAGGTTTTGTTACCGTACCAAAGTGATTGATAGTTAGTTGCATTGTTGTAGTTGTAATACCCCATGTCAAAGTATATTTTGTAGGGGCCAAGACTCTGCAAGGGCTGGTCATACCATCTGCTTATTTCATAGTATCCACCGTATCGAGTCATTTGCATACCAACAAAGTTACCAGACAAATCATAAACATACACCATAACATCATTTAAGGTACTTCCACTTAAAGTCCCTGACAGTAAATATTCCATCTCTCCAGAACCGACAAGATAGGCTTTAGCTCCTAGAGTATATGTACCACCCCATGTGCTTCCTCTTGCCGACAAGCTATACATTGAAGTGCGAGAGACATTTGCTTTTACATCGATGTCTTGTAATGAAAGATTGAAAATATTCGCCCATGCATCAAGCGTAACAGTTTCGGTGAGTCCTCTTAACATTGCCTTGGAAGTTAAAACTTGTTCTGAAATGGCAGAGATATCTGCTTGAGCATTAAGAGTTACACTAGTCGTCTCTGAGAGCATAAAGTCTATGCCTGTATCCCCACCAGTTACGGCTTCAGCCACAGACAAATTGGGGGGTATACCAACTTGGAAGATATGGGCGTCATATACAACAGTATCATATATACCCCCCCCAAAATCTATAGCCATGACTGCATATGTTCCACCAGCCTGTAATCCTCGAACTTCATAGTTACCCGACCCATCGGTAAAAGTTGCTCCCATAATGGCAGGAGCGGTTGCTGTTCTAGTAGCCCAATCTACAACCATAACAGCCGCCGTGGGAATAGCGACACCAGAAAAATTTAATACAGTACCAGATATGGATGCATTAGCGTTATCCAATACAGGCAAAGTCGGGCTAATAGTTGTCGGTGGTAGAATCGCATCAGCAACTCCTGAAGACCATTTAGAATCATACCAATAACTATAGTATTCAATATCTGGTGGACCAGCCAACTGAGCCATGAGGTTGAAGAACCAAGATGAGAACACCATGCGATACGGCTTAATTTTTGGGACGTAAACCAGATAAGTACCGTCAGAAGCCGAAGTGTCGTAGCCAACAAAACCCCCAGTACCATCATATGCATTCACTTGGATGCCTTCCAAAACGCTACCGCCGATTATCCCACCAATCATAGACCCTATCATTGCTTTAGCAGTCAGCGTTCGTTTTGCTATGATATTCGCTCTTGAACGAGACGTAACCGTATGTGTACGATTATAGATAAAAGCCCTCGATGACATCGACCTACCGATTGCCAGCCCACCGGGGTCACCGCCGTAATCAAACGCTACTTCATAGTCGTAGACTTGGAAGGTCGCTCCTAACGACCTGAAATGAAGTCTAAGACCAAATTGGTTCAGTATGCTCTTGTATTCTCCATCGGTTCTTCTGAACCGCTTGAACACATAATGAGTATTCTCTTTGTTCACTATTGCCGACACATCTTCCCATACCGTGACATCGCCACCATCATCTTCGCCATAATTATTGGTAGCAAACCATTGGATGATTCCTAGGTCAGGATAATTGATATCAAAATCAACCGACAGCGATATGCTCTGAATATCCTGAGCGATTACCAGAGGATTTTCTTCACCAGCAGGGATAGAGCTATTTGCCCCAGATAAATAGTAATCAAAATCTTCAGGTGGATGAGCGCCCCCATTATAGATAATCCTTGCACGACCATTTATGGTTTGTTCAAAAGCCTCTCTAACATGGATATTGGCCTTACCAATCAAACTAACACTTTCAGTGGTGTCTATGAGCAATTTAATTCTGGCTCCCAAGTTACAATCATAACTAGACCTAAACCAACCCCCACCGATAGGAAGCATATGAAGCCGTATATGGCTTCTAGGAGCTATCGACCTTCGCCCTCGAATATTCGCTAGAGAGTCGCAATGGATTTCCCTAGAGATGGCTCCTATTATCCTCGCTTTTGCAGTTGTCTTTCTAACAGTACTCGGGACTATGGGCATATCAACACCTAACCTAAAGCGTAGGCCCTGCTTCTATGGATTGGTTATCACTATCGTAATGGAAAGTAGTTCGAGTTTCATCGATAAACAAAGTATTAGGAAACACCTCTCTCCAACTCTCAATATCTCTGCCAGCAGGTTTAGTGCCAAATGGGGAGATTTCCCTAACAGCGACATAGTATTTATCAAGATGCGTCTTTGATAAAGCGAACGCCTTGAAGACCACTCTTAAACATTTCATTCTAGTTCTCGGGAAGTGATATGTGCCTGTTCTTAAAATAACATCATTATCATATGGGTCTGACTCATCGATATAAGACCCTCCCCCAATATCTATTTGCTGTACAGGGAGCCTCACATAATCATCGGACATGCCAGTTTTAGAGCTTTCCACATAAAACTTATAGCTATTGGTATCTGACATAATCATCAATTTATCGACAACAGGAAGCTCTCCATCTATGGGTGCCAATGTCAATAACAACCACTCTTCTCTTATTGCAGTAGCAATATCTGGGTTCTCCAAGGTGCCTGATAGCATGGTCATCGGCACAATGCTTTCTGCTGATTTCCAGTAAGTAGACGATTGCTTATCAAGAGCCATGGTGGGTGACCAATTCTTCACACTTGTTATATAATTCGCTTGAACCTCATACAGACCAAAGAAGAATCCCGGCCTCACTGAATTAAAGCTCGACAAACCAATGTCTGGTTCTGGTGCCTTGTCTGTGTAGGGCTTTCCATATTGGACACTTACTCTATATGGTGCCTCAAGATTCAAGATGGCAGAATCTGGTGTAAGAGATATTGTGCCTTTGGTGTAATCGATTATGTAATCAATATCTTTCGTATATACGATTTTTGTGATGGGCATCAACGTTTGATGGTCATCATTTACGACTTCATAGTTTCTTTCCTTAAACACACTTTCAGTATTTATCTCTATATTCGTATCATGCAGATTGGCTGTCCATCGCCCACTATCGCCGGGAATAGCAAACGAAACCTCTTTTATCGTGGGCTTATATCCTGTTCTAAGAAGCCCCATGCCATAGGGTGGCAACCGCATTGGATTATGTAACCTGATAATTAATTCAACACCCATCTTGGTTGGGAATGATATCGTTTCGTCCCTAGAGGCATTTATTTTACTAGCAACGAAGCCCCACTCTCCTTCATTGACTGGAAGGTTAGCGATGTCTATCGTATCCATGCCCCCTATCTCTGCAATGCCACGAGGGGGCCATTGAGACTCTTTATATAGATGATGCACAATTACTGAACTACCATTTTCAATCCTACTGGCAACATTGGGTGGCACATCAGGGCGTACCCTTATCATGCCATTGACATAATCAATTTCATAATCATTAGTCAAGCCATCTATCGATTTAGTATACATATAGAAATTACCAGTATAGGTAGGACTTGGCTCTCCACCTGTACTGCTATAGAAAGGCACTACTGTTTCATCCCCGGGGTAAAGATTTATACTTGGATATGAAGCCTCTGTATAGGCAATATTCCCTTCGACTACCTTATAGTATGTCTTTTCCATATGCGTTAGCTGAACCCATCCATCAGTCCCGGTAGTAGGATTGATTAAGCCATTGTCTGCCCCAGACATGGTAGGAAAACGAACTGTTTCGTCGGCTGAGACGTAAGCAGTCTTTAGATAGACCTCATACGCTTGACCTGCCCAAGGTGCATATAGCCTTACACTATTAATGGAAGAAGGACTACCATCAGCTTCTCTTATGTCATAGTGAATCTCATCATAATCAGCATTGCTGGTATGTTCTCTAGAAAGCCATGACAGCCAGAACCCACCAGATTTATAGGCATCCTTCGTCAATTCTGGTGAGTGGTCATAGGTGTACCATAGATACTTGAGAGTAATACCAAATATTTTGGCGATATACCCTCCATACTTCTTATAATACACAGCGGTTTTGAAGAAAAACTCCACGTATTCTACATCATGTACAGTAACTTCAGCACCTACATTATTTACAATTGGGTATTCCTCAATAGCCTTAGTTAAAAATGGAATGGTATGTTCTTCGGTTTTGCCATGGCCTTGGTGGAACACCATGCGAACAGATTGACCTACATGATGGCTATCTACTGCTAGACGTATTCTGTTAATACTCTCATGCTGTGACAGGTATATCGTGGCATAAACTTCTTCGTTAGCATGTTTAGCTTGACTAAGCCACGCAGTATTGTCATTACCGTCTATCAAATTATTGGCTGTATTGTCTTCGTGTCTCTCTCTAGAGTTAGTCCCCGGAACAGTTACCGTCTCCGTACGAGTCCAGTCATGCTCTTCCCAAGCCCAAACCTCACGCAATCCCGCTCGATAGTAATAAGGCCCCCAAGGAGAACGAGCCAGATTAGTAAACGTCAGACGCAACCTTGTTGCATTCATATACATATTATCTAGCAAGACCGTTGTCTGCTCTGGGTTCGGTGGTAACCAAATCTCTTTGACATACGGAACTAAGTTAGCGCCATTCGGGAATGCTGGCCTCACATTAGGCAAATATCCAGTACAATAGTTATTGCCTAGCCAACCCTTGTCTGAAGTGGCGATATGGACAAACATTCGCATGCCACCCTGATAAGGATGTACACGAACACGGTCTATTGGAGTAGGCCCGGGGTCATAACCCGGCCCCCATGGAGTATGACCATCAATAGTAAACTCAATCCATTCCCAAGACCATGTCTCATTAGGCCCACTATTACCAACAGACATCCAGAACGTATCGAGATTGCTATCTTTTGCGGAACTATTTGGATGGTCATAATAAGGTTGTCTGCCCGGAGGTGGTGGGTTACCATACCAACAGTCAACAGATGATGCTACTGCCCCCACCACACAATCTGGCCCAATTGCATGACCAGAAACAACATCCCTTTCTGTTTTGGCAGGACTCTTGGTATCGGTATACCACACCGAAGCGGCGGCTTTAACTTTTAACGGAGTAAGCATTTTAGCATGGTCTGTAGCATATTGGCTCGTACACGAAAGCACCCTGTTGATTTTATTAGAACCATACTGTTGCTCTTCGTATTCTGAAGATGCCTCTATCTTCTCAACCAATATGTCTGTTTCTTCTGTCACGCCGTCATTATCAACCGCATGTTCCGTATGCGAAGGCTTAAGGCGACTGATAAAATCATTCACATAAGCTACTTCTGCTGCCCTCATGGTCTTATCAGGAATGATAGAGAACATCGCCATACCAGATTCAGATTCGGTCTTAACCCTTTTGACGGCCTGAATATTCTCAACATAGATATCATCATCTATAGTCAAATCACCCTTATGTACATCCCCGGGATAGTGGAACACAACCATGAGACCCGAATAGAAACCGCTCCGTATTGGCACATAAAGTGGCTTAGACTCTTCGATACCATTAGCCAAATGAACAGGATTATTTGTTACTGGGAACCATGCGCCTCGCTTCTTATTGTCAGGTATCTCAGAGTAATACTGGTAATTGACTATCAAGCTCGTGCCATATGGGATAGGGCTAGAATTAGCTCTATGTATGGAAATAATACCCTTCTCGGCATTCTCTATATGAAAATGATTATTAGTAAGAGTCTCACTATATTCATACACTTCGCCAGTATCCAAATTGGTAAGACTAATGAAATGATACGCAGGAGCGCCAGTCAGCACATCGACATCAGATTTGATATTGGGATTACTGAGGGTATATTGGAATGGAGTAGTGGTTCCAATCGCCCTTCCCATTGTGAAAGTTTCTGCTTGAGTAATCCATTCCCAATCGCCATGAATCGGAGCAAGATATTCATCTTCAGTGAACCAGTCATCGTACTTATCTGTAGCCAAACCATATACAGAAACGAATGCCCCGCCGGGGCTATTAAGTCTCCAGCCCTTGTTGAGATGTATTCTTAGATAGTCAATCTGAGGCGTTTCGTCAGCAATATCATATGTGTAACTGAGATTAACATCGGTTGTAATTGGTATGGTAATAGAATCTATTACGCCAGTAATAGTATCAACCATATAATCAGTATCTTCGACATATGGTATTTTTGAAGCGCCACCCGTAATTACAAGAGTACCATTTACCAGAGGACTATAAACAGTGGCGATAGCATTAGTATGTGCCCCATCAAGATAAGCAAACTCCTTGGTCTCTTGATAAAACACCCATTTACGGTCATCCCGCTTAGGCCAATGCGTGGCAATAAACTGATACGGAGGTTCACCGACTGCGTCATGATGAAGAATGGTTATAGGCTTGCCTAACAATTCATTATTGTCGAAAGCGTTATAGCATCTATTGCTTGCATGGTCATAATCACAACTATCTGGAACTGCATTGGCATAGTGCCACCATGGATAATCATTGGTCTTGAACTGCCCCTGATAACCCTTGTATAGCTCGTCAAACTTAAGCACCAAGCCTGTCTCGCCACACGCCCACGCCTTTTCTTGCGACCAGCCTTCTATGTCATATATGATATCAGCTAGGAGAGGAGGTTTCTGGTAACGCCATGTGATGCCATCATAATAGAGAATGGTGCCAGCCTTTACAGGAGCTTGTTCCTGTTGTAGTACTCCTGTAGCCCATGCGGTTGTTGGGCTAAGTACATAGACCCCATAGAAGTCATCATCAAAGACAAGACCTGAATCAGCCCATGTAACACCACTATTTGTGCAATAGAGAATGGTGCCACCATCGCCAACCGCTATAATATTAGAGGCGCTAGAAGCATGAACTCCCCTAAGAGTTTGAGTCGTCCCACTAGCCCTATTATCCCAATGTCCACCAGCATTTGATGTTGATATTATATGACCACTCTTGCCCACTGCGACCACATTGGTAGTAGACATAGCAACCACACTATACAAATCCATATAGCCATTTACATCAAACATGGCGTAATCAAATTCAACCCAGTGTCGTAACGTACTTACACTATCTACATTTTCGCCATAGAATCTAAGATTCACATACTTAGTATTCGCTGGGGTAGTTATAACCCCAGTGTAATGGGTGAAAGAGTGAGCCGTAGAAGTAGAAGCCTTTACCGTCTGAGATGGTGGGGTTACAGGATTTTTGCTGATATCATAGAAGTCAGCATATACTGCGAACTTTGGTAGAGTACGAGACATACTACAGGCTATTGACCAGACAAGAATAATAGTGTCATAAACGATATTGACACGCTCTGTAGGGCCTATCGATGACGTAGACGGTTTACGCCGTATAGTGCCAGCCGAATAGTCAATTAAATAATCAACATTCTCGACAAAAACATGACCCGAAGAAGCAGAAGTCACTTTTTCCGAATTTGTCCTGATGTCATGGTAACGTAATGAAATATTACTATTATTCGTAGGCAACAGAACATTCCCCTCAGTTACCAAATAACTACTGAAAGGGGTTGTCCCAATTCTAACCCAAGAGCCTGTTCGCCCAGTACGAGAGTACACGCCCTGAGTATGTGTCCCACCATAGATTGTGTCACGAGAAGTATTACCAGAAAGAGTAGGCCAATAACCATCTTCCGTTCCTGTCGTTACTACCGACCAGTTACCGCCCACATAGTGCCAACACCTGTGATATTGAGTACCTGCGTATAATATGTTATGCGTTGTGTCCCAAAGCAGACACCCTATTGTTTCTTTTTCGAATGTTGTCCCACCACCAGTGCTAGACCATTGGGTTGCCCAATCCCATGGTTTATTTGTCTCCATAACCCCATGACCTGAAGCAGGAGATTCGAAAGCACTAGCATAAAGAGTATCGCCAGACATTGCCATGCCATACACGCCATAATAGGGCTTCATTGTGCCTGTACTTATATTCCTCCAACCGTATGGGTCGGCTATGTCATGTGGCTTGATTACGCTTAACGAACACATCCATACACCCACATTATATGTGCCAACATACAAACAGCCATCTGGATAATCATATGGTGTGCCATCTGGATAATGATGTGCATGCGAAGGGTCATCATCATAACGTGGCGTATTGGCTACAACCATGACATCTATGCCAATCTGATTACCTCCCCCTACAGGGCCAAACATATTTATCCAAGCACCTGTACCATTTACCAATGCCCAAACCCCATGGCCTCTCTCTTGAGGCTCGGCTCCTACTGTGCCTGTGCCAGCATAGAGGGTGTTATTATGTGAATTATAAACTAAATACTTCACGCATTGATTGGTGGCATTAAGCGTAGACGTCTTAGTCCAAACACCACTAACATCATTCCAGTATACAACTCCATGCCCTGAGGTTCCTGCATATAGCCTCTGCCTAGTTTCGTCCCAAGCGAGAGAATAAACCGTCTCATTATTTGTATAGACACCCGGTGTATTGGGAAGTTGAGACCATGCCGACCCATCCCATTTCCATACGCCATGGTCTTGAGTAGCGGCGAACAAAAGGTCATCGCCCTTTACATAAACAGAAAAATCATAATCAGTGCCATCATCCACTTCGACCCAATTGGGATTGTTTAACCCCAAAGTACCATTCGAAGCATCTGGCAACACAATTCTGGCTGAGTATTGGCCATGATAAGAATCGTTGGTTTGGGCTAGCGTAGCTCCAGTGCTAGAAGTTAGTGACCAATTATTTAAAACACTACCAGCCCATGATTCCATGTCTCCATTGGGCAATGATGTGGTCGATTCAGCAGGATGTGATTGTGTAGCCCATGATGCACCAGCATTAGAAGTATAAAGTATCTTGCCATTAGCCCCAACGGCCCAAGCTCTTGAAGTGTCATAGGCATAAACAGCATACAAATTTTCGGTTGTCCCACTGGTTTGAGGAGACCAAGTCAGCCCTCCATCATTGCTATACAATATTCTTCCACGTTGCCCCACAGCCCATAAGACTTCAGTGGTAGGGGATGTCACTCCATACAAATCATCGCCAACTCCACTAGCGATAATCGCCACCTCTGTTCCGTTATATCGCACAATCGTGCCAGAACCACCCACCACCACAATGATAGGGGTAACATTATCAACTGCAGTTATGCCATAAAGGGATACTCCTGTGGGACAGTCCTTTTGGAGCCACATCAAACCACTTGCCGCACCGTTAACACCAACCTCTCCAAACAAAGAAAATCTGCTTTCAATATCTCCTTCGTGCCAATCAATCTCATTGGGCAATTGGTCGTCTTTAGACTTATAGCCCTCATGCACTTTTGACACTTCATGCGTAAGCGAACGAACAACCTTCTGCATCCCAGCTTCCGTACAGCCTTGGTTAACTGCATCGATAAAATGGATGATTCGATTACGATAGCGATTGTCTTTATCCCTTACCTCTTCCTCGGGGGGATATGCCGACCTAGGGCTTTCATAAGAATACTTGCAAATTAACTTAGCCTTAAGAGGCATCGTGTTGGGACCGCCAGCAATTCGCAGTATCGTACCTTCACTGTAATTGATACTAAAGTCTGCGTCTGGTGGGATAACTGTCGGCCCACCCTCTTTTTCCACATATTGCGTAGGAACCGCATGCCAGTCGAAGACGCTTACTGTGGACGGAGAAGTGAATTGGATATTACTATGAGCAAGATTATCTGGAACTGGTGGGTTGTTCACACCCAGCGTAACAATATCACCAGATTCATATACATACTCATGGGAGGAAAGAATAGTGTCATAAATGATATTGACATACTCTGTCCGGCCTATTGAACAAGTATTGGGCTTACGTTGCATAGTGCCTGTTGGATAATCAATTAGATAGTCAACGTCTTTGATATAAATCTTGTTTGAAAGAGTCGAAGTTACCCTTTCTGAGTTTTCTTTGACGTTATCATAACGTAACTCAATTTTGCTATTGTCCCAAGGCAAAAGGCGCTTCTCAGCCACATAGCTCTCATAAGGGTTATATTCATATGTCTCATCTAGCTGGACATCATAAGCCCCGGGGTCAGTCGCACTATACTTGCCATCAAGACGATGGATGCCATACAAATCACCAAAATTGTTATCAATAGTATCGTATCTGGCAGAGTATACACAGATAGCATCTCTAGCAAAGTTTATCCATTCGAGAGTATCCATGAATGATTGGGACACTGCCTCATTGATAAAATAGATAGTCGAAGCAGTTCTCTCATAAAGAACTTCGGGGATATCGTTGAGAAGATTATTAAGAAAGTCATTTACGGTAAATAGGTCTGGTTGTCCTTCCCAGACCGTACTGCCGTCTCGAACCGCTATCGGCTCAAGAACTATCCATGCCCCACAGCGCATATGTTGCTTTGTAGTAGTGTAAGCCATCTAATTCTAAGCTCCCTGCCTAGGTCTGCGCGTCATATACAATTTTGTTATCAAATGCTAGAGTTCCGATTGTAACTGCTGTCACGCTGTCAAATTGGATATCTCGTGTATGGGTTCCGACTATAACTCCAGCCTCATTTTTGATTGCGATGCTATTAATCAAGAGATTATCTACGCCAGCAACTTTCGTCCTTACATCACTTGTTATATCTGAAAACTCAAGCTTCGACCCCAAATCGTAATTGTTCGAAACATAACCAGTGATATCAGACACAATAAAGTTCTTGGTATCAGTCCAATCGTATCCAGCATTCGCAATGAAACTGATATTGAAATTAAGTTCTTGCACTTCTGATTTCCTTACGATGGCATCAGCGGTAACACATTTCGTTAAGTCCACTTGAGCTTGACCATCCTCAACAACTTTGTCATATGAAAAATCTTCTACTCTAAACACATAATTATCGGGTGGTCTTTCAGCCGTTCTCGTCCCTGCAGTCAACCCAGCCCCTCCCCAGCCAGTAGCAGTTGTCAACCACAGCAACCCATCAGAGCCATAAATCGAATTCTCTAGATTATTGCAAGCAATTTTTGGCCCTCGATACATAGCAAAGTCCTGACTGCCATACAGTATCGGTTCTGTACCACCATAATATGTCCCCAAGACTGCCCAATCACTTCCTGACCCTACTAGCGCATTAATAGTAGTAGGTAATTCAGTAACTGGTTGCTTGGAAAGAGAATACGATAGATATGGGTCTTCCATAGCAATATAATCACTATATATCTGCACGTTCGCGCCCTTAACAATAATATCCACTGTTCCCGGCCCTCTAGAATAAGGGTCACCATCTTCAGGCTTAATAACCTTTGCGGAATCTGTTCCTATCTGCGCCAGTACGGCTCCTAGATAACCAGCTTCTGTGCCAGCACTGTTTTGGAAAATGGTTGACCTAATACGCTGATAAAATGCTCGGTCTGTTTCAACATCTATACCGCCCGTCATCGCCATAACATTATCTACAGACGAAACCATATACAAACTTGATGTCAAATTGATTACCTGATGTTCTCCTATGTTCCCAGCCGCTCCAGCAACAGTACATCTGACTGGGGCATCCACCTGCATAGAACCCTTGGACATTACCGCCTTCGAAGTAGTCTCATAGTCTATCGCTGGAACATTGAAGGCTCTAGGAGTACTAACTACAGTACCAATAGGAATAACAACATCTTCTCCTACCACAGAGCTACTAAAAAATGTTACTGTTCCTGTGGCAGGAACCGCTTTATTTCTCGTCATGCCAACGTTTGCTGCTAAGGCATCAAGATACTTCCCTTGAGCGGTCAACATGCTCTGATTCTGCATCACGAAATCTATCAGATAATACAGTCGCTCTAGCTCAGAAGCTTGAGGCTCAACAAAGCAAGTAGCCCAAGGAGACCCCTCTTTAGTATCAAGATAAGGAGCGGTATTCAAAATGTAATTTTTTAGAGAATCTACTATCTCAAGAAAACCCTTGTTTAAAGCCACTTTAGAACTCCTTTACTTATACTGGTAATGTGGTCACCGTGAACACAACCGCAATATCAATCGCGCCACTATCTGATATCTCAGTCAACTCTGCTCCTATATACTGGCCTTCAGTGACAACCTCTGGTGAACTGGGAGTCCAATCATCAACCACATACGAACCAGCACTCAAAGTCAGAGTCGTAAAGACCTCGTCCCATCCTGCGCCCTTAGTGCCATCTGAATCCCTGAACACAGCTATATCCACATGGTCAATTGTTGGCGTGGCTCCTACTGAAACCTGATAAGCAAATGCCTGTATATTTTGGATTATGAACCCACCAAATCCCAAAGGAAGGAAGAACGCTTTCATCCTGCCAGTGTCAGAAAACGAAGGGGTGTCAAACGACAATGTGATGTATTGCACATTGGCAATCGTATCTAAGACATCTACACCATTAATCTGAAAGGCTCCTGTAGCTGATACGTTTACCGTGCCATCTTGCACGACAGAGACCGCATTTGTACCAGTATAACTATTGACCAGAAGTATAGGGGTAGTACCCATTGAGGCCGCTGGCTGTAAGGTTTCTGTGTAAGCGTCGATATTACCTACGACAGTAATCTCAGTTATGGCCCTTGAACCATCTACCAGAACATATTGAGGGTGGTCATCAACAGTCAAATCGCTCAAATTATGATGGTCAAGCACAGGGGCATCATTCGATGTCCCTGTATGCTTGTGACCAGCAGTAGAATCAAATTGGCCCTGTAACAGTCTTACATTGTTGTCAATAGTTTGTGTGAAACTATTGAAATAAGAGAAATTATTCTGCAATTTTTCAGCAACGACTTCTGTTCCCGGTTCGATATCATCAATAGCCATAATATTCTCCCCTATCTATAGACAACTCCACTGTTATATGGAACTCCAGTATTATATCGAGCAAACCTCATATTATCGACGCCAGATTGCATTACGGGGCCGCGTGGCACTAAATACACATTGAATGGAACGATTACCTCTTCATAAGCTTCAGTGACAACTGCAATCCTTATCCTGACCCTATCAGGCAAGGGGAAATCAATAGCTATAGAAGTCATTTGTTCATACTCTTGCACATTTGATGCTCTGAATATATGTCGAGAATTAAGCTCCATGATAACCTCGGCACCAACTATAGATTGATATCTTTTTTGCTTGGTCTGGATATTCTTAAAATACGCTAGAGCCTCTACAACTGCTCTTTGTAAATTAACAGCAGTTAGCTTTTGGCTAATAGGGAATCCAATTCGCAGAGGAACATCACAACCATAATTAGGATGAAACACATTATCTCCCCTTGGGGTCAAGATTATATGACTCAAATCCTGTATAAGCTTCTGCTTGTCCTCTATGAAATGTGGCCTCTTATCTGCATCTATGACAAAATCACCATCTAATATTTGAGGGGTCACCGACATAATTTTCTCCTTACTTTACCCCAACATCGAAATAAGAACGCCCTCTTTTAACATCCCGCTTATCTCTTTCAATGCTTCTTGACCAATAAACACACCTAAGTTCGTTCCAGCACCTGAGTCTGACTCATAACCAACCGCCCAGCCTCTCTTCTCAGATAACACTGATATCGCCATCATGTTATCTATTATCGTCGGCGGTATTCCACTCCACATGTCAAAAGATACATACTCCACACGCCAATATGCAGTACCACTTTCCCATCGGTTAAATCTTAATAGGAAATTGATTCCTACCGCCCAAAGGTCATTATTCGATATGGCTGATATATCACCAATTGCACTATATGGCAGAGGATACCATCCCTCTGGGTAGCCATGACCAGCGGGTATCCATAGTTCCATAACCATAGGGGTTAAGACCCAAGAATTACCGTCATAGTACAAAATTTCACTACTACCAACGCTATAGCCACCAGCCCAAACGTGGGTCGCATCCGTGGCGCATATCGTAAAAAGTGCATTGCTCCCTGTGTGAGGGTTCAGATACTGCACACTCCATGTCGCCCCATCCCAATGATAAATATGTCCACTACCAGATGTAGCCCACGCTGAAGTGGGAGACAGAGCTGAGATTTGCGTGATGTTGCTACTGCCATACATCCCGACAGTCCCATAAAATTGCTTAGTCCAAGCATCCCCATCCCAGAAGTAAATAACATCATGGATATCCCCCCATATGCTGGTGGTCTGCTGCCCACCTGCCCATATACAATGGTCATTTAAAGCACACACACAATAGAAGCCAAGACCGTCATTGATGGGGTCAGCTATTACATGGGACTGTACCCAATGTGTTCCACCGTTATAAAGTACCAAACCAATACTTGTTTCATAGCCCAAATCGTGCCTAGATGGGTCAATCGCTTGCCCTACAATCCAACCATTCTTCTCTACGCCAGCATCCACATACATTAATTCCGAATGAACTTGGTCATAATCAGCCGGTAGGGCTTCCGAAATCCAATCGTTTTTCTTATATCTTGCTATGACATCTCCTGTGGAGGTCTGGCCTACCGCCCATGCCTGAGTATCGCTGACCGTTACAACAGACCGCAAGTTGGCAAATTCGCTCCAAAGCTTTATGACCTGCCAGTCCATGTCATCACCGCACGAAATCGAGGTCTACCATAATCAGTTTCCCAGCCGCTGTCTTTGGAGTTAGCTCTACTCTTACCTTCTTGCCAGCAAACAGATAAATAGGCTTCTGGAATCTAATATTCTCTGGAACGTTCTTGAGGCATGAGTCTTTGACTACCTGTAGCTCATCATCGTCACCACTATTAATCCAAGCCGACCACTTATCTCCAGCTTCAAACGTTACCTCACCTATGATGATATTAAAGAGATAAGCATCATCAGTTAGGGCATCAGAAGTTATCGTGATTTTGCTATTAGCCAATGCATCTTCACTATACCCATCTCTATAACTCTCGCCACCCGTTATTGGAAAGTAATCTTCCATAAGCCCTAAAATTTCGCCTCCCGGCATAAAATAAATATTCCCTTCAGGGGCTATCAGCAAATCGCCGTCATTCATCCACTCGAACATATCCTGACCATCTTTGGCTACTTGACCGACTGCCCAGAGATTATCTCCTGTGCGTACGCCTATCATCTTGGCACCATGAGTTGGTCTGTAATAAATACCACCAGAACCAGCAAGCCTTAGTTCAGTAGTACCTATCGTCGAGCTTGGTAATCCCTTGGCATAAGGATATTGAACGTTACTATCTTGAGGGACTATCTCATTGATATGAACAATTTGAGCGCCACCACTTCGGATACCTCTCTGGTCTATCTGTTGCCGTCTTAGCATATCGGTTTTTCTTTTAGCATCATGTGGTGAGAGCATTTATTCTCCTACCCAAATTAATACAAATGTGGTAATGCTTCCGAAACGCCACTAACTCTGCTATCCACCCATTCTTGCATGGACTGGTCGCTCCCCTTTTTTGGCATTCCTCGAATTATATTCCACTCTGCCTTGGCTGTGTCATCTGCTTGCCATGCGGCTTCCATATCTGATTGTGCGCTACTAACCTGCTTATTTCGTGCCGTATTCAACCACGCACGAAGGCTCCCTAATTCATCTGGGCTAATACCTGCAACAAGTGTTAGCGTTGTTGAATTCTGGGCATCAATCCCGAACTGGTGCTGTATCCCAGTTATCGTGAACATCATGTTCTTACTTTCCACAAAAACTTGGTCAAAGAATTCTGGCCCGGGCATTAATATCGTCGTGCATTGCGCTGTGCATCGCATACGGTTTGCCTCTACAAATTTATACATAGCATATCTAGCACATTGCTGGCGATTATGTAAGAACTTGTTGTCATAAATAGTTTTTCTTATCCCGAATTTATTACATATTTCTCGTGGGCTTGCTCCCTTGTTCCATGCAAAGACGGTGGCGTTCATGTCCTCCACAGTACACTGCCCAGTTTCCATAGCATCAGGAGTAAATGGCGTATCATCAACTGCCCAATCCCAGTTGATATCTCCAACCACAAAAGCATGGGTCACCATATCTCTATCGGTTTTCATTAAAGTACAGTCAAGAGTCATCTCTTTAGGGATATAGAATTTGGGGTTCGAAAAATATCTGGGGTGTCTCGCTATGAACCTGCCCATCCCATCGGCCCAGAAATGATAGCCACCATAGTCGATAGATTCTTTCATCAAATCAATAATCTTTACCTCATCAAAGAATGGCAATTTCATGGCCTTAGAGAACTGCCTATTTTCTGTCTTAGTAATCCATTCTTGAGCGAAGATATAGGGACTGAATTCCATATCAGAATAAGTAAGGTCGCCCTTGCCAGAAGTTTGAGCCTGTTGCAAAAGTAACCCGGGGTCTTCGAATTTCCCAGTGAGACCATAGGGACTAAAACGGAATGATAATCTAGGAGACTGAGTGTTTTCGTCTACCCCAGAAGCGCCTATCGTGCCTATCGTATCACCGGGCTTAACCTTGCTACCTGACTTAACCGCTAAGTCGCCTTTGTCTTCACCAAGATGGGAATAAAAGAAATAGCATTTCATAGCAGAAGTAGAAGGAGCACCCGTATCCCCTGTGATGCCATTCTCACTTCTCCATTTTGCAGTAGTTGCATCCGTATAATCCTTCTCTTGGGGATACTTATCTTTCAATTCATCATGATGGTCCCAGTAATATTGACGGGCATTTTGTTCAATTGAAACCTGCTGTTGGGTCTGAGACACTTGGTCATCAGCTTCAATAATAACTCTACGTCCGATGCCAGCCTGTACTTTCGAAAGGTCGGCTGACACAACAGTCCCATAACAACATGACACGGCTAGCCATCCATCATAAAGACATTCCGTTTTGTCCTTATATGCTATCTTGGTGTCCAAAGCGCAATCATTACCCTTTTTACTCAAATAATCTAACTGCTTATTGGTCAGTTGACTATTTAAGTTATCTTTTAGGTTTTGAGCCGCTTGGGCTTCACTTTGCTGTTGAGGAGTCTGTAATGCTACAATACCATCCGTAATATCTACAGTCTCAGTTCCCACAACCTGTTTTACAGCATTAACCCAACTCTTGCCCTTCGCCATGGCGTCATCTATCTTCTTATTAATGGTATCTTTTTCTTCTTGAGACATTGTTAAATTCCCTTTACGAGTAGGAATAAAAGTCACTTCGTCTTTTTCATTGTCTATCATTAAATCCTTATAGAAATCTGAATGCCCTACTCTCACAATTGGATAGACCATGTCTGGTCTTACGAACTTGCTATTTTCAAGATTCTGCTTAATCTTTTTCATCTTAGCTACGGCATCCCCAAACTCTCCACCTAAGACATTCTTATCTAACCATTGTGCTAAGGTATTAGCATCGGTTTTCCCATCCAAAAGCTTTTTCTGTAAAGCCTCTATTAATGCCATAGATTCTTTTTTAGCTGTGCTTGCATCACTATTAGAAAAGATAGACTGGAGGTCATGCAGGATGAATAATCCTGTGCCAAAATTCCACAGCTTAGTAAAATTCGATTCATTATAACCCATCTTGTCTCTCAAATTTTGTACTGCGTCAGGATGGTCAAAAAGATTCTCGGTTGGAGGATAGCCATTATCATGCTTAAATTGCTCTTCTGCCTTCTGCTGAGACATTCCGTCAACTAGGACATATGTAGCCATTTGATAGGCTTGTAGATTTTGAGCCGCTTCACGAACACTATCGTCTACTGAGGATGTGTCCTTTCCGGTTACTCCCGCTGCGGCTTGTGCAACTACGGCTTTATCCCCAGCAACATTGTCAGGGTTCTCAATATAATCAGCTACAGCTTTTGCAATATCACTGGCACCATACTTGCCATCTACACCCTCTGGGGTAACTGGTTGCCATTCATCCCATCTACCCGGGAATCCCTCCATATCTTCCATAGGCTCGACTTGAACATCTTGTGGCAGAAACCCAGCTTTCTTGGCGAAGAATTCTATGTATTTATTGACAGGTTCAAATGACGTTACCGTTTTAAGTAGTGTCTCGTCACCCGGAGAAACTGTATAAACCTGAAACCGTTTGGCTACGTCATAGCATTGGAATATTAATTCGCCACCCTGCATTATCGGGTCTTTATCAGAAATGTCCTGAATGAACCCTGTAAACACCTGTTTGAAGTCTCCTACTGCCCCCTTCAGGAAGACAGCCACCATGTCCATAGCTTCAAAAGCATTGCTAAAAACATAACCAGTATTGTTAAGGGTGAAAGTCAAACTAGCCGCCCCATCCTCTTCCTTATTCAGGGTTCCCATGCCTGTCATGGCATTAGTAACTCGCCATAGATTGCCAGTCTTCGATACATATCTGGGGTCGCTACTATACTTAGGGCCGGGAGACATCCCAATAGTTTTAATGAAAATTTCATATAGAGGTCGATAAGCAAAGTTAGGCCCTCGCAATGCATACCCTGCTCCCTCAGAAAACTGACCACCCATTTGTTGCCCAGTAGTTTTAATAGCCTTAGGAACAGGAGCGCCAGATGGCCCTATAGGATTCATTGCCTCTTTCGTCTGTTCAAATACCATGTCTTGACCTCAAGGCTTAAGTAGTACCATATTCATTAGGGTCTACTCCTTTATAGCCACCAACTGAGCCTGTCGAACTATCAATGCCACCAAGCCCAGACTTTTGACCGCCAATTGATGCATTAGCGGCTTTAAGGGCATCTGCTCCAGTACTTTCTCTATCAAGTGCTGTACCACTCTGCCCATAATAATCAGCGACAGTCGTGTTAGCATAATCTGTTTCTGTAATATTAGGGATAGCAATAGTCGCACCGGGAATTGGTTCTCCTGTTGGGGATACAGAATTGGGCTGAATCTGTGCATTATAAGACCGCAAATAACCTGCGAATGCTCTTGAACCATAAGCGGCTTGTGCCATCCCCGCGAATGTGTCTGCCGATTGTGCAGTAATATTGGTTTGCCCACCACTTACCATGGTTCTTGCAGTATTGAAATCGCCCTGCCCCATATTCATATCGCTCGGATTCATGCTTCTCCCTGCCAAACTTGGGTTACTCAGGTCACCCAGAATTACAAAATTGACACCAAAAGTCCAACGCCATGGCTTTTCCCAAGACTCGGTATAAGTAACAGAAGTTATGATTACCTCAAAGTCTTCACCACGCATCGGATTTACATACCTTACTGTATCTCGTTTCTTTTGTTGGTGACGCCATATGTTCTTTAATCTCATTACGGTTCCAATAGAATTCTTGGTGGTCTCTCCCGCCCAAGTTAACTCTACTGGTTTCTCTGGGCCTAGCTGGTAAACAACACCACCCTGAGTATCTAGCTCCATTGTTCGAGTAGTGATTGTATATGTCATTGACTGTGGGTTAATAAACACATCCAAGCCAGCGATATTGACCCTCTCTAGTGGAGCCATCGCATTAACTGGATTAGGCCCACCACCCAATACCGTTGCAGGAGTTTCAGGCATATCTTATCTCCTTATCATCTACTGATTGCCATATAGTCCACTGCCCTTTTGCATAGAATAGTCTGCTTCAGCGGAAGCATTGGTTTTAAACACAGTTGCCTTAAACTGGTCAGAAGGCTCAATCTTAACTGTTAACCCGCCCTGAGTTGCTGTCAAACTACCATCGCTACCCTGATTAACATTCAACTGGACTCCACCATACGTTTTTTCCGAAGCCGCTACCTTTTTGGTTGCACCTGATTCTGCCCATCCAGCCGCCGCATTTGTACCTGACTCCATCCACTCTCCCATCTGAGTGCCTATCCCCATAGGAAGATTCTTGACAATATGGGCTATGCCCCCTCCCCACTTTCGTATACCTGCGGCTACTCCTGCTGGCCCCTTCATAATAGCCGCCGCCCTTCTGGCTTTGATATCCATTTGATGGGCAACCTCTGCTGGGGACCCCATACCCCCCATTCTGTAGTATTCTATTGCTTGCTCTATATCTATGCCAAATTTTCTCTGCAAATATTCGACGCCAGCAGTCTCATTAGCGCCAAACATTCTATGAGCATAAGCCGCCTCTGCGGCTATATATGCCGTCCCTGCTTGACCTGTATCTTTAGGGCCACCCATTGATGGTGGGCCTATCTCACTAAGAGGCACCTGTAATCTCTGTGCCGCTGCTTTATATTCCATAACGGTGGTTGGCATCTGTGCAATAATCTTAGATGCATCTGTCATCCCCGGCACCATTGTTCTCAAGCCCTGAGTCATAGAGGTGGCGGCTTGCAATGACATAGCTCCATAACCATGAGCTTGCAATTCCTTAGCTCCCTGCAATGCTGATTGGGTAAACTGTTCCACACTCATACCAGAGGATAGAGCCGCCCCAGCCATATAATCCATATTTTTAGTAACATCTTTGGTCGATGTCCCAAGAATTTCATATTGATATGAAAGCAAATCGGTTGCCGTTGATGTAGTCATACCATAGCCATATATGGCTTTCGCAGATTGCCCTACTGCCGCCCGTAATTCCCTAAACTCAAGACCAGACTGGGCAAGAGCGGTTATCGCTTGGCTAACCTCATCAAGTCCAGCCATGCTATATACCCCAGCGGCAGCAGCCGCACCCGCCCCTATGCCCGGACCGCCTATCATACCGACATAATTTTTAGCGGTTTGTGTAACCATTGGCATAATTATTTTATTAAGAGCCTTGCCAGTTTCCATAACCCCAGCGACAATTAACCCAACAGGTCCTGCCATCATCGCTTCAGACCCAGCCATTCCACCAGCAAGCTCTTCGGCTGTTGCGGGGCCAGATGCTCCCGGGGTAACCTGTCCAAGTAAATCTTCTATGTCACCAACTTCCGCTCCACCACCCGGAGCGGTAGGAATACCCGTAGAAGCAGTCAGCCCTCTCTGCTTGAGTTGTTTATTCATATACAATTTACCAACATAATTCTGAACGGCACCAGACTGAAAAGCAGATTTCCAGATTCCTCCACCCATCCTATTAGCCAGAGGGCCTAAAACAGTTTGCCCTATGTCTGTTTCCGTTATCGCTCTTTCTGCCTGTCCTCTAAGCCCACCATCACCACCGCCAGCCTGAGTACTTATCTCCCCACCGATACCGTAAGTCCCGGGTGGGCGATAATTGGTTCCAACAGGCCCCCCAGCGGTAGGGGCAGGAACAGTAGCATAATAAGTGCCACCCGGGCCAGTAGGCCCAGTAGGATAATGGTCAGCTATACTCTTTGCAATAGCCTTTCCTATTCTGCCTGTAATAGTAGTATCATTCTCTAAAGAATCAGCAATGCCAGCAGAAATCTTCTTGCCCATATCAGCAAAGACTTGATTCATGCTATCGCCAAAGATAGTACCCAAAGCCGTACTGAGATTATTTCTCATCTGCTCTTCTACAAACACAATGTTTGCTGTTAGGGTGATATCATAATCAGTAGCCATATGATTTACCTCTTATCATCTTGGCGATATATACTGCCATCTTCCTCTAATGGCGATATCAAATCTGGCATGTCATCATCATCAACTGGGAAGGAAGGAAGTTTATTCATTTCCATAACCAATTTTTCGAAGTCTTCCTTCTCTACATCTGGCAACTCGACGTATTCATACTCTGCGCCCTCTGCCGCTTCCAGTTCTTCCTCTTGCTCTGCCTTCCATTCCTTATATGCTTTTGGCTGAAGCATGAGAAACATAAACTCGGCAAAATCATTAAGCTCCTTCCTCAGTGTCTTGGTCATGACAAACTCATTCTCTTCAACCTTATCAGTCTTATCCATCATCTCGACAGCCTCTATGATGGCGAGTTGAGACCAAGATAGTTCTTTGTTATCAAAATATCCCCGTTTTGATAGGGAGCGAACCCGGGAACGAAACTCCGACTCCCTTAATCTTTTTTTAACTCCTCGAAATAGAGGCTCTCTTTATCAAGTAGTGGCAACCATGCCTTATCATAAATCTCAACAAGGGCTTGCTCACTCCACTTCTCAATAACCCTTCTCGCCATGCGATACTTTTCGGCTGGAGATACAACCGTTTCAAGTTCAGGGGCAACTGGTTCGCCATCTATGCTCACAATAGCTCGTGCGAAAGTTTCAATGAGGGTCAGGAGCTTGTAACTCTCCAATCCCAATAGAGAGCCTGTCCTCTCTACGTTACGAGCTATAAGAGCCTTCTCACCAGCGGATAATGTCCTAACCCTGATGGTCATTTTGCCACCAAATATCGGAAATTCATCCTCGACGTTTCCAGTCATCAGCATATGGTCAGAAGCCTCACCCAACTTAAGTTCTTCAAGCATACTTTTTTGCTGTTTGATTGAGTCAGGAGGGGCTTCAAATATTTCCTCAATATCAGCTTCTTCCTCTACCATCTCTTTCGCAATAGCCTCATTGATTTCTTTATCAATCTCTTCTTGCAAGAAATCATCCTCTTCATCATAGACCCCATAGACTCCATCGCCAACCTGTTCTTTCGCCATTACCTTCCTCCTTTTCTTTGTCCCGATACACAAAACGTGGATAGCTTCGTGGGCAACTCGATTTCTCAAAATGCCTTGGATGCTATCCACGATTTTCGGCTATACAGACTTATTCAATTTAGAACATGGGGAGTCGGAATTTTAGCCCCGACCCCCATGAGGAACACTAATCTATCGCACCCTCTTCTTGTACTCGTATATAATGACTGTGTGCTGCTTGAGACGAGGCGCACGTTGCTCTTCAGTGAAATCAGGAGTACGTGTTTCTGCGGAGAACAAACATCCAGTATAAATGTTGATTGCAACCGTTCCGTTAGGCTTCATTATATACTCTTCTGCGACGAAGGGGTCCATAATATCAGCCAACTTGTCAACAGGATAACCAACCGCATCCTGAAGTTCTGAGTCCCACAAAATGAACCTTTCCAGTTCAATCTGACCGCCCTTATAAGCCCCTCTGGCATTCTCATTTGGTATAGGCCCATCACGACCAATTTCGTAAGCCAAAGTAGGTTCGACCTGAGGCTCACCCTGATTCCATTTTGTAACGTAACCAACAGGTCGTCCGTTAATCTTAATACTGATTGCTCGGACTAGCCTAATCTTACCCATTATGCGTCACCACCTTGTTAGTGTATCGTCGTTTCATTAAATTCCTCCCAGTCCCTTGTCAGCCGCAGCTTCGGCGGTTTGACTAGTCATGAGCTTTGGGTTAATCGTGAATTCGATGGTAATATAATTCAATGGATAAGCCGGACAATATTCGTATTTGACAAGCACTTCTGTCGGCAAATCAGGATTCGCTCGTGCCTTCACATTCTGGAAATCATAGATAATTCCAGCGTCTTTCAGCAACACAAGCATCGCATATGTCATAGAAGCTATTGACATGAAAGTCGTGCTAACCATCGGCTGGCCGATGAACGCTTCTTCCAGCCTCGCCCTAAGATACTTGCACATGTAATGCTTGGCTCTAACAATGGATGGCTCAGTCCTTTCAAGGCGGGTGGTGTCACAGGTCAAACCGTGGCGAACCCTCAATCCCCCGGGCTTAACCTCCATTACTGTACAACCCTTGGAAGCAACTGTATTCTGCTCTAGCGGATGATACGAATCGCCAAGGTCATGGAAGATATCTGCCTTCTTGCGAGTAAGTGGCATCTGCGGGTCATTGTGGGCTAGTATGCCAGCAAGATAAGCAGCAAGATAGTTACCATCTAGCTGTTCACCATAGCCCTCTGTGCCATCGAAAGGATTCTTCTTCCTGTAATTGAACCAATCAACTCCCGGTGGGCAAACATAGATTTCCTCTTCCCTATCTTTGCCCCAAATATGAGTCGTGGCAGTATTCATCATGTCAGGCATATAAGGGTCGTCACTAAAGATATCAAGCCCGTATATATCTGACCATATCCAGATACGCTCCATCCTGCCAACTTCACTGCACATATCAGAAAGATGATTATCCATGTAACCGTAAAGCTGTTGCGCCTTACCATCTGAGTCGCCCTCTAGCGGAGTATAATCTTTAAGCGCAAACTCAGTTTGTGTCACTACGATATCAACGTCTTCCAACGCAAGCTTTTCGTCTATAGTGATTCTCCAATCCTCATTGGTGATTATTTCATCTCCTGTTCCATCAAGATGGGGGTCAATCGGGAAGCATTTCACCCAAGGAGCATTCTGGAGAGCAAATCCAGCAGACAGCACCATTGGACTCTGTATATGACCGTCAGCATCAAGAGGGTCTCCGTAAAACCCTATGACATCGTCGTAATCATAGAAATCTTTTGGCGCATAGAACTTCTGGCCCTGAGGAAGATGCGTATAGGTAATAAGAATCCAAGTGTCTTCATCGGCTATTGGATAGGTGGCCGAACCCTCTTTCAAGAACGTAATCGCCCCAGTCTCATAATCTATGGTGTAATCTGTATTTTCAAGGAAATAGGTAGGAGTTGTCTCATGTGACATCAAAACCGTATGGATAAGCACAGGGCAAGCAGCACCTGATTCATCTGTGACCACAACCCTGCCATACGCTAGTTGATATACCCAATCATCCCCCGACTTTGTATACGGGGTGGTATTCTTAATCTCTTCTCCATTAGTCGTGAGATAATGCTCCGTAACACGACCAAGAATCGCTATACACGCAGGTCGGTAAAAGGGCGCAGGTGTTGAAGGAGCCACCCCCTCCCTTGTGTAGACCCCCGGAGGCCTATAATCAATCGTTACCATTTTGTTTCCTCCTTTAGGCCATTCGCCAGCCCAAAATCATTATTGGTCTTTCCCATTAGGATAGCCCTTGTGGTGGATACCAATATCCATCTGGCATCGGGTCATCTTGCCTTATGTCGTAAACAACCAATCCTACAGACTCTACGACATTTCTTACCGGGTCTCTGCGAACCCAACACTCTCCTGATACCTGAATTGTCATAGTCTCTGTATGGATAATATCCTGAGACTCATCTGGCATTGATGTCTCGTTATCTCCAGCCCAAGTATGTACAATTTCGAACTCTACGCCATGCCCATGGAGAAATGACCTAAGTGGTCTGCTCCACATCAGCACCTTTGTGATTTCATCACAAATAGCATCTCGTTCGTTCGTAGTTCTCGCCCCAACATTTATGTTCAACTTGCCATCAAATAGATAACCATCGCTCCTATACTGTTCCAAATCTGACCCTTCACCCATCGGTTCGCCAACTCTGATATCAAACCAATATAGATAATCATCACCTATATTCGATGGGTGCAGATAACAATCTGCCCAACTTACTACTACCCCCTGAAACTCAATCTTCGTATAAGGGAATTGTCCAGTAATCACCAAATCTGGATAAACTGGGTGATTGCTATCAAAGTTCTGTCGGAAAGCTTCTATGAACAGGTCTTTAACCTGCATTTTCACAAAACCATGAGGCTCTGTATGCTCAGCCATTTATATCCATCCCCTACGAATGGGAAGATTCGTCGGACTGCTACCAAGCCTATTGGTGCCATCCTGTTGACCAGCTACTGTTTTTCGGGCCACATCCTCAATAGCTCTGCCAGTAACACTACTTAAATAAGGCTGGCCTACCTCTTCTGTCCCATCGTCAGGGTCATCAATTGATAACTGGACATTCTCCGCAGTCTCTAGAATCGTCATTATCTCTCTATCATTTATTGGGGTCGTCTTAAATGTTTGGAAATAGGCTTTCGAAACATATTCTTTTCGGAGCATGACATACATCATGCCATTGACAGTGTCTTTAATTGTGGTCACTTGGTCACGAACACTACCAATTGGCGGTAGCTCCTGATTCAGTCTAAATTTCAAAGCATCATCAAGTTTGTCGAAGATTGCCTGATTGATTTTTCTCCTGCCTACATCACTCAGGGCTATATTCAATGAATCATCCATAAAAGCCCTCCAGAAGCTCTGAGAGCCATCAGGAAGCGAGATAACGGTGGAAGCATACAATTCCCTATATCTTAAAAGGAATCTTCAATTCCACATCGGTTCTCGCATCAAGACGGACTAATTCAATCTCGTGAGCAATCTTCTCGGTATCCCAAATGACATAGTTTACCGACTCGATTTTATACCGCCACAACTCGTCTATAATCTCGTGTCTCTGTGAGTCAAAAAGTATCCAAGCCATCAGGTCTTCGTCTTGAAGCCTTGGCTCCATTGGCAAGGTCGCAGTAGGAGTCGAAATTATTAATTTACCCTTTTCAAATCTGACTATCTTCTCAGCCTCATCTGATACCGAACCCCGAACAATTTCAATAGGATAGTAGCCATCCATGAAACCAGTGCCCCAGCAATACTTGCAATGAAGCTGTGGTTCTCTACGTTGCTCATTCCAACAATAGGAACATCGTCCGGGCTGAGGATTGTCGTCCTCTCGCATCCTCCTGCGAACCGCAATCCAGTCTGCCATATTCAGAGCGATATTATTCATAAGAGTGGCATGCTTAATCCACTTATGTCTAATATCATAATCAGTCGGCAATCTCATTCCTTGTGCATCCTTCGCTACAATGGTTTACGCCATGAATATTACGAACCTTCATCTTGCCCTCCTTCTTTAATCTCTCCCAAGAATCCTGTCATGGACTACTGCCGCAATAGCTTCATTACTTTCAGTATCCCATGCACCTGCGAATCCAAACTCCTTTTGAACTTGACGAAGTTGCACAAGAAAATCATTTATGCAATCATCAAGAGCCTTGCTTGCTTGCCCAGTTTCTGGTAAATCAAACAAAGCGTATTCATCATTCCTGCCACCCAGAACTTCTTTTACTGCCTCTGTAACAATACGGGTGATATCTTTCTCGTTCATGGGCTTCTTCTTATCTTGGCATAAAGTCTACAGTCTTATAGGTCTTGAAAACATCTTTGATTCTATCTACCAAGGGCTTGCGTGGCGGGTTCAATACATAGCTCCTGAATCTCCACATGCATTCGCTTTGCAATTTAGGGCCAGCCCTGATACCAAATTGTGGCTCAACTAAATAGTTATTAATCCACCAATTCATCATGCTTGGATTCGAATAATCCTTATCCATCATGATGCAGGTATCCATGTAGTCATACCAGCAACTGCCATAGAACCACTCTGGCATTTTCACATCGCCCTGTAACATCATCTGGCGATATGCTTCATCAACCTTGTTCGTGTCCCAGACTATCTTCTGGAGAGCCTGATAGATATCCTGAGGTCTTATGCCTCTTCGGACTCCCTCTTGGAAGCACCGCAAAAATGACCAGTTCTGTGTCCTGCACATCAGGCATAGCCACTTCTCTGTCGAACCCTCATTGAACGTAGTGCAGGTAGGGTCTCGAAGCGATGCGGCTACCTTTTCATGCTTTGCTGTGACTTCCATGTTTGCCCTTATAGTTAACTTTTATAGTGCGCTAATCCTGTCCAACCACACTCTTCACACCGTATGTTATATACGCCTTCATAATATGAAACATCTTCAGCTAAATTGGTAGAACCACATTCTGGACACTCATATTTGTTAGACAAAAAATTCCCAATATCATCAGTTAACTCTTCAAACCCTTCTTCTCTTTGCCCAACAACTTCCCTGACGGCTTCAACGATAATACGAGTCAATTCCTTTTCGCTTAGCTTTCCTCCCCACACCTGAGTCGGTAGTTGATAGTAACGCCTGTTATGCTGAAATTCCTTTTTGCGCCTTTTGTCGTTTTTGTCGTCAGGCATTTTGACCCCCTATTATTCAATTCGATATCAAACCTATGGATGCCAATATCCCGGTCTAGCAAGCACAGGACCGACCGGCGGCAAACCATAAGCATAGTTATCAATGGTCAACCGCATACCGGGCAGATAATAAGACCACTTGAACTTCTTCTTCTCAAGCTCATACTTCTCTGCCAGTTTATCGTATCGCTTCTCCCATCTGTCCATAAGTGTCTGGAGATTCGCATATGCGCCATGCATATTAATAAGCTCTGGAACCTCCACATATTTATCTATCATGTAAAAATAGAAAAGCTTCTTTATCCCCATCATCAATAGTGGTCGCCATTGAACTGGATAACCATGAACCGAATAGCCAGTAATGGGCTGACAGAGATTGATATCTTCCCCAATTTCTAGAAGCATTGAAGACCATTCGTCTTTGGTGAACTCTGGTTCGTCGGCTTTTTCCATGAGCCTCATTGCTTCTTCAATGATATCTTTTTCGAAGACGGTCATCTCATCGTACATTATCATCTAAGCAATCTCCCCTGATTCTATCTGCCTCTGGGATATGGCCTTCCTCGGGGCGGGTGGCTTTAGTTCCTCTGCTCGTTTAAGAATTGATGCTGTCCATGCGTCTTGAGTGGCCTTGTCTTTGGGCCAATCATCACCTTGGATATTCTCTACCCTGCCACCGTTTTTGCCCCAATGGACTTCAAACTTCACATCGGTTCCCTGCGTCTCACCATCTATAAAGGGTTCGCCTTTATCATTGTAATCCCATGAATTAGCAAACTTTAAAGTTGCATTCGCAGGAGCCGTTTCCTGTTGGGGAGCCTCTTGCTTTGGAGCTTCGACAGGAGCTTCTTGTTTCTGCTCTTCTTCCTTAGGCTGTAACTTGCTTTTGTCTGGTGCAGGTAGCTTGCCAACTGCATCGCCTATCATTTCATACCATGCTTCGAATTTCTTGCCATCTGTTGGTCTAGGCCCTTTCCAGTCCTCATATTCAAATTGACCGTTAGCCATTTGAGTGGCAGTAAACGTAACGGGCTTGTCTTTTTCCATGCCTATATACTCTACTTGGCAATCAATACTCGGCAGATTATTATCGCCAAGATACCAATCGCCAGTAAATGAAACCTTGACCGGGTTCATCTTGTTCTCAATCGTTACGGGAATCTGGTCAGGAGTCTGAGCAGGAGCAGGAGCGGGAGCGGGAGTACCCGCTGGTTGTCCAGTAGGAGCAGGTGCCGTAGTCGGTGCCGCCTGACCCGATGGAGGTGGAGGAGGTACTTGTGCTGGCGTTGGCACTGCTGGAATGGCAGTTGGGTCTTTATATGTGCCTTTCTGCTTCTGGTCTTTAATCGCTTCCTGACTAATATCGCCCATTATCATTCGCTCATAATTCTGCCTGAGTCTTGTCGGTTTGGGCTTAGGGTGCCATGTGATTGTGGGGTTAGACTGGTGGTACATCACCTCGCCAGTATTCTCGTCGTTATAATATTGCATCTTCTCTGAGAAGGTAAATGGATGTTTAGTAGTCTGCCCAGTATCATGATTCTTTGCTATGAAAACACCATTGCGCCAGTTTTGGGTTTTCTCCATATGCCAACCGGGGTTATCAACATTTGCCCAATCAATATTGGCACCTACATTGCCAATATCCCCGGGAACCTTACTCAACCCGAACATATCCATCTTGTCTTTCAGCCCGGGGATTGATTCGATAAATTTCTTTGGCACCAATGCATTTGCCTTGGGGTTGTTGTAGAGATTCATTACAACCGTTGGCATGACATTGGTTATAAAACCACCCCAGATTGCGTTATTGATATCATCGCTTACTGGTTGATTCTGCCTGTCAAGGACATCCCATTTCGTCTGCGTATCATTGAACATATTAGTGCTATAGTTGAAATGGTAAAGCTCTTCATCGAGCATCGCCATCCCATTGGTCAGGGCAAGTGTGCCATCGGGGTCGATATTATAATGTAAAGATGGAGAAAATTGTGCTTCAGGCTCTGCCGCAAGCCTCACAATTTCTTCATACAAATAGTCATCGTTATTCAATGCTCTCCTGCCTCTATAAGAAAGAAAGCCCCAGCATTATTAACTGGGGCTTTCATTTCATAACGTTACTTTGCCCCAGCTTACTTGGGCTGGCCCTTTTCTTGAACCTTCAGTTTCTCAACTGTATCTTCAAGGCTAGCCAAATCTACTGCATCAACAGTAGTGGCCTTTCCTTCCTGATACATAATATGTTGAGGGTCAACCACAGGGCTATCCTTTGGAGGCCCCGCAACCCTTCGCTGTGGCTCAAGCCTAGTAACTTCCTGAGGCGATGTGTGAGTATGTTCCCTCTGATATTCATGCTTCACGCAAAAATATGGGCGTTTCACATTTGGGTCAGAAGTGTAAATCCGACACTGGTCGCCAGTCATCTCTTCGCCAGAGCAAAAAGTGATGCCCTCGTCTTGAGGGCGAGTCAGGTAAGCACCATAATCTTCGCCACCTTCTTCCTGCTCTTGCATATCAAGCTCAAAGGTATCTGCATCGATAATTTCGAGCTTCATCATGTCTATGCCGGGGATTGGCTGGTTCAACATCTTCTGCAGACCTGTTGAAGTCGCTATAATCTCTTCTGGCACCACATGGACTGATTCGGGTGACCCCTTCGGGTTCCAAATCAAGTTCAGTTCAGATACGACGATAACGCCGTCTGAGTTGTTGCGAACGTGCCTTCCAGTAGTCGGCACTATCTTTTTCTTTGCCTTCGCCATTACCTTCACCTCTCTGTTTATATTGGTTAGAGGGGGCGACTGCGAATTGCAAAATCGCCCCCATAAAACCGTTTCTTTGCTACTCCAATAAGCCTAAAGCTTATGGATTCGCACGATACCTCGCGGGTTCACTATCAACATCCCTATAAGCTCGTCCAAAACCCAACCGACCTCAAGATAATCAGGCCGGGGATACTCGACGGCTTCTAGCGAATAACGGACAGGCATGTAGCCCAAGTACTCCGGTGCTGGAGTAACAAAAGCCGTACCTCTGGTCACAACGATGGACTTCGTAATTTGAAGCTCACCGTACCTGACTATCGGTACACCATAGACCACATCGTCCTTCATTTTCCAGCCGCCAGAATCAATCGCCCATGTGAACAAGTCGTAATATTCGGCATTGTTCATCACGATACGGTCAGCCTGTAGTTCGTGGCTGGCTACGATGCTCATAGCAGTTGCAAAAGCCGCAGCGCCCCATGCTCCAGTATTTGAGACCACATGATTAGGGGTCACGGTATGAAGAGGATGAGTGCTGTAATCAGTTAGAGCAACATTGAGCAAAGCGAACAGACGAATGTCCTCCTTTTTCCTGATGTCATCTTCGGTGAAATCCTTCGCGTACTTGACAATATCCGCACGAAGTGCATAGATATCATCCTTACCTACGACCGGGAACGAAGCGACATGGAAAAGCTCCACGTGAACGCGCTTACCCTCGAACCTGCGTACCATAACCTGCCCTTCGGACTGGTTAAGAATGTACGCTAGCCCAAGCGTATCAAGCACATCGTACTCTGGAGCCTCGCCCTTTCCAAGCGGGGTCTCGACCACGATGTTACGCACGAGGCCTTCATACTTAAGCTTGACCATGATGGGAGCCACCATAGCTTGGCCTATTTTCTGAAGGCTTTCTCGCGAGTCACGGTATGCATGAAGAATCTTGCTCAGAGCTTCCTTAGAGGGAGTTTCGGGAGTCCCACCAGTCGTCTTCGCTATCTTCTGCATCCGCTTCACGTACTCCATAGAAGCATGTGCCTCACGCTGAGGTATTTCGGGGAGTGTATCAACTCCCGCTGTCTTTCTTTCTCTCGCCATTTGTATTTCCACCTCCCTTTTAGTAAGATTTTTTGTCGAACATTAGCCCTCCACCCTAGGCGGGAGGAAGCAGTTCAACGGTGATAACGTGACCATCAACCGAAAGTAGCAGAGCTACCGTAGGCTGGTCATCTGCGGTTACGTCTCCCCTCGGAATAAGCTTACCTTTGTTGCCATCGCTGGTATTACCAACGATAAGCTCGGTATATCCCGAAGAAGACACCGCGTAGGTCGAACCTGAATCAAGGGCATCGCCCATGATTTGATAAGTCCCCCTATCCTTCCAGATGGCGACAGGGTTAATTCCCGCATTGCTTTCATCTACACTCGCAGTGACGAAATGGTCACACAGGCCGTAGAAGTGGCCCCCAATAGCGTCAGCCCCAGTCACATCGCCATCAGCCAAATCAAACGTAAAGTCATCAACTAGCTGAAGCACCATGCCCGGGTAGATAGCACCATCAGTAGCAATACTGTAACCAGTCTTAAGATAGGCTGGCCCGAACGCATCGCCATAATAGAGCGGAGCAAGAGTTCTTATCTCTGTCGGTTTCTTTGTCCACCAAGTCATATCTATTCACCTCCTCTTAAAGGTTAATACCAACTCCTAATCCGTTACCTATTGTGGTAGGTATTCGTCGCCCAAGAACATAAATTCAAGACTGTTCTCGGCATCTTCCATTGAATCATTATCGGAATCATCTACTATACTCGCTTCTATACGAGCTACCGTAGCCATGCCGCTGTTCGCCCTCCCGGGGATTGCTATCCTATCTGGACGCCTACGAGATGTCTTCTCGCTACGTTCGGCTTCTTCACTACGGTCTCTCTCTTGAGCCTCGACTACGCTCCTGAAAGCCTCGGTCTTGCTCTGGATTTCAGCCATGCTGTGAGCATCGACGATTTCCTGAACAGCTTCCCCGACTTCCATGTCAGACCCAGCCCCAGCCCTATCCATCAGGCCGACAAGACTGATAGCCGCCATGACCTTTTCTTTTTCACTTGCCTCTTTATCCTTCTTGCTCTTCTCGGGAACTTCGATAGGCTCTTCTGCTATATCTCCACCAAACCCCTCGTCCTCATTCATGAACATAGGCTCACCAGCGGGGCCAGTCTCTACGTCGAAGTCAAAGTCCTTGTCTTCGAGTTCGCCCTCGCCTTCGCCCTCTTCGCCTTCTATAACCTCTTCTACCATCTCTTCAAGATGCTCATCGAGATACTTGTCAACAGCCTTCTCGATGTCAGTCTCTTTCTTGTCTTTCTTGTCTTCCTTCTTCTCTTCTTTGTCTTCTTTCTTATCTTCTTTGTCTTCTGCCTTATCTACCTTATCTTCTGCCTTGTCTGCCTTATCTTCTGCCTTGTCAAACAGGTCTTCTGCCTTATCCAGTTTTTCTATGTCCTCATCAGCAAGCTCTTTCTTTAGCTCAGCCATAACAGCGGCCTTGACTTTCTGCCACTTCTTATCTGGAGTGGTCAATGGGTCTGTGCTGTTCGTCTGGACGATAGGATTAACCTTCAAGGTTTCCTTGGGCTGTGACTTCGGAGCTTGGTCTCTGGTCTTCAGAAACTCTTCGGCAAGCGCCTTGTGAAGCTCTCGCTCCAATTTTGCCTCAAGAGCCTTCTGCTTTTCCCCAGTCACCTTCTGCCACTTGTCAAGAGGAGAAGTGCTAGTCGTAGTAGGAATAGGGTTCTCCTTCTGGGTCTCATAGGGCGGCTTGCCCTTATCGGCTGGCTCTTTGGTAAGAAGCTCTTCTGCTTCCCTGCGAGTCGGCTCACGACCATGCTCCTTCGCCCACTTGGTATAAGACCACTCTTTCTTCCGACGAGCATACTCTGCCTCACGAGCAGTCTCAGCCGGACCCTGCTCAGAGTTAATCCTAGTAGTCTCACTATCATGGTGGTCTACATAAGAATCACCCTTACGCCTCAACCTCGCCTCTTTACGAGACTGTTGCTGAAGCTTTTGGTCAACCTTCTGCCTTATAGCCTTTACAATGTCATCTGACTTTTTCTCAACCATTTGATTTACCCCCTGTTGTCCACCAGCAGGACTAGTAACCGTAGGTGCATATGAAGGCGCTTGTGCATAAGCCCTACGGTTCGTTGTTACTGGCTTCCTTTCAGCAGGGCCAGTAGCATCATTAATTTTCTTGACTTCATCGGCATATACTTTACCGTGCCACGCACGGTTATTTCCTATCACATAAAGAGCATGGAATTCGCCCAGCTTCTGTTCACCATCTTCTACAATCTGTTTGGTGCCACTATCAATCCTTACAACCCTTGCTTTCTTGCCAGTAATCTCTTCCCCATTCATTGATTTTACGGATGGGTTTTCGCTGACAACCTCAACCCAATCACCAGCTTTAATGACATTTTCATTAATGTCTTTGGCGACTAGACGCTTACGAGAAGTCCTGCGAGAAGCAGTCGCTTCAAATTTTTCAAGGTCGTTTTTCATTCTATCCATCTCCTTCTGTGAGTTAAAAATTCTACTTCCAATTTCTTGCATACTTGCAACCCATCCGCTATAGATGGATTTGATAGAATCCCAAAGACCTGCATCGATTTTCAGGCTGGCTTTGAGAGATTTCTCCAGTTCTTCTTCCGTAAAAGTAGGCATGGTCACAGGTTCTGTAGCCTCAAAAGCCTCTTCCTCTCCCTCTTCTGGAACGACTCCCGTCTGGAACAGCCCCTCTATGAACTCAATCACTTCTGGCAACATCTTGAGTAACTGAGTAGGTCTGCCAGTAGTCTCCAAAAACCTCTTAAAAATCATCTGTTTCTTGGGGTTACCCTTGACGATTTCATGCATCACAGCAAGAATGCCTTCCCAGCCCTTTTCAGCCGCATCGGCGGCATCCTCAGCGCCAGCCAAAAGTGAATCGGCATATTTATCTGCGAAATAACTCTGGAAATCTGAGAGACCAATTCTAGGATTCTCTAGAATCCCCCACATTTGAGTTGAAACTGTTACCCCGTCAATACTAAGCATCTGCCCATTATCAATTACGTCAGCAACCTCTTCCAGATTAAGTACCTTATCAATCTCGGCATTGATTACGCCTTGGAATTTGCTAATTATCTTTGACAAAGCATTGAGCAATGCCCTGCTATTGCGAAACATCGGAAGCGCTCTAGCCAGCCAAGGATATTGAGCAACCATCTCTTTTCTATCTATATGAACTTCAGAGCCTTCTCCCTTTGGTTTCTTTCGAGGTTCCCCTAGCTCTGGAAACTCAACAGGATGTTTTGCCTCGAACTCATCCTTGAGTCTTTTCTTCTCTTTCTGTAGCTGGGCTGGAGACAATTCTGTATCAACTGCTAGCTTGGACAAAGCAATTCGCAATTGCATTCTATCCGCAATGTACCCATTTACATCAAACTCGCTTGCCATCAACTCCCTCCTGTGCTCCGAACGCTTTGCTGTTTTGCTTTGCATCATCCCACCACATTCGGGGCATGGAGTCTCATTCGCTGGTTGCCCTTCTATGTGCGGCTCTGTGTGACCACAACTTGTGCATACATCAATCGCTTGTGTTTCCTGACCAATTGCACTCTTCCTTCCCATCAGAATCCTCTTGGCGGTTGCATTCTGATTCTGATTCTCTGAGTATTTATCCTGAGGATTAAACCCAGCCTGATTAGCCGCCTGTGGAAACTGGCAGTTGACCTTCCCTTCCTGCTGTTCCTTGTTATACATACAGCCATTGCAATCGGTTGCTACTATTTGGACAGGTAATGCCGAACAAGTAAACGGCACTCCACCCGCCCCGCCTGTATCTTCATCAGAGCCATGGAACATCTGCTCATCTGAATCAGGCATCAATACAGAAATGCCATCTCCCTCTTCATCCCCACCAGCATCTTCATTGGCTTGGTCTTCGGCTTCCTCGTTGCGGGGAGTCACCTTGGACATATCAAGATTATCTTGCTCTTTATCATCCTTATCAGTATCTTTGCCCTTACCTTTATCCTTGACTTGCCGCAATGCTTTCTCAAGAACATCTGCAAGTTCAGTTGCCACATCATCGTCAGCGGCTTCGGTAAATATCTTGGGGGTATTATCACTAGCCTGTTTCACAGGAGTCTCTGCCCTGATTTCATCGAAAAAATCATCCTCACATTCACAGGCATCAGGATGCTTCCCAAGCTTGTCTGCTAGAGCTTTGAGACTCTCTGATAACGTGCGTTTCTTGCCCATACCAACTCCTACATTTCTTTCAAGAGATTGACTAGTTTATCTAGCTGTTCTCTTACTTGATTTGCATAGTGGATAGCATCTTCATTAGGCTCCACATACTCTATCTCTGTTTCTAGAGACGAGAAATGGTGTCCTAAAAGCCCAACTATCATCTTCACTTTTTCTATCTTATCTGCCCCCAGCACTTTGCTTGCCGCGATATCCAGCGCAGGAGCCTCATAAGCCATCTTGAACTCCTCGCCGCTCATGGCATCTATCTCAGCCTCGGTATAGCCCTTGGCTAGCAGTTCCTCATACATCTCGTTATACCAATCTTCTGGGCTAGAAGGTTGTGTGAAATCATAAATCTCGCCACCCAGAACTTCTTTTACCGACTCGGTGACAATACGAGTGAGAGAGGCTTCTGAAATACCCTCCATGGAACTGAAATCTCCACCAGCCCTTTCGTCCTGTATCTTCTTTTCTTTCTTAAGCCCTCTCGCCACTGACTTCCATTCTCCCGATTCAGTTTCTGCCTTACTAATCATAAAGCCCTCTATGCGGTCTTTTTCGCCGGTAGCAAGCCATTTACCGAACACAGCATTGCCATTCGTTGCGGCGCTCGAACCAAACCCACCATCAGGAGCGCCAACACATTTAAATAGCCGATGTTCAACATCTTTAAATTCTGGCCTGAGATACTGGGCTTTGACTACAACTATCTCGCCCTTTTTAATATCCCTCTGTAGTGCATTAGCCATCGCTTCCTCCTATAGTCTTTTTGCTATCGAATCTAGGAGTGATGCTACATGCTCCTGATTCACAACAGGTCGGTGAGCTTCCGCAAGCAATTCATATACAAGAGCTTTGTCGGCTCTGTCGTTATCAAGCAACTCCTCACCAAGAACCTTCAGGGTCACTCCTAGAATCTCAAGATTACAGGCAGTACTCTGAAGCCCGCTGCTCAGTTCAAGCAGTGTTGCTGAAGTATCAGCAGGATTCTTGACGGCTGATATCTCAAAGAAACTAAGGTCTCGGTTATCTTCATAAACATAAATCTTAGGGGTGTTCCCAGCCTTCTGAATCCATTGCCCCTTCTGGTTCATCACATGGGAGCAATACTCGGCTGGCGTCTTCGCCAGATTGCCACATGCTGAACAATAACTTCTCTCGACATCGGTTCCCATACTGAACGTGGAAATCTTATTCTCAAGCAATGCTGTGGCATACTTGGGATACGATTCGGCATCAACCTCTACCAGAAGCTCTACCCAATCGTCCCTGTTGAAGTTCACAGCTAATTTGTCGTCAATCAGGGCGTAATGCTCTATATGTTCTTCGGGAGTCCAGATGACAGGGTCATATTTGAATTTGCTATCAAACGACTCTCGCTGGGATTTCAGCAAATCGGCAGAAGCTTCTTGCTTATGAAATGCCGCATCGACGACTACGCCACGAGCCTTGCGCCAGTTGCTATTGTCATGTTCTATGAAATGGGGGCATCCCCTGAAAGTTTCCCAGTGAGCCTCAAGCTCCATCGGTATGAAGCCATCATGGTTCTCATTGCATCGACTCGAAATAGCTCGGACAGTTATATAAAGATAGCCATCTCTAGCATCGAATTCAAAATCTGAATTATTTGCTAATTTACGAAATGACTTGGCACTATCAGCTACAGCAAGTATTGGAGAATTTGCATACTTGGTTATTGACATAAACCCCTCTCTATCATTTTCTGCCGATAGAAAATAATCCACTCATCACGCCGAACATTTGCCCTCAAATTACAGGCGTTACAAACTGCCACCAAATTCTCTGGCAGACAATTCTTTTTGTCATAATCAATATGATGAACATCTAACTTGCGACCAGCCTCTCGCTGTGTTTTGCCACAATGTTGACAAGTCCACCCATCTCGCTCTCTTATAAAATCCTTAAGATTTCTATTAAATTCTGGGGAATAAGGCTCAAATGAAATCCCACCCTTCCATCGAGGGTGCTTTTCTCCCCTTTTTGCCTCACTCAACTTTCGCTTATGCTCTTCAGATAACACCTTGCCAGTATGAGCCTCACTCAATTTCTGTTTGGCTTCTTCGGTATGATGTCTCCCATTGGTTGGCCCCTTTTTGCCTAACCAATATCGAGCATTGTTTTCTTTGATTTTCTGCTTTGACTCTTCTGTATGCTTAAACCCCTCAAGACTTTTACTTATTTTGGGGCCAACAGTCTCACCCCTAGGGAATCCTTTACGGCATTCTCTGGAACAAAAATACCTCTGATAATCATTCAGAGGTTCTCCACACTTTAGGCACCCATCTGGATAAGCCCCGTATTCACCTACCCCGTTCGGGTCTTTCTTCCTTGGCATCTAGTCCTCACAAAAACTCCTGATACTCCCTTCCACTAATAGGTAGTCAATAACCCCTGTGATTTGATAACCTTTTTTCAATCTATAACATCAAAAACTCTTGAAGCTCCTCAATACCATCCCCATTAAACACAATAGTCAGCACTTGATTCTCTGATTTCGCATCTGATTTCAAAGCATCAAGGTTACGAGCCTCAAATTCCCCAGTAGCTTCTGATATAAGGTCATTAAGCTCGTCATCTGCAATATCACTGCCAGAAATGGCAACCATCATGTCTTCTGGAAGGTCGTAACTAACCCCAAACCCCTTCAGTCGAGTCTGGTTGCCAAGTGCTTCGTGCCTGTTTCTCCACTTCATACTCAGATTAGGAGATACGATAATCTGCTCATCGTCTTCCGAGCCTAGCACCTCACGAGCTACCTCTTCATTCCAGAGGGGCATCTCCTTCGTCGTCACTTTCGTTATCCTCGCCAGTTTCTCCATTCTTCTCTGCCTCCCTTTTCTTACGAGATTCCTCAAGTTCGGCTAGCTTTTCTTTCACCAATTCCATATCCTCATCAGTTAACTGAGCCGATTTTGCTATCGTATTTATAACTGTGAGAGATTTGAGGTTATCATCAGCCCTATCTGCCTTACGAGTCTCATCGAAAGTCTTACGGACTACCTCATTTCCCTCCTTGTCAACATAGATTGCGGCTCCAGCCACACCAGCGCCACCTCCAGCAGGAGCGCCACCTCCACCGCCACCAGCAGGGGCGGGAGCGGCTCCAGCCCCACCCCCGGGAGCCGTCTCGGGAGCCTCAGGAGCGGCTATCTGCTCAGGTGTAGCCTTGTCTCTCATCTCGTCAGATATATCAGGTCGATTCTTAATCCTTGGTGCGCCACCCATCTCTTCATCATTCATCATGTCTGGTGGTGGGCCACCGCCGATATCGCCCTCTGGCTGTTCCATGTCTCCGAACATACTCTCAGGAACCTCACCACCAAACTTTGTGGCAACTACCTTGGCAATATATTCTTTATCAATCGGGATGCCGTGTTCCTTAAACGCCTTCTCCATCTCACGAATGGTTTCAGCCTTGGCGAGTTCACGCTCTATCAGTTCAGTCTTGATTTTGTCTGTTTCGTCATCTAGCGAGTAATCGATTCCAACCATCATCGCGCCATCAGAAATTGGGACGCCCATCTGCCGTAACTCTGTGAGGAACTGTCTCTGAGTAGCCTCATCTCTCAAGTTCATCGATGCGAGATGGACATCAGGGATAAGCAGTTTCGGAACCTCTCTGATTACAAGTTCGCCCTCTTCATCTAGCGTCTGGATACGCTCATAAATAATCTCCCTACGACCACCTTTCAAATTGTAGTCATAGAATTCATGCGCCCTAGCAACTGGCTCATATCGTTTCTTATATAGGAACTGCTTCAGCATCTCTTGGTTATGAGCTAGGTTCTGTGACAGAATGTCTGCACTCAATGCCGTGCTTGCAAACGGTGCGCTTCCACCACCCTTAAGCAGGTCAAGAGGAATACCAAAAATCATGCACATCTTTTCTTCAATAGCGGCGAACTCTTCGCCCAGTTTCGGCATAACTTCAAAGCCTAGGACGGCTTCGATATTAACTGCAAAGTGAGTCGAAAGAACTTTATAGTCGCTATCCATCGCCTCTTCTAATGTCCTCTGTAAGTGGTCAATATCTTCCTGCATAGGCATATAGGGGAATCCATCTGGCATAGTAATTGAAGCATCCCCCAGCTTAGCAAGAATCAACGGAGTTATCATACGCTCTGTGATAGCGTGGTAAGCCCTGAATAGTTTTTCTTCTATCATCATGTGTCGGAGAATCCTCATTAACAAAGGCTCACCACGAGGTGCCCACCTTGGGCCACGCTTCAACTGGGTGACTCTATCAGCACTTAATTCGAATCCATGACCTGCCTGTATCGCCTTAAGAATGTCATCATTCAGGCTCTGAGTTAGCACCTGAAATTCAACGTATGGGCGACCTTTAGTGGCGATTTCTTGTAGATATGATGGCGGCTCAAAAATGAATCTACGCTGTCCAAGAATCGGGTAAACTTCGACCCGAACATGAATCGGAGACATCAATTCATCAGCAACCCAACAGCCTAAGTCATCCGACCAATCTGCCATGGGGAGAACCTCGCCAACCTTCCAAAATTCCGTATTCAAGTCGAGCAAAAACTGGAGGTAATCTAGCTCTTCCAAGAAGAGGTGGTCAAAGAACTTTTGGATGTATGGGTCTTTGCATTGATGCTCAAAACCGACGAGCGGAAACCGTGCATAAATGTCCACCAAAGTCGGAAAAAGATAGTGTGTTGCATAGAAGAATTGAGTCCATTGATAGAGCCGCTTGTATTGCTCCGGGTCTGTCTGAATGTTAAACGGAATCATCCAGAGCGTAGGACTTCGTGTCGGGTCCCAATACGCTTTTTCTCTCGCCCTTTGCGCTACAGGCCCAGTACCTGCTTCGCGTCTAAACCCTGACCTTACTGCATTCTCAGAAGCCGCCATTGCACTGCTGGCGTTCTGTATAAATCGAGACGCAGATTGGCTATAGAATTCTTGTTGACCTATCGGTCTTGCAGGAAGCGTAATGTTATGACCAGTGCCGACATCATAAGAGCCAGTCTTACCATGTTCACTAGCCATGCGATGTATCTTCATCGCTTCCTGTGTGGTAGCATTATCGGGAATGATAATGCCATCTATGGGTGGCAAGTATCTACTCTCGCCCTGTTCCTCAGCCAAAGCCTAACTCCTTTTTTGACGTTCTATATCAGTAACACCTAGCTTCCTACGATAGCGATTAGCCGCAGTCCAGAAGGGATGCGGTTCGGTAGAAGTTTTCTCCACATCCTTAAGACCTAGAAAGGAACCGCACTCTGGACACCGATGAGGTTGCTCTTCATCTTTCCAGTCATTAAAGTGCTTATCCACCGCTAAGTCTTTATTTTCCCCTGTCCAACCGCAATCAGTACAATGCACTTCGGGTTCTGCTTCGGCAGTCTTACGAGAAGCATATGCCTCAATAGAATTCATGCAATAATCCATCAATCGCTTTCTCAAATCAAGCGGTTCGTTCTCAAGCATAATTCTGAATTCTTCCTCGGCTTCTTCTATTGTTAGCTCATCTAACATAACAGAAGCCGCCACACCATCTATATAATCTCCGTATGATTCTAAAGCCTCTTCAAGTTCTTGGTCTTCAGCAGTCTTATGCCCTGCGTACCTATGCAGAAAAGGGTCTTCATCAGTAGTCGGGATGACTTCTCCAGTCGTATCCTTCCCCTTAAGAGATTGGTCTATCTGGCGCTTGCCCCTCGCATACGATTCCTCAAGCTGGTCAGCCACGCTAGACTCGGTGACCTCGCCCTTCTTGACAGCCGCTTTGATAGCATCATCAACGACATGGAAATCGTCTTCTGTCATATAATCCATCATCATCTTCTCGAAGAGCGGAGTAGAGCCTCGCCAGTCTTCCATATCTTCAGCACTGTACTTGGCTGTCCATGTGTACATATTGCCGTTGTACTGAACTGCTCCACGAGCCATGCTCAGTTTGGCATGAGGGTCAATCGGATTAGCAGGGACTATCTTCTCTACCATCACCCTAGGCTCGGAGACCGTGTTGCGGTCAGGCCAAGTACGAGCGGCAGCTTCCCTGCGAGAAGCAATAGTATCACCAGCCTGATATTCTCCATTCAATAGACTATCTTCGATTTGATATTGCTCTTCCAGACTAATAGCCCCCTCATCTGGATAAAGCATTCCTTCTACCATGTCCAAATCATTATCAAAAGCCATACCAACTTGTTCGGCATCAATAGCTGATAGACCATAATTCTCAGCCTCTGAAACCAAAGCTGTTCTTATGTTGGGTATGCTACGCAAATCACCTTGCGTAGCCGCAATAATGGTCTCCCACCATTCCTTGCCTAATGACTGGATATACCCTTGGGCTGGATGTTGGGCAGTCTTGCGACCAAATGACTTCGGGACTTCTTCCAGAGACTTATCTTCTGGATTGAATTCATTGGAAACCATCTCGGTACGCTCATCAAAGAACCCTTCGTCCTTAAGGTCTTCAAGAACACTATTAAGCGTATGATAGTTGTAGTCTTCCAGTATGTCATAATCCTCATCGGTAAACACATAATCAGGCATATCATCCGTTAGGAACTTAGATATTTCATCTCTAAAAAGTTCGTCGTCTACCATCCCACCATGTGTCCAGCCTTGTGACTCCCAAATATCATTATCTGCTTGCATCAGTTGCATGGCAGTAGAGCTTACATCAGACATATCTTTTGTCCATGCAGTCTTGCGAGAAGCATAATTTGATTCCTGTGGGTTCTTTATTGTCCCTACCTCATCGGGTTCCATTTCTATAAGAAGCGTATCAGCAGAACCACATTCTGGGTTAGTACACTCTTCAACATTGCCCTCATGATGCTCACCTGTCATACCACAGCGTTGACACCACCATGCTTCAACATAATCCTCCTCAGCAGTCTTGCGAGAAGCCCTCGTCAGTTTCATATCTTTCTCATAGCTCTTGACATCTTCATCACGAGCCTTGAGCTTGTCTACAAAATCATTAGCGCCTTCCTTGGTGCGGAAATATTCCATCACAGGATTAGTCTGTACTGTTGTAGTCCACTCAACTACCCACAGACCATCCTTGGGAGACTGAGCTACCTTGGTCTTAAGCCCTTCATACTTAGCAATGCGCTGGCTAGCCACCATCGGCTCTCGTAGTTCTTCTTCCTCCTCTTCATCACGCTTACGCCTACGGAACCGCTCTGGAACAGGAGGAGCCATCTCTACCACGATTTCCTCTTCCTTAGGGCTAAGCTCTCTGGGACGCCCCTCGAACTGTCGCCATGGCTTCATATCCCTAGCGGCTTCACGACTACTGGGCCGATTCTTGCCTTCTGGATTACACTCTGGACACGGCTCAAGCCCAAGACCTTGGCATCTGGAGCATTCCTTCGATGGCGGGTTTACTCCGCGCTCCATACACTCACCACACGTTATCCAGCCGTCATCGCACTCTCCACAACTGCCAACAGAAGTTTCCGCTTCTACACTCGCCCTAGGAGCGATTTTATCCATACCCCTATCGCTGGCGGCTTCTGCCTTCAGAACCTCTTCGTAGACCTCTTCATACACAAGCTGAGCGTCCGAAGAAGCTATCCTGTCCTCTTGGACAAAGTGGTTCACAGCAGAGCCTATAACCAATATAAGCTCATCCTCTTTGTCGCCAAGCATCTCGTCATCCTGCATGGCTTCTTTGACAAGCTCTACCAACTCAGTTATTGCCTTGCCAATCTTCCTTGAAAACATATCGTCCTCCTCTACTCTCGCTCACGTAGATAAGCCGTGAAGTGGTCTCCACTCTCGCAAAGCCACGCTTCATACACTTCTAATCCGGGGTTTAAACTCTCAAGTGTCGTAGCCAGTGCCGTCCCTGCCGTAGCCGAAAACGGGTCGTGGTTCGGCACGTATTCCTCAAACGAACCAGTTAGCTCGAAAGTCTTACCTGTACTCGCACAGGCTCTGCACTTCGTATCCCAATCGTTATACTCAAAAGGCTCCGCTTTATACACGCTTCCACAACCATCGCACTTCTTTACTTCGTCAATCTTGTCCCATGGGGAAGGTCTCTGATAAACATCAGACATCCCTTTGCCCCCATCCATCATGCCGTCCTGCGAAGTGTACTGACCATCAGCAGTCTTGCGCGAAGCTATCTTCATGCGCTTCTTGATTTTGTCTCTGACTTTCCCAAGCTCAAAAGCCGTGCCTTCATCAAGTTCGCCATCTTCCTCATAGCCCTTAGCATAGACAATGGCTTCATCCAGCCCGTAGACTTTCATATCCCTGAAGAACTGCATCATCAGCGGTACGTTATTACGAGCGCCAAGCTCCAGAGTCATCTCCAGTTCTCTTATATAAGAAGAGTTGTGCTTCATGTCCCAGTCCTGTATCTCTTGGAACATGAGACGCTTACCAGCGGCGGTCTTATGAGAAGCTTCCCTTCCCCCCATCTCTTTGGCCTGACAATCTGGACATAAGAATCTTTGATTCGGTGACTCTTTTACAAGTTCACGCTGAGGTATTTCAAATAGTGTTCCACACTCATCACAAGTAGTCTGAGTGAACTCATCATCTCCCCACACTTGCTCTTGATGTTCTTGGTCTTTTATATCAACACCCAAATCACTCATCTCTTTGGCTTTAGCTTCAGATAATGGGCAGGGTTTCCAGTACTTATCGCGTTCGATAGTAATGCCCATTGGCCCCCTGACAGACTCAAGCTCGTCAAGCGAGAAATACCCAAGCTCAGGATAATCGCCTATAACGAACCCGAAGAACAGTCTCTGCTCAGGGTCATACTCCGTAGCCAGCCATGTCCAGTTGCTCCATGGGGTAAAGAACTTCACCCATACCATTGGGTCTGGATTATCTTCCTGACTATAAAGCGGAGGAATTTTATTGAGGATGTCCTTGGTCATCAACATCATAGCAGTCTTACGGGAACCGAATATCTCCCGCTCGTACTCAGCCGACCTAGCCCAGTTATCTAGTTCCTCATCGCTCATGCTGGAAGGGATGACCCCATCCAGAGCAAGCTCGGCTAAAATAGCATTGGTGAGATGGTAATTATAGTCTTCAAGGATATCCATATCGCCCTCGTTGAGGACATAAGCCTCAGACATCGACATCAATTTGTCTTTGATATACTTTTTGGCTTCATCATAAGTTGGGCGATGCTCAGGAGTATGGATACCATTGGTAAAATCCATCAGCATCTTGGCACCACGAGACACATCTGGCATATCCTCTGTCCATGCGGTCTTAGAAGCTTGCGTTGGTTGCACAGGAGTTCTTTGCCTGCCGTGACCGTATTCTACTTTGGCAAGATAGAATCTGCCCTCAGACCTTATGAGAGCATCATAGGGCCAATACGCCTCGGCATCCAAAGTCTGAACTAAATCCCACCCGACTTCAAAGTTCATCCAGTCTAGGTCTTCTTGGTCAAGGACATAAGCACCATCCTCATCAAGACCATCCATTGGCTTAGAAGCATCGGCGCTCTGGGCTTTCTCTACCCACAACTCAGATACATTGAAATCTTCCCAATTGGCGGTCTTGCTCCCACCCCTAGTGACCCTCTCATGCTTCTTCCTGATACAATCCCCACAGACGTTCCACTTGCTCAGGAACTGCTCTGGGCCTAGCTCCTTGCCACACTCTTCGCATTTAACAGACGGGAGATTATCAAAAGCTTCCTGCACATCTTCGGGTCTCGCCGTGTAGCTCCTATCCTCTCGACCAGCCGCCTTGTCCTTATCCTTTATCCTCATCTCAAGAAGCTCACCCATTATCTGGGTCGTTACAACTTTCTCCGCAAGGGTAGAAGTACTCCAATGATTTAGTATGTTATAGAGCCTCACACCTTCTTCTAGAGTTATCTTTTCTTCCATGACGGCAAGGCTCTTCTCATTTTGATATGCGGATAATTCTTGAAGGGGCAAATCTTCGAGGGACTCTTCCAGATGCTTGACCTTATCGGGGTCAGCCTCTGCTATCTTTTTCCCCATGCCGATGATTGCGGAATCAATACGATTAGCAGTTTTACGAGAAGCCAAAACTTGCCCATGCTCTTTCGCGTACTCCACAATATCATGAACATTCGGAGAAGGATAATCAGATGAATCAGGATTGTTCATTCTGCGTATCATGTCTGCAACCTCACCAGCCGCATCTGGCGAGAGGTTGATTTGATGATTTTGGTTACCATCTTCATCTGCCTCAATTGACCAATAGGCCAATGTCCCACTCGCCGGGTATTCTTCTGGGCCAGCCACCAATGTGCCACTAGAGTGTTCCCCTTCCCAACTCAATTCCATCTCCACGCCCGTCTGAGAAGAATCCTGAGGCAGAAGCTCTTGGAAGTCCACCGCAGTTTTACAAGAACCCTCTTTCAGATAAGCCTTGATACGGCTCTTGATTTCATAAGCTTGGTCTTTGGTAAGTTTGATATCATTTGCAACCATCTCATATGGGCGGTATCCTGTGTCGAAACGAGACTTCTTTAGCTTCGGAGCTTTCTTTTCTTCGCTCTCTGGACTGGGAAGCTCTTCGTCCCAACGACCCGGGAGCAGTTCACCTTTTTTTAGCTCACCACGCTTGTGTTTCTTCTTGGAATTCTCTTCTATGATATTAAAGACTCCATGAGCATATTCATAATCTCTCGGCGTCTCAAGTTTACCAAGCTCTTCTTCGGCGGCCCCTTCTCCTTGATGCCAATGCTTGCGTTGCTTTTTGGTCTTCACGAAGCCCGGGTGCTTGGCTTCTACGTCTCGTGCCACCCTTTGTGTGAATCCGCAGCTATCACAGACACGACGATAAGAACCGTACCGTTTCAGACTGCCATGACAAACTGGGCAATCTGTCTTTGCCACAAATGTCTGGAATGTCTGCGGTCTGCCACGCTCATTTTGCATTCTAAAATCATTTATGAAGTTAGAAACCTCTTCTTCGCGTTCCTCATCGGACTGGAATGTTTCAGGGGGGTAGGCTGGTTGGAAGTTGGGGGCTGGCTGATGTTTACGAGGCTTCTTGGGGATAGCTTGCTTCTCAGCCTCTATTTTAGAAGCCTCAGAGGGACGAGAGGCGAATGGCTTACCCTCTACGTCATAGCCATAAGACTCCTGCTCGACCATGCCTGTACCCTCACAATCAGGACATTCTTCAACCTCTCCCGTCTCTACATCATTCTCAATGACAGGAGCCATGCCGGTTCCATCACAAATGGGACATTTTACTTTCCCAGCAGTTCTACGGGCCTCTACCTCGTCAAGATACTCATCAACTAGAGATGCGTATTTGGGGTCGAACACAGTATTGCACCCACTCTCTTGATATAGGCAATCACATATCTCGACAGCCTCTTCTCTAGATAGCTTTTTTGAGAAATGTCGCCTACAAGCTCTCTCATTTGGATTCATATCTTTCCCCTTGTTCCTGAGTTACTATAAACATAACCATAACTATCACTATACAAGGTCAATAATCCTAGGAATTGATAACCATTTTTATATGACCTTATATCCCTGAAGTATCTCGGCCTCTTTCCAACAGTAGTACAATGCCCCTGAACCAAACGTGCTTTTGATATGTTTGACGTTGAGCATAGCATCATCATAATCCTGAACTGGATACGGATAGCATCCTACAGGGCATCTAATTTCATACCAATGAGCGCCGTTCGGGATATTGGTTATCAGTATATCTTCGGGCGGTGACCACCCATCTAATACAAAATCAAAATCATTAGACGACAATGTCCTTTCCCTCCAAATTTTCAAATGCCTTTTCTCTTTCCTTGGGAATTATGACTTCTCTGGTGTATATATAGCCTGTAATTGTGCCTTGGAATTCAAATATATACGTTGAATCTGCGGGAGCCAAATCAATATTCGGGTACAAGAACAATTGCCACCAGCCATCGGTACTAGTGGTAGTCGAAATTTCGTCGGCTATCACTTCTCCTGTGTCAACCCTCATGAGCATTCTGGGTTGAGCCTTTACTTTAACGGTAGCATTAGCCATTGGCTGGAAAGTAGAATCTGTAAGCCGCCCGAATACCCTACAGACAGGTGGGTCAAAAGACTGTATCGGAGGACTAAAGTCGCCACGAGAGCTACCGTCATTATATGCCCTGACTTTATACCAATCCCCTAGCGTACCAGCCTCATCCGTATACGATAAGACATCCTCTGAAACATTAACTATTAATTCATAAGTCCCATCCTCTGTGCCACATCGCCATAACTCATAACCATCTATGTCCTTTTCGGGATTCTGTAACCATGTCACCGTTACCGACATTTACCTCATCTCCTTGCAATACTGGCTTTAGCTCCTATCGTTTTCACATGCACTTTCGGCCCTATTGGCAAACAGTGCGCTGGGTACAAAGTACTTACCCATGCTTCAAGTCTCGGTGGATGTATCTCAGGCGTATGCTCTGGTAAGCAATATGCCGTATACAATGTGCTTATCCATGTTTTGATGCTGGGCGTATACATCCAATCCTTAGCATGTGCTGGCTTGCAATGTGCCGCATATAACGTGCTTACCCAGACCTTAATCCCCGGCTGGTATATCCAATCCTTAGCGTGTGCTGGCTTACAATGCACTGGATACAATGTACTTGCCAACGCTAGAATGCTCGGTGGATACATCAAGCCAGAGTTATTGGCTGACAGGCAATGTACTGGATACAATGTGCTTGTCTGTGCCTTAACACTCGGTGAATATACCCAGTCTGGAGTATGCGCTGGCAGGCAATGCGGCCTGTACATTTCGGTACAAGACACCACAATCGGTGGACTTGGTACAAGATACTCTATAAACGCACGGCATTCTAGCTTGCGTTCGCTAAGCCCCTTAACCGATGCCTTGCTTGTCTCTGTCCTAGTACGAAGCCCTGACAAGTATGCTCTGGCATCCAGAGATTTACTTGCCGTCCGTTTGATATCAGCCGATGCTATTAAATACTGAACTGACCAGCTAGCAATATCAGCACTAGACTGCTCGTGATACTCAACAGTTCCTTTGATATTTGCTTTTGAAAGCTCATACTGATGAGAAATGTATTGGATAAAAGCCTTCGATTGTTCATGCCAAACCGAAGTCTTCCATGCTCCTATACGAGCCTTACCCGTCAGCCAATGCTGAGTGAACCCTGCTATATCGGCCTTTGAGCTTTCAGTGTATCTATATATGTGTTCAATTCGGGCTTTAGATGATAACGCTTTTTCTATAGTATTTTTAACATCCGCTTGAGAATCCAGCGTCGAGAAACTGGTCGCCTCTATACAAGCCTTCGAAGTTTCAGTTTGCTTACCCTGTATATTCGCCTTAGAGCTTTCGGTATAGCTCGTAGTCGTTTTGATATAAGCCCTGCTGGCCTCAGTCCTAGTAGTTACAGAAGCAATATCAGCCTTGGCGTCTATCCTTTGATACTCGCCCTCTTTGATAGAAGCCTTCGAGCTTTCAGTCCTCTCAACCGTCTTGGCTATAGAGGCTAGCGATTCAGTATCATGCTGGTATCTTTTTTCAATACAAGCCTTACTTGTCTCCGTATGTAAGGGGGTTCCCTTGACATCTGCCTTAGCCGATATGGTTCTGGAAGTCGTCGTCTTGATATCAGCCTTGGCGTCTATCCTTTGATACTCGCCCTCTTTGATAGAAGCTCTGGCAGTAAGGGTTCTAGTCGTTACCCCTTTGATATCGGCCTGAGCCTTAAGCTCATAAGAGATAGTCTTTTTGATATAAGCCTTGGCCGTAAATGTCCCAATGCCAATCTCTGCGATACTAGCTTTAGCATCAAAGGTTTTTTGAGTAACCTTCGTTATATAGGCCTTGGCTGTCAGGGTTCTACCAATAATTCCAGCAATATCTGCTTTCGAACTTTCAGCCCTAGACGTAGTAGACTTAATATCAGACTTGAAGAGCGGAGAGGAATAACCTCTCGTCTCTATCCTTGCCCTAGACTCTTCAGTCCTATCGGTAGTAGACTCGATATCAGACTTAGAATATTCGGTTCTGGAAACTACCTTTGCTATATCGGCTCTAGACTGCTCAGTTCTGGTAGTAGCCGTCTTGATATCGGCCTTGGAATCTTCAGCCCTAGCGATAGTCTTTTTAATATCTGCTTTGGAATCTCCAGTCCTATCTGTAGTACCAAAAATACTAGCCTTGGCATTGAAGATATAATCCCCAATATGCTTAATGAATGCCTTAGATATTTCAGTTCTAGATGTGACACCCTTAACATCAGCCGTGGATGTTTCGGTGTAAGTAGACCTAGTCTGGATACGAGCCTTCGAGGTCTCGGTATGCTTGGCGACAGTTTCGATTCTCGCCTTGCTGGATTCAGTTCGAACAATAGTCTTCTTAATATCAGACTGAGACCATTCGGTTTGGGCAGTCGTGGATTTGATATCTGCTCTAGCAACTAATGTCGGATAGTATTTTCCCTGTATTCTAGCCCATGACAATTCATACCTATCGATATGGCTCTTAACATCAGCCATAGACGTTACAGCATGAGTTGTCGCACTCTTGACACTGGCTCTAGAACTTTCAGTTCGTGAAGTGGTGGTCTCGATACGAGCCTTAGACGCATCAGTTCTAGATACGACATTCTTAATATCCGCTTTAGATGTTAAAGTATAAGCGGTGATGCCTTTGATGTCTGCTCTGGCATTGAAAATGAAATCTTCAATGTGCTTAACAAATGCCCTGCTTATTTCAGTTCTAGCAGTAGTCCCCTTAATATCTGCTCTAGATATTAGGGCAACAGAATTTTTCGTCTGAATACGAGCTTTGGATGTTTCAGTATAAGCGGAACGAGTCTGGATACGAGCCTTACTGATTTCGGCTCTAGATACAGTTTTCTTTATGTCTGCTCTGGACGCTTCTGCTTGAGCAGACGTAATCTCAATACGAGCCTTAGAAGTTTCTGTGCGGGTATAGCGAATCTGGATACGAGCCTTACTAAGCTCAGCCCTATCTGTAGTACCAAAAATACTAGCCTTAGCATTGAGGATGAAATCTTCAATGTGCTGGATGAATGCCTTAGATATTTCGGTTCTAGATGTGACTTCCTTAATGTCTGCCCTAGACACTAGAGCATAGGAACTCTTCTTTTGTATTCTCGCTCTAGAGGCCTCGGCCTTACCATAAGTAATTTGGATTCTAGCTTTGGATATCTCAGCACGAGTAATACTCTTCTTGATATCAGCTTTCGATGTTTCGGTTCTAGAAGACCTAGTCTGAATCCTAGCTTTGGAGGTTTCTGTTCGAGTAATACTCCTCTTGATATCAGATTTTGAAGTCTCAGTTCTAGAAGACCTAGTCTGAATCCTAGCTTTGGAAGTCTCTGTTTTAGTAGACCTAGTCTGAATCCTAGCTTTCGATGTTTCGGTTTGAGTAGAACGAACCTGAATCCTAGCTTTGGAAGTTTCTGTTCGAGTAATACTCCTCTTGATATCAGATTTTGAAGTCTCTGTTTTAGTAGAACGAACCTGAATCCTAGCTTTCGATGTTTCGGTTTTAGTAGAACGAACCTGAATCCTAGCCTTAGAAATCTCTGTATGAGTAGAACGAACCTGAATACGAGCCTTAGAGGTTTCGGCTCTGGTAGAACGAACCTGAATACGAGCCTTAGAGGTTTCGGTACGAGAGACAGCTTTTTTGATATCAGCTTTGGCAGAACAATACTCCAGTAGAAATACATTCCCACCATGGATATCCTCTGTATAATAAGAAGCAAATTCTACCGTGTAAGTATCATCAGTAAAGACTCTTATAGACCTGTCAGAGCCAGAAGGAATAAGAGTAATGATTCCACTTACTTCAACAGCCTCATCTATTACACTGGCTCCAGAATAGACTCTAGCCGCCATTCCAGAAGGAACGTTAGTTATTGTTATCTTAAGTAAGTCATTCCAATCGGTAATTGCATTGACAGTTGCCCGTTCTCCAGAAGATAAAATCCTGCCCCAAATAGCTGAAAGTTGAGAACCAGTAACCCAAGACCATCCACCCGTATTAGAACCAAAGAAGCAGTTTACTCCTTCAGCAGATTCCCTAACGCCAACACCAGCCTTATCTGTTGCAGCTACACCATCCAAGTAAAGGTCTATAGTATTATCAGCAGCCAGCGTAGCTATTATCTTATGTGTACCTGCCGCCCAATTTGTACTATCTACTGCTATACGAGCATACTTATAATCAGGGAATCCTGTAGATGCGACAACCAAGAGATACAGGTAGTTGTCTCCACTCTTAAAAATACTTACACTGTTTGGTAATATGGTTGTAACACCATTGACAAATACAAGGTGGGTATCATTGTCATCTCCAACCCAAGATGTATTAGTAGTAAAGAACAGCGTTAGTGAATCACCAATAGCAAAAGGCGTTGCTATTTCACATGACGTATATTCATCTGTCGAAATCTTAGGCGCAGCTACCCCCAACAAGTTTTCGGTTGCTGGTGTACCCGTAGTGGCAAAAGAAACCCCTGTTATTGCATCTATTATTCCGCTTGTACCATCCGACAATAAGAGCTTTTGGTCATCAAACGTCTTTACCAGACGAGTGGTAGACATAGTTTTCTTTATGTCTGACTTAGAAGTTTCAGTGCGTGAGATAGGAGCGAAGATACTAGCTTTAGAGGTCTCTGTTTTGGCAAGAGTAATCTGGATACGAGCCTTGGAGGTTTCAGTTCTGGTACGAGCATGCTTAATATCAGATTTGGAAGTCTCGGTTCGAGACGTAGCCTTTTTAATGTCTGCCTTGGCTACTAACCGATATATTTCCCCTTCTTTGATACAAGCCCTTGAAGTTTCTGTGCGATAGGTAACACGTTTGATATCAGACTTAGAGGTCTCTGTTTTAGTAGAACGAACCTGAATCCTAGCTTTGGAAGTCTCGGTTTTAGTAGAACGAACCTGAATCCTAGCTTTGGATGTCTCTGTTCTGGTATGAGTAAGCTTGATATCGGACTTAGAGGTCTCAGTTCGAGACATAGCCTTTTTGATATCTGCTTTGGAAATTTCTGTACGAGTAAAACGAACCTGAATCCTAGCTTTGGAAGTCTCGGTTCTAGTAGAACGCGCCTGAATCCTAGCTTTGGAAGTCTCGGTACAAGTGCGGGTTGTAAACGCAGATTTGAGATTAGCCTTGGAGGTTTCGGTGTGAGTGGAACGAGTCTGAATCCTAGCTTTGGAAGTCTCAGTTCGAGACGTAACCTTTTTGATATCAGACTTAGAGGTTTCTGTTCTGGAAACAGGCTTTTTGATACTGGCTTTGCCAGTGAGGGTTACAGTAGATTTCTTTCGGATATCTGCTTTGGCAGTAGAGGTTTTGGAAGCAACCTTTCTAATATCTGCTTTGGCAGTAAAGCTCCACTCTGCTCCGTATTTAGCTTCACCGTATAGAAAATTACCGTAAATAGGCATTAATTACCACCGTTGTATCGGCGCACCTAGAACCCACATTGAATTGTGAGTGGTATGAAGCCATGTGCAACTCTATCTTATAAGCAAAATACCCGACTTAATTGTCGGGTATTCCTTGCCAATCCTCAGCTAGATTTAAATCAAATTA